CGGGTGGAGGTACTTCGGAGTTAAGCCCCTCGTCGTCCACCACTTTATCATTGTCGTCGATATAGGTAGGGAGGCCCTGCATCTCTTGGACGTCAACCGTAAGTTCCGCCAAGCGACTCATGTGCTCCAAAGCCACACGACGTGCAACCTTTTCACCCTTGAGGGCCTTATCCAATTCTTTGCGAACAGCCGGGTTAAGGTCGTCAGCGGCGCTCGTAAGCCCGAGCTTCTCTACGATGTATGATATCACCGCCATCTGATCCTGCATGTCCTCTAGAGCCGCCTGATAGAGGAAAATCATGTCCCCGGCTTCCTTGTAGATGTGGTCCTTTTTCTCGGACTCATCCACTAGCGAAATAGCCCGCTCAGTGAGATCTCCTAGTTTGGAGAGATCAATGCGGGCTTCGGAGACGGCCTTTTGCAAATGATCGCAAAGGACACGGGACAGGTATTTTTTGGCGACCTTACGGTGCATTAAAACATCCTTGATGGGGGACCCCCGAAGGAGCCCCCCATGTTTAATTAGTCACCAAGGTTCAGATTCGGGAACTGCTTGGCAATATGCTTTTTCATCGCGCTCGACTCAACCGCATATACCGTGCAAACGAAAAGCGGGTTACCGTTCTCGTCAAGGTTCTTGAGCTTGGTTTTCCAGTGCTGACCGAAATCCCAATCAAAGTTCGGCATCATCTGACGTGCAAAGGCCAGACGGGAATCCTTGTTGGTAACGTTGAAATCCTCTTCCGTCGCCTCAACCTCTTGCGAAGTGTTGGCTACGACCGGAGCATCGTTACCGTCCCAGACACCTTCGGGAAGGCTGTCTTGGGTTGAAGAATTCGTGGTATCAGCGGCGGTCTGAGAAACGCCGTCCGTGCTGAACTGAATGCCTTCACGAATTTGCTTTTGCTGTTGCTTGGCAGCAACCTGCTTCTTCAAGTCGGCAATCTCACGCGCCATCTTACGGCGCTCAAGCTCCTTGAAATGGGCTGCCTTGTCGTTGCGCTGGGGGCCTTCTTCCATCTGACGAATAGCGTTGTGACTCAGCTTATCGATCCGGGTTGATTCCGACTTCGAGGCTTCACCTGCTTTCGTCTTGAAAGCAACGCCACCAACTTCTTCGCCACCCTGCGCGCTCACCACACCGCTACCTTGACGGTGGTTGCCTTCGCGGAAATTCTCAATCGTGCTAACCTCACGCTCCTCATCGGCCATAGTCGCCGTGCTGGCTACTACATCTTCGCCTTGAGGGGTTGCGGCACGCATGTTGATATTGGCTGCTACGGGCTTGAAATCAGATCCACCACCAATACCCAACTCCTCAGCCGAGATCAACCACTTGGCTTCGATAGCGGATACAAGACGTGGGAAATTATACTCTCGACCCTCGATCTTGGCGATACTTCCATCGTATTCTACGACGGTGCCTTTAGCGACGACGATGTTGTTTTCCTTGTCCTGCCCGATGTTGAACTTCGTTGCAGCAATGTACTCTTCGAACTCAGCCATGATGTACTCCTTCAACTCGAAAGTAGTTCCGTTGCGGAAATCGCACTTACATTTTCTATAAAACGATTACCGCTTTTGGAGGGTACCGAGCCGTCAGGAGATCATGTGAGCGCAGTTGTAAAGACCATCGGCTACAGAATCATAGCCTAATGCCTTAACTGTGTGTCCAAGCCAACCTATAGAATTAGCCGCTGTCGGGACGAGATCTTGGGGGTTTTCATCAAAGGCGGCCCTAAAGACTTCACACGCATTGATGAGTTCGCGGGCGTCCACCATCGCTTCAACCCACTTGATCGTTTTTTGGGGAACACCGTTGACCAGTAAAAGCAATTTTTGACGCACCAAGGAAGCTACGTCGTGGAGTCCAGCATGATCTAGGAAAGTTGCTAGTGTGTGGGTTCCAAAAGTGAACAGCGCCCACCGCACGTCCTCCGAATCCGGCATGGTATCGGAGATCGTGTATAGAAGGGTGCGGGCGTCTTCAGCGAGGTCCATGTCCTTTACGGCAGCCGTCACCGAAGAGTGCATGGTGCCCATATCCAGATCACCGTTACCAAATGGCCGAACCAAACGACGGGCCTTCAAAAAGTCACCGTCTAGGTATTCGATCCAACCAAACACGTTGGTAGGGTTCTTGAGCTTTTCCTCGGCGAAACCCTCTTGGGTAAATTTGGCGTGCCGCATTCCGATCGCATTCACGAAACCGGCATTCAGAGTGAGTGTGATATCACTTTCGAATTCATCGTCACTTGGGGCTACGCGCACGTCCATATAGAAACGCGGGGCAAGGGGTTCCGTGGTGTCTTTCAGGACAATGTATTTAGAAACCACATTGTACTGGACCCCATCCCCACGTTCCAACGCCGACTCTTCGAAATCGACCTTCCGTCCAATTGCTTGATAGAGGTACATTTCGTATTCACGACGAAACCCTCTGATCTTTTTGCTCAGACGCTCCGCCTGTTTTTGCAAGGCGTTCATGCGTCTACGGCTATCACCCTGCAGGTTGCAATTAGACATAGCACGGCGCACACACCCCTCAAGCTCCTTGCGAAGTTGGGGGTGCGAATACGCCTGTTGTGCTAGCTGGTCAAGATCACTCATTAAGCGGTCTCGTGCATTAGTTTCTCGTACTCACGCTCCCAACCGGACGGGCGGCTACCCATCACGCCGAGATAAAGGAGGGTACCCTTTTTCGGGCTGTAAGCACGCCACTTCGAAGTCCGCTGTTGCGGGTTGATCTTGAAGTAGAAGTTGCCTTGCTTGCTGTAGGCAGCCATCTGGGGAACACCGGAGTAGTAATAAGGTACTCGGTCTTCACCAACCTGATCACCGCGCTCGATGTAGTTCTCTACCTCTTGCATCGCTTCTTGTGTGGGCGGACGCTCCTTGGAACTGAAATAAATCATCTCCAACATCCGGCCACTGCTTTTCATGTCGTAGCTGGAATCATCCTTGTAAATACCCACGCCTCGGGCTTTCATCGCATCTGGAATGCGCACAGGTGCTCCGCTCCCGAATTGAACAAGCGCATCTCCGTGATCACTATCATCGCTCAGAGACGAATCTTCACGGGGCGTCTTTACGACGGTACCAACCTTCTGGTCAAACTTCTTGTAGATATCCATCGTATGGCCGATCTTGTGCTTCTTCGCTTTGATCTTGACCATATCGCCCACCTGAAAACGGGGGCCGCCACGCGATTGCGACGCAGGAGCCCGAGTTTCCAGATTGAAAGTACGCTCCAGCATATCCTGTGCATCCTTTTCCGACACTGGACTACGTTTCTGGGTCAGCGTAACCCAGTTGATGAAACGCACCGTATCTTCCGAATATGCAATCTTGTTCCGGGAAGCTACACGGGTTTGGCGCATCTCCGCATAGATGGAATCCAGAACAGGACCCCAATCTTCACGGAGATCCGGGTTCTTAGAAGCGAATTTCAACAGACCGTCATACATGTTAGGCAGGTAAAGCGACATCGTGATCTCCTTTATTGGGTTCTTTGTCTCAGAAGGTAAACAGCGGTTTCATGGTCGCTGGCTAGGGCCATAATAAAATCGTCCATCCCAAGGGAAAGCGTACCCATTTCATCTAAGAAAGTGTACAGGTCCTTGAGCATGATCTGGAAGTCCTCTTCGGCGGCCAATGATCGGGTAAGGTAATGGTCACTTCGCTTTTCCCAATCGTTGATATAAAAAGACATGTGGGCTAGTTGGCTTGCAGGGTCAATCGACCCGGCCCCATACATAGACGTAATCTTTTCAGCCAGAGTATCCATCTCATCATCCACGGCTTCGTACAGACGCTGCAGCAACAGATGATCACCGTAGTAAGGATCACCATGCGCGTTCCAATGTCCGTTTTGATGCACCACCTGAAGGGCACGGAGCATCGCCAAGGTATCCAATAAGGCTTCCAAGGATTCGTGGCTAGGTTCCGGCTGAGTCTCAGAGCGGAAATCGAGCTTGAGGACCTTCAGGAGATCCTCTTGTAGCTTGGGATTTTCGTAAGCGAACCGAATGATTCGCTCACGCAAAGGGTGTTCCGACATTTCAGCACTCCAACGGATGGTGCAACGTTACCACTCAAGCCAGAGGACAAAAACATTATCGGATTTTTGACAGCGCGGGATCTCTAGGGTATAGTCTAGTGGAAGAGGGAAACAACACGAACCAAGGAGACACAACATGGCTATCGAGTTTTTCGTTGGCAAGACCTTTGATCGCATCCCTAACCCGGAAGGTCGAGATCGTATGGTACGCATCTTCAAAGTAGTCGGTTACGATCTCGAGGATGATACGGTCGAGTTCATTCACGAACACGATTTCGATTGTGAAGAGGTCGCCGAAGATTTTTTGGAAGATGTGGAAACCGCCGATCTGGATCGGGACCACGTGGAAAAGTCCCCACATTGGGAAGTGGGTAAGCGTGATACCCGTTCAACCGAAGAGAAGTTTCAAGAGACGGCTCAGTGGGAACGCCGACAGCAAGGTTAATTTGACGGACCACGTACCCTTTGGTATAGAGGATACGTGGTCCAATACTACTAGCTACCGGAAAGGCAATGACCAACAAAGAGAAAGTCCAGCAAGTTCGTAGTACCCTCGAATCGCTTTGTAGCGATAACATGCAGATAAAGCACACGAGTTCATCGGGTTTTTCGTTTTATCGCACCTATGAAAATGAACAACTCGACGACGAACTGGTTGCATTTACGCATTTCACGAGCGACTATGGGCTGCACGTAATTATCGAAGGGTCACATTCTTTCGATATGGACGTGGAACTGGTAGCTATGGCGTGCCGTAGTGCTAAATGTCCACACCTGACCCGCTATTGAACATGCCCAAAAAATACAAGCGTAAGATGGCCAAAAAACGCAAACTTCCCAACCGCGTGAACTTCGGTGTAGGATGCTACAACCCGAGTAATAAAGTGCGGCTGGAACTGAAACCGGAATGGGACGAACCCAAGGCATCTAAAAAGTGCCCCGGTTGCGACGGGAAAGGCCGCTACGCAGGTTTGCGTGTACTCGAAGACCCCTGCAAACAATGTGGCGGGTCCGGGAAAGTAGCCAACAAAAGTAGCCGACTTCCCGACGACATACGCACATCCCTCTACACCGGGAAAGATATGATGGTGCGGTGGTTCAGGGATATCAACAAATACATGCGCTCGGGTACCGGTAGAAACATCCGGCTGGTTTTCGAACTACCAAAGAACGGCGAAAAGCATCCCCTCATGGTTTGTGTGGGGGATGCTCCCGACCAAGACTTTCCGTTGGGTTGGGCGGCCCCTTACCGCAAGTACACCAAAGATGAAAGCCCTCGGATCTTGTCCGAAAAAATACTCAACTCCAGCGAACGTCACAGGATGGTAAAGCAAATTACCCGTGACGACTTGCCTCCAGAGCTTAGAGACCTGCTTTAGTAGCCCATCTCGCTAATCATGATGGATGCAACCTTCTTGGCGAGGGCTTGCGTCCCTTGATTATCTTTGAGCTTACCCACCACTTTCGTGTCGCTTTGTAAAATCAACCGTGCGCCGTCGTAGTACAGCGTAAAGAACCCTGCGCGGAAACCGTTGCCCGTACTAGGGTCTTCTTCGTAAAAGACTACGGACGCCTCGTGGTAGCCGTCACGGCGTCTGGAGGTGTCTACACCATCGTCCTGTACGTTCGCATCCTGCGAAACCTTTTTCACGACCTCTTTGGCTGCGACATACAGTACGTCGTGTAGGTACTCCGCGATCAGCGAAGCCGGTCCTCCGGGCATGGCTGTCTTGACCGAAGCGTTTCGTTGCTTTGCAAGAGGGCGTACAGAATCTTCACGCACGATGCGATAGGGGCTATCCGCATCGAACTGTACGGGAACCTTGCCGCTGTTCAGGGAATCAACCCCGTGCATACCCCACAGATCAGCGGGAGGTACCCATGCCGACATCCAAGTACCTCGGGTGATCTCCGCTTCTGCCCAACCACCACGCCAAGAACGACTTGGACCTTCCCAATACGGAAGGCCGTTTACTCTTTTGGCGGCCAGCAACTGTCGGATATGCGGGCGTAGGGCTTTGTTAGATGCCCCCAAACGAATCAACTTGGTATACAGATCAGCCATAGGTTATCCTAATTTCTTTACGGTTTTGACAATGCCTTGCACCACGTGGGCATCCCGGTGCGTATCCAAATAGTAATCACCCCAACTCTCGTCCTTCATATACCGATCCCGATCATCTCTGTATTCGGCCATGAGGTCCCCTTTACGATCGAGGAAAAGATGGACCGTAAAGGTTTCGGGGCCAGAACCACTAATCGTGTGGACCAGTAAATGATCCTCATGTCGGTTAACGAAAAAGCCGATACGATCAAGGGCTGTCCACACCTCTTTAAGGATACCTTCGATGCGCCGTGCATCCATTCCAGAACCTGTACGCTCCAGTGCATGGATGATGGACTTCAGGTGGGGTCGTAGGTCTTCGTGAGAGGCCCCCAGCTTGATTAATTGGTCTTTTAGGGACACGGACGCCTCCTTGTTCTCGTAACGCGGCTCCGCGTATTCTGGATGCTCCTCGTACTGAGGACAATCGTCACGTTTGTTACGACGGGTATCCAGCAAACATCGCAATTTTGCCGACTCAAATGCTTCGGACATTAGGATCTCCTACGGTATAGTCTTCCATAGGACGAAGGCGACAAGTAAATTATTGGCTTACTAAGACTTCCACAGCGGAGATCACATCTTCGGGTTGATCCGGGTCTTTACCTACTAGTTCGGCAATCGCCACATAGGCTTTACGCTTGGCGGCTTTCAGAGCGGGGCGTTCGATACCAGCCAATTCGCATACCTTATCGGAAAGGGGTTCCCCCACTTTACGAAATACACCGCGAAGAGCGCCCTCCAGTGTAGAAGCCACCTCGGGCTTCGCGGACTCACCACCATCTATATGATCTATGTTCCACCAATAGGTCGCTTTCCAGTTGCCCTTTACCTCACGAATTTCCACGCACTCCATACCCGCATCGAAATAGGTCATGTATTTACCGTACTCCTCGTACCATTCGAGATCGGTAAGGGCTTCCAAACGTTCATGCGTCGTCATACCTATGACGCCCGATTCCAAGCACTGTTCCATGAGGCCATTTTCTTCGATGATCTCCATTAGATCGGCACTGGACAGCTTGTTAAACTGTTTGATGGTTTTGTCACGGGCTTCACCTCTAATCGCGGGGTCTACAGCTAGCTCGACGATTGTTTCCCGGTCTTTGATTTCCATACGTACTCCTATAGCTAAATTAGGTAGACCACACTGTACGAGATCTGGAGGGATACATCAAGAGGGGTAAAGGTTTGGAGATCTAGGATCTGAGAATACACCCAGACATAAAAAATCCCCGGCTGGAATTAACCAGCCGGGGTCGGTAGTGGCCCTAGACGGGCCTCATACAGGGAACATCAGCTTATCGCTGGACAACCAAGCGGACGAGGCCGCGTGGGTTGAATGCTCCGATACCGAGGTTCTCGAATACAGAGAAACCGATCGTGCGGGCACGAGGGTTGTCTGCGGAGAGCACGGTAAGCTCAGTACGGACGGGGATACGTCCGAACATCTCAGGCTCGCAACATACGTATACGAAACCTGCGGGGACGAGGCGGCTCAGGATGATCTGGGCTCCCCAAAGGGTAGCCTGAAGACCGGTCTTGAGCAGGGTAGCCTGCGTCTCGATGTCGAGGATCTCACGACCGAACTTACGGATGTCCGCATAGTCCTTGGCGTGCATGTAGATTCGAGCAACACGAAGGTCGTGCTTTTCGATCTCGGCGAAGGCATCGGCCAGAACAGCGGAACTGATCGGGGCAATAACCTGAAGGTCAGGGTTGACCTGTCCGGGGATCGAATCGAATCCGTTCGTAGCAATCGAATCCAGAACGGCGAAGACACGCTCGTCTTCCGCTGCCTGAATCTGAGCTTTTGCAAGCTGCTGTGAACGCTCGATGAGGTCGAAGCGACGTTCCTTGATCTGCGTGATCGGAATCTCCGGGTTCGAAGCAATCTCGAACAAGGGGAAGATCACACGACGAGGCTTGGTGATAGCGAGAATGTTCTCGCCTTCTTCACCGACCACATAAGCGGTCACGTCGGGGTCTTTATCGTAGATCGGCAACGCTCCGTCAGGAAGTTGCTCGACTAAGAATGTGCGGCGTCCAACTGCCGAATAATCTCGGCGGCTGCGAAGCGGTTGGATCATCGAAGCAGCAAGTCTAGCTCGCCCTGCGGCGGTCTTGATGTGCCGACTAATGATCTCTTGCTTGGCCGCGTTATCCAATTGCGTGGTGTTGTCAGACATAAGTCTGGCTCCTTAGCTTAGATACGCTGGTCAATGACGATTTCTGCATGTACCGAATCCGGTACTATCTTCACGACACCCATAGCAAGGGGTGTACCACCGCCACCGGGCGTGCTTGCCTCAAAGGCATTTGCAGCATCGGTGAGATTGGTCAGGTAACCGTTGACAGAGGCGTAAACCTTGTCTCCAGACTGCCAATCAAGGGGTACATTGCCGTTGGCGGTAGCCAGATCATACGTCTCATAGAGACGAAGACCGTAGGTGCCTTGGCCGGACAGGTACGGAGCCTGACCGGATGCCGGTGCCGGGGTGTTTTCGTATGCGTTGCCCGCCGCGTCGTTAATAAACAGACCGAGGGGGGTTACCGAACCACCAGCAGGTGCTGCGGATACGGGTCCACCGACCATGCCGTTACCAGCATCGGGTCGAGTGAAACATACGGAACCACCAAGTACACCGCGCTTGGGTGCAGTCGGTAGTGTGTCAGATTTAGTCGCGCCAGCCGTACCAGAATCGACGGGAGGGTTCGTCTGTGTGAACCCGTCAGTGGTAAGCTGTGCGAACGAATTGCGGTTTCCTACATACAGGATACGTAGGGCGCTGCTGCTTTCGGTGAAATCACCGCTCGCTTGTCCGGGAAGTGCCATTTTAGACCTCTCCTAACGTTAGTTGATTGCTACGAACTTTATATCAGTGAAAGCGGACGTCGTGTCCGTGATCTTCTTAGTTTCCGAAGACCTTGGATACGTCGGGAGCACTATCCCACAGCTTCGACAAACCATCGTCGCCCGTGGAAGAAGCCTCTTTCACCCGCCCGAGTTGTGATACTCCTTTACTACCTTTTGAAGCCTTTTTGCCCTGCTGTCCGTCTACCGAATAGTGACGGTTCATAAGGGCCTGAAGCGTAGCATCGTCCTCTTCGAGGAGAGCTTCTGCATCCAGATTGTCAAGGGAAGGCTCAAGATCAATACCGATCTCAGAAGCTTCGCTTGCACCTGCTCCGTGGTCCATGTCGTTAAGCATGGCGTCGAGATCTTCATCAAGCATCTCGTCGGCGGCGATATCATCGCCCATGTCCATACCCATGTCGCCACAAGCATCAGCATCCATGTCCTCATCGTCTTCGTCCTCTTCGGACCGACGCTGCATGTCACGGAGTGTTTGCTGTAGAACCGGGTTGGCTTGAAGATCGATGCCTGCTTCCGCCATTAGATCGGCGAGCATGGACTCCTTGTCGGCGTCCTCATCATCCTCATCGGCGTCCTCGTCGTCCGAAGCATCCTTCGCTTCGTCTTCTTCGGCGTCGTCCTCATCTTCCTCGTCGTCTTCGGCAACCTTGGGCTGCTGTCCGAACATACGAGCAAGTTCTTGGGCGATCGCTTCGCGAACGCTGGACTCTTTGGACTCTTCTTCGTCCTCATCGTCCTCATCATCCGAAGCGTCCTTCGCTTCGTCTTCTTCATCATCATCCGAAGCATCCTTCGCTTCGTCTTCTTCCTCGTCCTCATCTTCTTCGGCAACTTTGGGCTGTCCGAAAAGTTTGGCGAGTTCTTCGGCGACCATCTGACGAACGCTGGCTTCTTTTCCTTCGCCTTCGTCGTCTTCATCGTCGTCGTCATCATCCGAGGCGTCTTTAGCCTCATCTTCGTCAGCATCCTCATCGTCCCCTTCTTCTTCGGCCATCATGACGCGAAGCATTTCATCGGGACTCAGGGAAGCTTCTTTATCCTCGCCACCTTCGTCGTCGCCTTCCTCGGCGTCTTCTTCAGCGATGCGTTCCAGTAGCTCAGAAAGCCGAAGGGAAGTTGCAACCACTGCGTCGTCGGGAAGAGGCATAAGGTCAAGGGCCTGCTCGGCGATCACATCGTCACCAGCTTGCGGAAGAATAGCCTGTGCGATACGAACGCACTGAAAGGCTTTCTTATCGAAGTGACGCTGCATCTTGGCGAGACGAACCTTGGCCTCACGTCCGTCCAGCTTATCGCCGGGACCAAACGTGTCGCCGTTGTCGTATGCATCACCGCTATTCCACGCATCCACGTCCTTATGGTCGTGTGTGGTGTCTAGCATGTCAGGCATACCAAGTTCATTACGTTCTGTTCCGTCGAGATCCTCAAGATCATCAACGGGTTCCTCTGCCCATACTGCCGGATCGCCAATCATGTAGTCCTCTGTGGGTACATGAGTACGATCTTGGTTCATTGTGTACGGATCGGCGTTCTTACGACGTTCCGCTTGACGGCGGCGGGCTTTCCACGAGAGTCGATCTCTACTCATTGGGTAACCTCCAGAAAACTGATATCACGGTACCGTGCTTACGAATAATGCGAAGTACGAAGCCGGAGCCTTAACTTGAATTACGAAGCACTGCGCACCCCACCTAGAGATGGGTATACTAAAGACGCTTCGTACAAATGAATAACCGGAAAAAACTCGTATTAGTTAAGAAATTTAGCCCTTTCGAGCAAAATTCCTGCTTCTCGGCGGTTTATCTTACGGCCAAGCGACCGTATACATGCCTTCAAAAACTGTCGAAGATCACCATAATTGCTGGCGCTTCCGACCTTTTGAAGACTCAGATAAAACTCTGGGGGTAGGGATTCTCGTTTACCGTCTCGGTCGTGCAGGTACATTGCTGTTACAATGTCTGTATTCGCGAACCGGTGCTTGTGTTTGAAAAAGGTGTTTGGATCTTGAAGCATGTAAAGAATGCGGAACGCATTTTTGGTACGGCCACCCAACTCATTAGCGTACCTTTCCGCAAAAATCATATATGAATGGTGTACCGAATCGTTGGGTGCGCGTTCAGCTTCGGGCATTGCATTGGGTTCTTCTTGCTCGCGAAGCTCTTCTTTCAACTCTTTTTCAATACGCTTTTTGATCTTTTCTTTCAGCTTGTCCGACACATCGTCGATCAAACCCACTTCTTCCTCGACCTCCTCTTCGACCTCTTCCTCTTCGAAGTCGTCAAACGCTTGACGCTGAGCAAAGCTATTGAATGCCGACGATACGGCCTCGTTCACTTCGGTCCTGATCTGAGCGCTTGCGGTCTTTAGGAAATACTTGGTCCAATCCTCAGTGGGATTGACCGTGGATTTAGTGTGTGCCTCTTGGATCAAGCTCTGTAGCTTATCTTCTTCATACGGCGTCGGCTCTTTGGTCGACGGCTTGTTCAGATCAAGGATGTTGCGCATGACCGCCCCTTTGAATGCGGGGTTGCCTACCCAAGATGCCTCGATGAACTTAACAGACTCAGGGTCCGTGTGGTGGCCGCACAGTTCAGCGACAACGCGGATCTTACCTTCCGGGCCGATGAACTTGTTACCCTTCTCATACTTGACGTGGTGGCAAAGCTGTGGCTCGTCAATGGCTACGTTGCCGCACTTGGTGCAAGCCGAAAAAGCAATCGTGCATCCCATCGAAAGGGTGTTAAGCTCCCCCGATTCGATCTTAGCTACCAGATCCTTGTGCTTGCGGTCCGTAGCGACGAGAATGTCGACGTACACGCTGTCCCCGAGATCACGGGCAACGGCGTCGATAATTTTGCCCTTGCTTAGTTCCGGGATCTGGATATGCTCTACATAGTTCTCGGCTCCCACAAACGTCTTGTATGTAGACAAGAGTAGTTTGCGCTCCCAAGCATCGCCGTTCTGGTTGATGTACTTGGAGCAGCCGGGCTTGATCAGATAGTCCGTATACGGTCTATTGATCGTATGCCCATCATCGGTCGTAACCTCACCCGTCTTGCTGTTAGGGGCCTCGTCAACGTCCACAGAGGCGATAATAGTGCAGTGGGTAAGGAGGTACTTATCCGGGCTGTAGTTCTCGATCGAAATGGCAGATGTACGGCTACCAAAGTCAACCCCCGCAAGGAGCTTGCTTTGCCGATACGTGTTCCACCCCTCAAGTCCTACACGGGGCGACTGAACAACTGCGTTAGCGTATTTTACAAAAGCCATTGGATCACCAATTTGGTTTAAGCCTGTCTATTAGCGGCCTGTCTTATCAAGAAGATCGTAAAAAGCGCCTTTTAAGGCATTCTTGCGGATCCCCGCCAATTCCTCACCGCCACGTAGATTATCAAAATGGATAGACATGGTTAGCGCATCGGGGGGATCTACATCTTCCTCCAACCGGACCTCTACCCATTTTGCATTAAGATCTTCGTGCGAAACACGAACGTGATCCCAACCAACGCTTTGAATGTACCAGCCGTCCCTTTTCAAATCGGAGGCAAGTTTTTTATACGTCGAATGATCAACAGCGGCGAGCAGGTACCGGAGGTGCTTACGCAATTTCGGCTTAGATTTGCCCAACTTGACCAGTTGATCTTTCAGGTCCATAGTGGTCACGTCATGAAATTGGAAAGCGAATCGTTGATCTTGTCGAAAAGGTCTTCGAGCGACTCGTGTTGACCGGTTTCGAACTTAATAAACTGTGCGTCCTGAAAAGACGTCCCTGCATGAAGCGTCGTTTCGATCTCGTAAGCACTGCCTCGATGAACAATGTCAAATTTTAGCCGCCACGTGAAATGGCTCCGACTGCCTTCGATGTACCCTAGATCCTTTTTCGTAATCGTAGTTTTATAGTCAAAGCTCTCGACGAAATTATCGGTCAATTCCTGCAGGAATTGGTTCCTGACGAAATCGAAAATCCGCACATCGAGCGTGCTAAGGTTGGTAGCTAGTTTAACTAGTGGTAGTAGGCGTGATCGTCTGGAAGGGCTTCTATAGGCCAGTCGGATGATACTGTCGCGTAAACTCATCCGTCTGCCTCGCAATCATTATAGCCACTCGTTAAATGCTTTCGCCGGGTCCGATACACTAGGACTCCATCCAAGCTGTTCCTCCGCCTCTTCACGGGCTGCATCATCGAGCGAGTCGAGGATGTCCGCTGGCTTAATCAAGAACAGGCATTCCCGGCACGCATAGAGCTTCGTCCACTTTTTGTAGATCGTTTGCTCTAGCTCAACGCTCTTGCACCGGGGACAATGAAAACATCCGGTATCCAACTCCTGTTGCGTAGGCACGTACTGGCGTCCTTTCTCTTTCCAGTACATTGCTTTACGAATTTGTTCAGGAGCTTCGAAAGCCGTCTTCACGGCATGTTTGATCTCGAAATCCGAAAACTCGCCCATATACCGCTTGTAAATCGTGTGGTACGTATCCATCTGCTCAATGCCTTGCTCACAAAAGTGATTGGCAGTGAGATAAAGGTGGGATACGCGCTGGCGGTAATGGCGGGCTAGGCTTTTAGCTAAGTCGTGTGAACACATGGCGGTTCTTTGATCTTGATCATCCATGAATTCTACCGGGTCATCGGGACCGTCTTCAGCACCCGGTGTTTCAGCCGGTGCCAACTCTTCGGGGGTGATACGTTCGTTACCCCACCCGAAATCTACATCGACAAACCCAATGCCTCGGTGGACTTTCGTCACTACGCCAACATGGGGGGATCTCCGCATCCGGTGCGGATCCACATAATACACCCGGTCCCCAACTTCGAATCGGGTAGCCAGTTGCTGGTGGTCTATGAAAGATCGCTTACCGGTCATTGAGAAGTCCCTGTCGTCGTTGACGCCATCGACCAAAATCCTTATCCTTCAGGTGACGGAAAGGGGACATCGACTGGATGAACATGTCAGCAGCCGATAATGTCGAATCCCTTCCCCCGGAAGCCATAAAGTTGATATCGTTGACCGTATCCGTCACAGATAGAGGGTTTCGAACAACCACTCGGTAACGCATTTTCGAAGACGAACTGCCCACATGATCTTTAACCATCACATCAACAGCGAATTCGGACGCTACCCATTCTTCCGGGTCGGTCGAAAAGTATTCTGGCTTCCCGACCTTGACCGTTAGGCCATACGACCCAAGCTCTTTGCCGCCTCCTTCGAGGAAAACATAGAACTCACGTGCCGCTTTTCGCACATGCGTCAAGATACGTTCGTTCAGGGATACGAATTCGGCAAAAGCCTCATCGTACCTTTCCGTCCCGATCGCATCTTTCCACCGTGGATCACGAGTATCCGTAACCCAATCAACCTCCATACGCTCATTGATGAGCGTACCGACCATTTTCGCCTCTTGTGTAGCAACGGACCCCAGCGCCTTAATGGCCAGCTTCCGAAGAAGCAGGCGCAAATGCGGGCGCAAATTAGGGTTCGCCGATCCAAGGCGAATAAGTCGGTCACGAAGGTTCATGCTGGCCACCTGAAACAAAACGGAATTACAGGTCGAGGTGCCAGTCGTCTTCGCCCGCTTCGGTGTACCAATCGTCTTCGTCACCGGCGTCGACTTCCCAATCTCCGTCATTCATCGGAGCGATCTGGTCGTCTTCCACGACTTGAGAATCGTCGTCATTCTCATACTCGTTCATGTACTGCTCGTCCGGGTCGATTTTGACCGGCCCTTTCGGCGAGTTGAACGAGTCCATGTACTCTTCATCCGGCGCACGCTGAAGCGTCTTGGCACTACGCTCAACACCAGCAGCCTTTTCAAGACCGTCAGCCGTTTGATCCAGATACAGACAAAAGTCGTATGCAGCCTTTTTGGAAAGGCCCATCTGGTCGAAATTGCCTTGGACATGATTCGCGATCTTGTCAAGACGCTTTGTGAGGGCAATTGCCTCTTTCTTAGTCAGCATATCAAATCTCCCTTGATCGGGGGGTTACTTATGGTACAGTTGATCCACGCTATCAATCCGTAGGTATAAAAGGATTAGTGATCGCCTTTGCCTTCGATCCTAAGCAGGATATCGAGCAAGCGATCGTACTCAGGTGCCCCTACCGCACCGTTATACTTGTAATCAGACGCTGTATAGATGGAATAGTCGAGAGCCAAGCTGCACGCCATTCGAAAGTCTTTTTCTACAAGTTCGTGCGTTAGGTACGAATCCTTGAGCCAGACACGGGCCTCTTTGACGATCTCCATGTAATCGTCGAGGTCTAAATCCCGTCTGGATTTAGGCAAACGCCACTTAGGTGCCTGCGGCTTGTACGGATCATCTTCCGCAAGTGGACCGGGCAATCCGCGATACTGAGCGGTCTTTAGCCCGGCCTTCTTGAATGCGGATGCGATACCCGCCTGCACGGACCGCCCTTCCACGGCTGATTTCTTATTGGTGTCTTTTACCATGTCGTCCATCCAATCTAAGAACATGCCCCAGAAACTGCGGTGCTTCGTCTTCTTGTTGCCCTTACTTTCTTCGAGGCTGTGCCCCGAATTCTGCAAGTCTTTTATAGCCTGATCACGGTATGCGAGGAGTGAGCCTTTATTAAAGACGTTGTTATCCTCGTCATTATGGAACCGAAGCTGCTCGTAAAAGCCGCGCACCTTCAGATCCTCGTGCAAACTATCCATGAACTCGCTCTTCTCTCTATCAGTTATAGATACATTCTCGGGATCTTCCGACTCATCAAAACTGAAATACATCCGGTAAATAGGCTCATCCTTGACCAATCTAGCTATATCTGCCGACCCCAGATTGCGGACCTTGCCCAAAAAATTGTTAATGTCTTCATCATCTGTGAAATCGTAAGAACCGGGATCCAAATCCTTGATAGCCTCACTTTCACTTTCATCCCGGACCGTCATCAAAAAGCGATCCGCGCTTGAGTTCTTATCGAACATCTTGCGGTCACGGACTTCTTGAAGGAGCCCTTGCATCTCCTTGAGATAGACCTCTTTCTTCGACCCCTCTTCCACCGTGTCCGGTTCGCTGTGGTCGATCACCTTTTTATTGCCGTCGTTGTCTATCTGGACTTCAAGGTTTTTACCGCCCCCACCCTCTTCCTGCGCTTCCCCATTTAGCTGGGCCTCTACCTTCTCAAGCATATCCTGCACGGAGTTCAGCGGCGAAAACATCGCCGACTGGTACCAAGCATTACGCTTACGCTGCAGGCCCTTTTTGTCCGCATCCGTGAAAGGCTCATTCAGATCCTCTTCACCTTCCATAAGGTCTTCGGGACTTTCCGCATCCCGAAGCGTTTTGCTTCGGATAGCTCCCGCAGAGTTTTCGTAAGTGTCCATCACCTCTTGAAAGTAATCCATCTCCCGGTCGTTCCCGGACATGTTGGCTTCCAACCAATTCTCTTTCAGGGACTTCATGTTCGTGTTGTAATCCATCAAGTCCCAGTTCTTGATCTGCTCCTTCAACTGTGATACTTGCTGGCCCGATAGGGTGCCCTTGAAACTACTAGGTTCGGGGAAACCTGTGGGAAGTGGCTTTTTGCGCTCCTTGATAACCTTCAAGGCCGCCTCTTGTTCGGAGGGGTCAGAGCTTTCAGCAAGGTCGTACAGTTCATCTGTACCCGCCTCTTGCAACTCATCCATACGATCTTCAGAAACGCCGCTATCGTCCTGTGGTGGCCTCTTAGGCTTAGACTTGGGCTTGGTCTTCTTCTTTTTCTTCTTGGACTTACCCTCGTCGTCTTTTTTAGCCTTCTCCCACTTCTTGCGTTCCTGTTCGTATTTCTTGCGGCCCGGAGATCCCTCCGGTTTTTTCTGGAGTGACTTGAGCTTAACGTTGTCTTTGCCCTCCGAATTAGGGTTCTTGACCTCTGTGTTCAGGAACTCCTCTTCGGAAGCTGTTGCCACACGCGACGCATGTTCAGACGCAACCCACCGGGCAAGAATGACGGACCCTCCGATGTCCTTATAGTTCATCGAAAGGTCCTCATCCTTCTTGTCCAGATCAGGGTCGTCTTTTTTAATACGACCCCGCTCCTTATCCCGGCGTGGAGGCTTTTTCTTAGGTGACTTACGGACGAGGCGCTCTGCCTCTTCCTCCTCCTTTTCAGCCTCATCTTTTGTAGCGTGTTTTACCATCTATCATTTTCGTCCTCGGGCGGACGATACTCCAGATTAAGGTAATCAATCAGACGCTCTACCAAGTCTGACTGCTTGGGTAGCGCACGGCCCACTTCGGAATATGCGCTTCGGACAATCTCATTGAACATGGCGTCGTTGACGGTCATCAAATCGTCCATCAAGCGCTCTTCGACGGATTGCGGATCCAAGTTGAACAACTCCAAAATGTACCCGACCGATAGCGATCCCTTCTGATACAGATTGAACATCGCATCGAAAGTGTCTCGGTTGTCCCGAAGCGCCAATCGTGTGAAGCTCAACTGAGGGTACAATAGAACTTTGTTATCGAACTCGTCGTACTCCCAAAAACCTTTCTTCTCAGCGACCGGTTTGAAGATGGACTCTTCCACATAGGTCTGAATACGTTCCCTATAAAGCATATACCGAGTGTTGATCACCTCGATGTTGATTCGCTCGCCGCTGTACGAACTTTCACCGGTCAACATAGATTCAGTTACGCCAAGACCAGCAAATAGCTGCCGATCTGTAATGTCGTATTCGCTGTTGAGATCCAACAGACGGTCACGGGCGCTGATCTCTTCCCAATTGACTTGGAAGTTCGTGATGATGCTGTAGTCCGGGTCAAGCAACGCCAAGTCTACCTGTTCGCGTAGGTCTTCCACATCCCACTCATCCATGTCCTCGGCCCAGATAAGGCGCTTAGGAGTCATTGCACGGGATGCAATAGACGTCTGTGTCTGTCGCAACTTGTCCCGGTAAACCAAGGTGCGCAAACACCTCTGCAAGATGCTGACGCCGTGATCGTCACCGGGCGGCTTTTTACGGGCCAAATGGAATACGAACGAACCCTCATAAGGGTCGGAACCCAAGGGAAGGTTCTCTTCATTCGAAATGTAATCGATGATCTCTTCAGGCACATCCTCTAGGGCTTCCGCTGCTGCGGGATCACCATTGAGTGCCGACTTGACCATGTTCTTGGTCTTAGCGTCCGGGACCAGTTCGATTCGTACCTTGCTTGAATACTGGAACGTCTCGATTTCCACCTGATCAGGCGGCAATAGAATGACGCGATCCCACCCTTTGTAATTCTGTTGCTTGTAAGTCTCGATCAACTTTTCAGCGTTGTCCCGGCGTTCAAGCGACGTCGAGATTTCCCCGGTCTCGGGGTCAAGGCGGTTAACCCGTTCAAGATACACGTATTCCGGTACCTCGATATCGGTGTCTTCGGCGAAAAGGAATGCCTCGCCTACGACGTAATACTCACGGGTAGCATCAATCAGGGCGTTAAGAAGGTCCGTGCGTGCAACCATGTCCTCAAAAAACTTGAGGATTTCCCTGTTTTTGTCCGGGTCCCGGCCTTTCGGCAACGTAAGGCGCAACTTGGAAAGCGGCAATTCCGTATGGAGATCAATCGCCTGCCCCACATACGGATCGTTGTTGTAGAAAAAACGGTAATAGGACCGCATCTCTACAAGGTTCTGAGGCAACTCCAAGAAGTCGGTTGACAGGTGCGGCGAATAGATATTCGTCGCCGTACCCATTGCCATGCCACCGTTACCGAAGGCACCCCCACCGCTCCCGATACCACCACCACCAAACATACCCACCGCATTCGATGAGATCTTCTTGGTTCGTGGTTGGATCTCGTTCACCTCGGCCTTCTTTTGGCTACCCAAAAGGGACTGGACTTGTGAGACACTCGACACAACTACTGAATCTTTATTTTGATCTCTCATTTTACTTCCTCTAGGCATAGATCACCCCGTCGCCTTTACCGAAGGAAACGCCGAAGAACATCTTCAAGGGAATTACGGACGTCTTCAGCCTGACGCTGCACTGACTGGTCCTCTTCCCGCTGCTGTCCCTCGTTCCTACGTAATCGGGCCTCCACAACAGGGAGGCGTCTACGCATCTGGCGGATAATCGGAAAATCGTCGATCATTCCTCGCAAGGCACGAAAATACCGCCGCTCCCGGTTCATCACCTCAAGGAGTTCAGGCTCGTCCTCGCAAGTTTTCGCTATCCGCTGCAGGATCTCGCCAAGGCTATTCACCTCGGAGCGTATCTGTCGTAAGGCTTCATCTAATTCGCCCAAGTGATCTTGGACCTTTGGTATGTCACTGCTTTTCATCTTCGTCCTTCTTTTTTAACTTCCGTTTCAAATAGACTTTGCACGCTCTTCGGAGGAGATCCCACTGGTCGGTATCGCCAGCGGCTAGCCCCTCCCATAAACCACCTGCATGTTCGAACAGCCAGCCAATGGTATTGAGGTCTTTTTGCTTGGGATTTTTATCCCCCAGCTTCCCAAGCACCTGCACCACACAGGTTTCCCAGAACCGATCTGGTGTGTCGTCACTCATCGCTTTTTCCACCCCGGAGGCATACGGTCGCCCCGCTTGTTAGAATAGTTGTGACGCCGCTGACGCCTGCGCTGGTACTGTTGTGAGGACATGGACTTGTAGTGATCTGCGCCCATCTCTTCGGCGATCTCACGCATACGACTCTTTGAACCAGAAATGTATTTGGGGTTCCCGACCCGGTGGAGTGTCAACCATACCGATCTTACAAGCGCATCCGCGAAGTCATCGTGTTTGTTAGGACCGTTGGGTGCTTCAACAAGTACGACCTTCTTAGACTTCCGCTCGGCGCGTAGCTCCAACAGTTGCTTGATATAGGGTGCGTGTTTAACGTGGCCCGTACCCTCATCGAGTGCGGAATTGACGACACCGAAATCCTCATCCTCGTCCTCATCCACATCACGGAGCATATAATCGTAAAGCATGAGACGCCCGTGATACATCAAGGTCTTGAACGCATCGAACATCTGGGAGGACTCGTCCCGTGTGAACTGTTTCGATTCAAGCTGTTTCATATCCATCTTGTCGAGGGTCTGCTTGAAACTAATGCCCTGCCATTGGTCAAAAACACCGTCGACGATATAGAACCGCCGCGAAAGCTCTTTGATCCATTCAGCCAGTGCATCGAAATCGAGAATATCAACCGTGTGCAGTTCCTTAGCGTAAGGGACAATCGGCTCTTCAAGGTGCGGGTTAAGATCGTACCAGCTTTTCCCCGCCTGCCACTCCTCGTGGTACACAAGGCGGATCTTGTCTCCGTCCGGGCGTGTCAGAGCAACGGAAGTACGGTCGCCTTTAACAGCAAGGTCAAGTCCGAGGCTGTGGGGTGTACGCGGTTTCCCACGAGGGGAAGGTCGAAGGTCACGGTCGAGGCAAACCATGAGGTCCTTTTCACGTTCGATCCACGCCATAACGCGGTCGGTGAATTCGGCCCCGAACTCCGTAGCAAACGCTACCGGATCTTTACCGTGAGCATTCTCGAGGAAACCAACAGGTACTTGAGGGTTAACTTCCCATGTGGGAGCCTGCACCATCAAGATATCACGCGATGCGGACCCTCCCACTTTAGACTGCTCATACTTATTATAGAACAATCCGTCCTTATTGAAAGGGGACGAGATCATAATGATACGTCCTTCCGAATCACGATTCAAGGTCTCCTGCTGACCATTCGGATCTGCGGGAGCGAAAGTCGCAACGGAAGGCGAGGCAGCTTGGTACACAGCATTGGCCGAAGAGTTGCCCTTCTCCTTGAAGAAAGCGACCTCATCAAGGATGATAACGATGTTGGCCAGACCACGAATACCGCTGGAAACAGACGAAAAGAACTTAATCTGTACGCTGGCACGACCACCATCGTCAGCTTCACCCGTCTGATCGATGTCATAGGGAGTCTGGAAACGGACGTAGCTTTGCGTGTCGTGGCTCAGGTACGGGGCGTAGAATTCGCAACTCTGGAAGTGGTTACGTACACCGTTGTAAAGGATCTGTGACTGATCTTTGGTGGTAGCAATGGTGGAGATTGTGATCTCGGCACCATCTTGAATCCCGTAATAGCGTTGGGGGTTGGCTTTACGTAGGAGGCGGTACACCTCGTATGCCGCGATCATCGAAGAAATTGTGGACTTACCACTACGACGACCGATGGGTAGGACAAGTTCGTGTCGGTCGTGGTCTTGTTCTTTGATGTTACACCGGCCCTCATTATAGAGGTACCGCATGTATTCGACTTCGGTGAACCTGTAATAGTCGTCGGGCTTGGCGCTCTGTGCTTGACGCCACGTCTTAGGTACCTTGATGTTGCGGGTTGAGTCGTCGAGCGGGAGGTTGTAGAACGCTTTTAGGAGAAACTTCTGGACAGGGAATAGCGACATGCCGCAGATCTCTTGGGAAAACCCCAGACCAAACGGCGATTCAACGAACTCAATAATATTGAGTACTTTTTGGGTGTCGTAATCCCCTTCAGAGGATTTGCGTCCGACTTGACGAAAGAGATCTGCCATCGACATGAGTGATCACCTTTTCCATAGAGCCTCAATCGTAGGTAGTAATAGTAGTCGCTAGCTCAAACCTCAGATTTGATATAGCGGAGTGCTTCGTCTTCCCAATCTTCGAATTCTTCACCGGCGACCTGAAAGAGGCGCTGAATTTGCTCCTCTGACATGCCCGCCCCTTCACAACACCTTCTGAATTTCATCGCCCAAAATTCAAAGAGCTTCTGGAACTTCTTGCTCTTGAAATCGAACGTGTCTTTGACTACCGAATCCCGCTTTCGCAGGTACGTGTCAATGATAGCTTTCGTGGCGTTGATTTTCTTCGAAGAGATCCCGGTAGTGTCGTTACCTTTGCGCTCCGCTTCACCACGCTCAAAATCAAGACTCGAAGCCTCTTTAGCAAGTTCAAGCATCGCCACATCGAGAACGTCCAAGCTATCCGCATCTTGAGTAATCTGCTGGATAAGCGGGTCGCTTTCCCGGTGCTTTTGCTTGTTCTTCATGAGTTGGGCAACTTCAGGCGTCGTCGGCTTGATAGGAATCTTAGGTGGACGCCCCCGCCCTCGCTTCTTCTCTTTCTTTTCGAGCGTAACGACTTGCACCTGTAGCTCTTTGGTCCGATCGTCGCTCATACGTAACTCCCTTTATTCGATATTGAAACCGTCACCGAATTCCACATCAAGTGTCGGTGATGGGCCTCCGTGAAACTCAATCTCGTTGATCGAACCATCGGAAGCAACGCCTCCAAGTTCGAACTCGGACATTTGGTCTTTACCGTCGATGCCGCCTTCGGATGGCGTATCAATCTGTTCGAGGGCCTTTTTCTCGGCGGCCTTTTTCTTTTCGACGATTTCGCGGACAGCGGCATGGTTAACCTGCTTTTCGCTTTGATCACCATAAAATGCCTGTAGACCCGTCTCGTGCATCTGAACCTCGTTAGCGGGTTCGGACGTATAAGCAATCCGGGTCTTGGTCCGGGGATCTACATCCATCATACGGATACGCTTGGCGTCCCGCTCCGTAAGCTGGCCATTGCTGACCCGATATTGGAGGGCCGCGTTTACCGTTTCATCCGTATAGACCGGATCGTCTACGAGCTTCTTGCTGTAAAGCAAGCATCGGCCAATTTTGTTGTAAATACACCCTTGGCACTTGGACCCTTTTACGATCTGCTGCACCGAAGCGCTGATATCTTGCGTACCTTCGTTGCAAGAGTCGTAGCTGTCCGCCGTGCTGTAGGCACGACCGTAAAGCCCTTCCTCTTCGCGGAAAGCAATAATGACCGGCGCATCTTCAAGGAGGTCCGTATACGGGAAAGCCAACTTCAGGGCATCGGCCAATGCCGAACCGTACTTGCCCTTCATCATTTGATCCCGAAGCCACTTGCCCATCTTAGTGCGGGCCATGCGACGAGACGGAGGCTTGAGTCCGTTCGGTTTGTAGTTGTCGTCCAGAACCGCCGATAGAATTTCCAAAGCATCGGATTTCGCCGTCTTGGATGTATCGAGGTTGGATGCAACCTTACCGTCGTTTTGCATATACAGACGCTTGATACGATCAAGGCCAATACGCTTTTGCAGGGAAGCCAACAGGTGCGCGCCGCCTTCCTCTTTGAGGTAATCCTCAAGGGTTTCGAACGCCCGCGCCTGTTTCTTGCTCTTGAGCGAATCCATAAAGTCGTTGACTTGCTCGTCGCTGACTTCAACCTGTGGATTAATCTGGTACGGTGTATTGTGGACCGCAGCTTTGCCCTTCACAGGCATTGAGAACGCTTTCCGGGCGAAGGCCATTACCTTGCCTTCGGAAGTTTGCGAAAGCCGGGAGACGACGTTTCGTAGCGTCTGAGTGTATGCTGGGTCGGTATCAATCCCTTTAATTTTCGCAACACGCTTCGCAATCAAAGCGTGGACCTCGGGCTTCTTGAAAAAGCCCTTCCGGTTGTTCGGGGTGAGGAGTGGCAATTCTTTGACTGCCGGATTCGCCGCTGCAGCCGCCTCTACTTCCCGAGGGGTAGCAAGAGACGTGTCGACGTACAGGCGGCCCAGCAAGTGCAAGTGCTTACTTAGCTTGGAAAGCCGGTCGTCCTGCTTAATAAGGGTCGCGACCTTGTTTCCGTGATCACCACGAAGCATCCGCCCAACGAGATCTTTAGTGTTGGAAATTTTCGTCGGGTTTTCGACGACCACCCGCTTACGATCTGCTTTCCGAAGCTGGCTATCAGCCTGTTCGGAAGAGATACCGTGTGTCGGGTCGTAAATAACCGTTGCCTGATACTTGCTTACTTCCTTCGGCACCGGCTTCTTGTAGACCTTCTGAGCGAAGGCACGAACATCCGCTTCGTCGGATTTCTTGAGGCGAGCGAACAGCTTCTTGAACAGGGCCTTTTTCGTATTGTCTAGCTTGCGGCCTTGCTTCGTAAGGAAAAACCGACTGATCGTATGCAAAAGCGCCTTGTCCGAACGAATGTCCAGAGACGGTGCATGTGCATAACGCTTATCCAACTCGGACTCTTCGAAAGGGATTCCCACGATCAGTGGAGGCAGATTATCTGCGGCCCCTTGCTTTTCGAAAAGGTCGATGAATTGCGAAGCCACCTTGTACGTCGGGAAATACGATAGGTCGAGGTACAGTTGCCCGAGGACATATAGCTCATCCTTCAACGAAGCAACTGCGGGGTCCGAGGCAAGAAGATCACGAACAGCGGGTCCGTGGTTGCCGCGCATCATGTCCACAGCGAGGCGAAGCACCTTCTTTCGGTTGACAGTATTAGCTACGATCTCACGCTTGATATCAGCGGACCGCAACTGATCCATCGCATCTTCGTAGGTTACGCCAGCCGTGGGGTCCGGTACGATGGGCTTACCATCGAGTGCGTCGGACTCCGGGATGGGCGAAGCTAGAAGTGCTTTTTGCAACCGGGCCTTGACCGGGAGGTTCTGGATACCATCAAGATCCTTGCGCTCCATGTGGATACCATCGAGGTACTCTTCCCACAGGTCTTTGGTGTAATCGACTTCAAGGACGATTTCCTTTTGGAATACCGAACAGCGACCTTTACGGTTGTGGATGCAATCACCACACTGGCTCTTTGCCAGAACGTACTTGGCGTTCCGTGTGTTCGCCGTCAGACCCTTCTGAGGGCCGCCCTTGTAACAGTCTTCGAAAAGCTCGGAATCAATATAAACCGAACCGAGGAGGCCCCTTTCACTGAGGACGCCACGGACGGCTTTTTTCGACATGGAAAGGACTTCCGCATCGAAATTACTCTTGAGGATCTGAATTACATCGGGACCGGAGACGCCCGCCTGAACGTGGCGCTTGGCGAATTTTTCGACGATAGCAACCGCATCATCACCAGAGATTTCACCGGGAATGCTCCGCTCACTCCAGAAAGGGGTACGAGCGTTTGCGGGTTCGCGGTTTTCTGGCGACAGCCGATACTTATCGGCCTCCGTCAAATCTTTCCACTGTGCCTCAAGCTCAGGAACAGCATCCAAGTTTTGCTTCGGTAGCGCCTCAGTAGCGCGGTACTCATCTTCATCAACATCAAGCCAATCAAGATCCGATACCGGCTCATCCTCAAGGATAGCTCCGATGTCTCCTAAATCTGCCATGTGTGATCTCCTTTAGGATTCGGCGTCGACCAGACAAACCAGCAAAGCCATTCCCTTATCTACAAAGTCCAGATTCTTTAACGCACGCTCGAACATCAACCTTCTGAACTCCGAAAATATGCGAGGATCACCCGGTACGACGTTCGTTTCCTAACCTCATTTCCCTTGCTTTTCAGCAACGTCGTCTTCAACATGCTCTTCGTACTCCTCTTCGAAAAACCCTTCCGGGTCGTCAGTAATCTCTTGGGAGTCAGAAAGCATCTCTTCGACTTCGGCCTCATCATCCTCGTCTACATCGACAGCATCTGGCTGCCAGTGAGGGCCGCGAAGTTCGTCATTGATCGTATCTTGAATACCGGAAAGGGTTTCAAGCGAAGTGTTGAGGTCGGACCGCATATCTTTGATATCTTGGATGTAGCCCTTTCCACCCAACTTACCATCCGGGCTGATCGACACGGCTTTGATCTTTGTGAAACTGCTGTACGCCGAAACCATGTGCCCCAGAGCACACGAAATGGACCACAAGACTTTTGCCAGAGGCTTCTTAGCCTTTGGATCAAAGTCGTAGTTCCTCGGCATAGCACGACCATCAGGACCTGTGTCCTTGATGAATCGGACTTCGCCCGCAGTGCGAACCATGCCGGTCTTCTCAAAGAGATACTGAGAAGCCACACGCTCCGCAATCCGCTTTTCCCTATTGCTGTATGGCTTGTTGCTCATATCAGACCTTGAGGGGATTGCCTTCATCGTCGAAAAGGCGCTCGATTACCCAATCGCCCTCTTCGCTCTGCTTGAGCGACCAGAGATCACGCTCCGATTTACGGATCAGCGTATCACTTGCGACCCGACTGAAGCCCTGAAGTTGCTCTACGTTGGCAATGCGAATTCGCTTAGGCTCTTCAATCTCCGCCCCCACCAATTCACGAATGTCAACGGCTTCAGCATCGTCCCCAAGGTATGCATCCATCCCCGAGGATTGCATCATTACTTCGCCGAGATCAAAATCTTTATAGTCCATTGTGTGCCCCTTAAAAGCCCGAAAAGTCGAGTCCCTTCTTTCTGGCCCGCTCTTGAATCTTCTGGACCACTTCATGGTCCGTCGACAGAAAGGTCACGTAATCAAAACCACGACTACATGAGAGCTTTTTGCCGAAGCTAGACTTGGCGGTGCTCATGAATCCGGTAAGCCCCTGCTCATCTAGGAAGTAAACCGTAACGGTCGAAGCGACCTTGGAAACCTCATCCAGATAAGCTGCGGCAACCTTCTTCGACATAATGACTTTTCGAAGGCTACTTTTCATCGCATACACGCAGGGGCAATAGACGTACCAGTTCTAACCTAGAAAACATATAAACAGATTACTGATTGGTTAGGTGATCGTCTTCTTGCTACGGTTGGACCATTTCGGTAGCTTGATTTCGCGGAGGATGTTGAAATTGTAGCGGATCTTGACGAACGTTTTATAGTAACGAGCGAAGAGGGTTAGGTCCTCATCTTCAAGATCGTCGGGGAGGTCAACGAGGAGGTCAACAATCTCCTTTAAGCCGTCTTCGAATTCTTCGATTTCCAACTCTTTCTGACGTTGCGCTTCCATTAAGGTGTCGAGTTTGCCTTTGACGACAGCCACCTCTTGGAGGTCCTCATCATTACGGCGCACCCACGCATACACGCGGTCCACAAGCACTTGACCCATCCGGGCAAGGTTCGCAATGAATCGGTGGCGCACACGCCCTTGACTGATATCGAGAATGTCAGCAACTTCACTTTGGCAAGTGGACTCAAACATCTCGGCAAAGATGCGAGCGTCTAGCTTGGTAGGCATGACGGGAAGGAGGTCGTCGTAAATTTCGTCTTTTGTCACCTCGGGGATTTCGATCAAAAATCGAATCCTATCAAGGGCACGCTTTAGCCGGTAGGACACGGCGGCTTGAGTGATGTTGAAAATCTCCGCAATGTCCGTTTGGCGCTTGTTCAAGAAAAAGTAAAGACGGATCAAGTCCTCCTCACGGTCTGGCAACCTATCTAAAACGGCCTTGATCTTATCTAGGTGCAGCTCCTTCCATTGTTCGTCTTGCCGGGGAAGGGGCTCAAGCGTATCATCGGTCGAAAATCTACTCGCCAGTTCCTGCGGATCCAGCGGTTGGATGTAATGTACTGACATTTGTATCTCCTGTCTTGACGAACCCTGTCTTGGCCGTAAAAGAAAGCAAGTCGGCGCGGATGGATTCGATATCTAGCTGATCACAAAAACGCTCAATGACTTCTTCGTCATGACGTCCTTCGCGTTCGTCGTAATCCTCGATCGACCGGAGGTACATGATGTCCCGGTTGACGTAGGCTTGGTCCTCAAAATCGGTGAGGGTGTTTTCTTGGAACTCGGTTAGCTTCACTTCACAGTCATTATAAATAGATTCCAGATCGCCGTCGTGTTCTTGGACGATGGTGGCAATCTTTTTGCGGGGGAAACGATACATGCCCGGCATGTTATCGCTCTTGTCCCCATCGAACACCCGGTAAGACAAAAGGAGACGGGGCGGCACACCGTATTCCTCTTCGACTTTAAGGGCGTCAAAAAACTTTTCCGGGTGCGGCGTCATTTGCACAGTCCCGTCGCCCACCAACTGAAGTAGGTCACGGTCGCTGCTTATAATGACGTTCTTGTATTCGTCGTCACTGAAACGGTCACGCACAAGTGTCGCAATCATATCGTCGGCTTCGTAGCCTGCAGCGCTCACTTGGTGGATACCCGTGGCTTCAAGCAAATCCTGCAGCACAGACACTTGGTCAAATACCAACTGACGTGTCTCAGACGGCCCCTCCGACGTTTCATCTTTCCGGTTGCCTTTGTAGTCGGCATAGATAGCTCGACGTTCCTCGCGGCTTCCAGCGCCTTCCCACGCTACCCAGATATCAGCACCGGGGAAACGATCACGCAACTTGACCATGTGACGGGCAAAGCCATAGATAGTTCCAGTAGGCAACCCTTCGGAGTTCTGTAGCCCCTGCTTCTTGTCGTAAATGTAAGAGCAGCGAAAGGCGATGTTCATCCCGTCCACGATCACGTTGGTTTTCATAGTTCGTAGTCCTCATCGGAGTTAGCTGGTATTCGTTCGAAAAATTGGAAAGGTAATTCCACAATCACTTCCATGCTCTTCAGATCCACGATATGGACTGAAGCCCGTTCCTTGTCGGCGAACACGTTAAGGATCTTACCCCTAAGTGACGAGTACGCCCCTTCGCAAACCTTCACATAGTCTCCTACACAAATATCACGGGCCGCTTGACGGTGGAGCTTTTCCTTTAGTTCGTCTACGGTGTCCTGTTCCACATAGCAAATGAACCGTCCATTCGGTTCATCGTGGGTTAAGACACGACGCACATAAGGAAGCTCTTCAAGCGTGAAGAACGTCGATGGGGGTATCACCGCTTCGACGAAAAAATAACCCTCCATCAAACAGATGGTAACATTACTTTCCCGTCTTGAAAAGGTGATAGAAGGGACGAAAATCTCGACCCCCTCCCCGATCTCGGGTTGTAAAAGGCTTTGAAGCTCAGGCGGGGTTTTCTTTTCCCCTTGGTGACTAAGCTCCAAGATGACCCACTTTCTTTTTTGATCACTCATCAGGCGATTCGAATAGCTTCTTTTGCTCCGAGTAATCTGTTCCGGTGGGTGCTTTGGGGGTAATAGGGCGCGGCGCAGCTTTGACTGAGCTACGTTTCTTCCGGTAAGCGTCCATAGGATCTTCAACAGCATCTGCCGTCGCTGACGGTGTTCCACGTGCGGCTTTACCACCGTAGGGCATAGCTTTCTCAGCCATTTCCCTGTTTTCACGTTCTACGTCGCGTTTCGACTTGGGCTTGGACCCTGTGGGTGCTTTATCTTCGGTAACTTCTTGCGAAGGTTCCGAGGGGACCGGGACGGTGATCGTTTGTGGCTGGGAAGCCATCTGTACGGTACCGTTTTCAAGCTGGTTCTGTAGCATTAAAAGCTCGCAGACCAACGCATTCCGATCCATCTTCCGGTTCGCATTCAAGATGCGATGCGCTAGAGTAAGTAGTGTTTCTTCTTCATAGCATGAAGAAATCTGTTCTGCAAGCGATTTCTCCACGTAACTCAGACCAATAGTTATGCCTTTTGCCAACCTATATGATGCCATAGCCGCGTCGGCAATACCCTCGTAGATCGAGTCAGGATCTGTCTGGGTCAAGGCTTCCATTAGAGCGGCCATGCTTTTGTCTGGATCATCCCGAAGATGTAAGAGCATTTCATACTCCTTCGAAATTACATCCAATCCTAATTGCTGCCGAACGGTATCCTCTGTAACGGGACCAACCCGGCTTACTCGTTCAAGGGCGTTCACCATGTCTCGGATATGCCCTTTGCCATAACCGAAGATGAGATCAAGCGCGTCGTCGTCTTCGACAGCGATCTCTTCCTGTTCAGCTATGTAACGCAGGCGACGGACAACTTCATCCCTCGATGGCTCTTTAATACCAAAGACCATACAACGGCCTTTGATCGTACCCCGTAGCTTTTGCGGCTCGGTAGTACAGAACAAACACACGAGGCGCTTGTCTTTGGTGCCGGGGACATTATCCTCCATAGGCTTCAGGAGGGCGTCCATCGCCTGCGATGATAGCCGGTGGCATTCATCAATAAGATAAATCTTACGGTCGCCACCGTCCAATGTGTAATAGTTCAACCCTTCGACGATCTTGCGAATGTTGTCCGCACCCGTATGATTGGCCGCGTCCATCTCCTTGAATGAGGGACTATCCCCACGATCAAGGATTTCCCTGCAGGAGTTGCATTCGTTACAAGGTTCCGCCACATCAGGATCGAAATTATCACACAGCATTGCCCGTGCTAGAATACGGGCGGTCGTCGTCTTACCTGTGCCCGAAGGCCCAGAAAAGACATACGATTTTTGAAAAATGTCACCCCTTCGAAGTAGCTCTTGGAGCACATGAATCGTGCTCTGCTGGCCGATTACATCTTCGAAAAGGTCTGGTCGGTATTTCGTATCGAAAGACATGTGGCAGTGTGATCCTCAAGGTGGAGGGGCAAAAGCCCCTCCGGTGATTCTATTACGAATTGACCGAAACGTCGCTTTCGGTGTCCGTGTCAGCATCCGTATCTTGCGACCGGACCGTAGGTTCTTGCACCTTCGTCTGCTTGCGGCCAATGTCGATCACAGACAGCTTGTTGACCCCTTGATCCCAATTGGTTCCGTGACGGGCAAGGATAACCGGGAAGGCTTGAACTTCCGGCTTGCGGGTCTTCCACTTCATGTTCCCTTGCTTGTCCTCTTCACCGTAACATTGCTCAAGCAGGAAATCGACCCATGCTTCCTTGTTGTCGTTGTTCAGTTCGGTCCAAATATCGGCCCCGAGCACAATCATGAAATCGTAACCGCGTGTGCCGTCGTCATTCTCTTCCATCAACGGCTGATATTTGGCGGGCACCTTGAAAGACTTCCCTACGATCGGGCGTCCATCGCTCTTGGTCGCTTTCTCTTTGAAAACGAAAGCGATATTAGCGCCCACGAGGTCCGGGTGGTACCTGAGATAGTCGTTTGCGATATCTTCGGCTTCTGCTGCTTTCCAATACATCTGAGCCATTACGGTCTCCTTAGTGTTTCGTAGTAAAAAGGGGCTTTGATCACACCCTACGGATTGATACCACAATCCGATACGTAAAGCAACCTCAGAAAAGAAGTCGCCGTGTTAACAGTTCATTGAGTCCATCGTCACCGATAGATTCCCACACCTCCGACACATCCTTACCTCGGAGTTCGATGCGGCGTAGGGATTTGAAGGAGTCTTTATACTCACCTTCAAAGCGTTGCCAGAAATGGTTGCCGCCCCAATCCATGTCGAAAACCACGTTAACGTGATCTACAAACCGGGTGAGAAATGCAATCTGGCGCTTACTCACATTCGCCGTACCAGTACATATCGTATTAGGAAAGATACGTTGCAACGGGAAATAGTCAAACAACCCTTCGCATATATACACTTCGCGGGTATCCCAAATCCGGGGCATCGCAAGCTCCGCCCCGAAAAAGATCGCATCCACGCGAGAACGATTCAAGTAAAATTTCGAATAGTCCTTTTTTGTTTGGATCGGGGACCGCAACTGAAGACCCCGCAAAACACCTAGCGGGTTCCGCATAGGGAAAACCAACTTGCCCCGGAGGCGGTAACCCTTAGACGACCATTCCAGATAGCTCTGGATATCCTCGTCGTCGCCGGAAAAGTACGGGGGCCACACATCCTCTGGAAAATACCCAATGCCAATCTGTTCGATCTGTGCGTCTGAAACGCCCCTCGCTCGAAGGTAATCAATCGCTGGGCTCTTCCGCACGTGTTTCTGTGCTGCTGTCAAGATCCGGTTCAGGAACATCGTCATGGTCGTTTAATCCTACTCGTAGTATGATCATGCTTCGCTCCGCATTGTGGACCAAAATGCTAGCAAAATCCCCCACTCTAGTCATCAAGCCTACCGACTTTGGTTCGCCCGAAAATACGATATGCTCTGACATGTGGGGATTGAAATAGACGGGAACCTCGCCCACTTTACCCACGTGTAAATGCTCGGCCATCCACTCGTTAAGAAGGTCACTGGTTATGTCGCTAATGCTATCGACCTTTTCCGGCAAATCAATAAGATCGGCGGTTACAAGAGCCGCAAAACCTACCAAGCCTACAAAGCCGTGCTGGGGTTCCAGATCATACGACTTCAAATAGGTTGCTACCGTGTCCAGCAAAGTTTCGTCAGGGAGTGCTATTTCAGCCACACCACCCCACTGCCGTTTGGACCCGTGGTCGTAAAGGAAATCAATGAGGTCAGCGTGCTGTGCCTCCTCATCATCGAAATCCAAATCGAAAAATCCGGTGCGGGTTTCACGCTGTGGGGCCACACGCACCATGTGAAAGTCACCGGACCGAAGACTGATACACGCCTCTTCAAAGTCTCCCGACACAGGATAAGACATAATCATGGGCGTTTTAAGGCCGCCTTGATCAGCCATATCACGCCGGTGGCGGTCCACAAATAGCAATTTAGTCAAAGAGGACATATCAACCCCGCGTAAACCATAGCTTAATCCTTTGCCACCACGACAAGTTCGTAGTGACCTCTTCAGGGGCCTCACCTAAAGTCCACTGAAGCATCGCCACATCGCGATACTCAGTGAAAAGTATCTCCGGGTCCTGAAGTTGCCCGTCGAATTCCTTTTTGAGCGTCGCCTTGTCGTGCTGGTTATCAAAAAACGGGCACGTCTGAGCGTTCTCATCGGTGTCACAAATATTGCCCGGCCAATTTTCCGGGTCTTCCGCACCAAGCATACATAGCCGGAGGGGGCCGTCTTCCTTTACATGCTCATGGTTATGAACACAGTTACACGGCCTAACGCTCAATCGATCATCAAGGTAACGCGCTAAATAGCGGTACCTGAGATCACGAAGCTTCTTATTAATCTCTGACGCATCTTTCATAAGCTTATCCTAAAAGATCGTCAAAGCTCATTTCTTCTATCACAGAATCCTCTTCAATCTCTTTAGGTATATACCCATCTTCCCAAGGAGCTTTCGTATTACGTGAATACTCAGCAAGTCGCTCACTAGCTATAACAGCATATTCTGGATTTAACTCTATACCTATGGATCTTCGGCCTAACTTTTCTGCTACCAGAAGCGTTGTGGCCGCCCCTGCAAAAAGATCAAGTACCGTACAGGGTACGGGGTCCGAAGATGCAACAAAAAAAGGGTCGTTGTTACAAGCGCAACTCGTTTTGCACTCTGAATTTTTCCTCACATAAGGAGCTTCACATCCGGGACAACACCCCGCCTCGGAAGTACCTGCCTTGATGCACGGTGCCACCAAAGCCTCGGGAGCCGTCGCGAAATGAGCACCCCTAAAGGGTTTTGTGGGGATGCACCACACATCACGACGGTTACGTCCTGCAGGATGCAATGCACGAGAAAGATCATTAGCAATGGTCTGATTTCCGGGACCATCTCCCCATTTGTGACCTTTTCGGTGGTGCCCCCTCTGTACACGTGCTACGGACTCAGCACTCACAGGTTCTCGAATAGCAATATGATCGTAAAAGTACCGCTTGTTTTTGGAAAAGAGGAAAATATGTTCATGAGCAGAAGATGGACGATCTTTCACTGACTCTGGCATGGGATTACCCACGTACAGATCAAGATCCTCTACAATCGCCTTGGCAACTGAAGTACTCACCCCGTTCTTTACCGCCGATTGATATACCCTTTTGGACACACCCTCATGACCACTGATACCTTTTGCCCAGATAATATCTGACCTCAAATACCATCCGTCATCTTGGAGAGCCTTAGCCACACGCCAAGGAATACCGATTAGATCCTTGGGTTTAAGACCAGTTTTTGTGGTGTCCGAACCTGTGGATGACGACGCATAACTGTCCCCAAGGTTCAACCAAAGAGTACCATCATCCCGCAAAACACGCCGTGCTTCTGCAAACACAGTAACCAATGCCTCGACGAATTCATCGGGGGTGAGCTCAAGCCCTATTTGATCCTTTTCACCATAATCACGAAGTCCGAAATAAGGAGGACTCGTCCAGATCATGTGAACCGATTCATCAGGAAGCCCCTCTAAACGTTCACGACAATCCCCCACCAATATCTTCCAGTTATTGTGTTCTATGTCTGTCATCGTATTTTCTTTAGTTGTAGACGCTCATTGGCGTCAGAGGATCCCATGTATGCGTTATCACTTTGATCTACAAAGTCGGCGTTATGCGTCACCAACAAAATGTTCACGTCCAGTTCGTCACACAGCTTGCGCAAAAAATCGCCGCAAGTCTCTACGTACTCCGTGGACAGAGCGCCCAACGCCTCGTCCAAAACCAGGTACCTAGCTAGGTCCGCCTTCAAGAGGACTAGAATACGCAACAGAAGGCTTACAACAGACGCTACGCCGCCGCCGAAAGATTCAAGGGGGTTAGCCCGGACACCGTTCTGCTCGGTCACAAAATTGGCGTAGACCTTCCCACGCTTTTGCTCAACCTCGATATCGAACTTGACGTCTTGGTCGAAATAAATCGACTGCAAACCTTCCGTAACGATCCGGCTAAAGGACTCAGCGTATTCGTACACGTACTTGTTCAGGAGGTGCTTGAATAGCTCGCCCACCTTTTCCAAAAGAACGTCCTCTTGGTTAAGATGCTCGATCTGTCCCGTAAGTTCCGTTTGCCGCTCTTGGAGCATGGCGTAAGACGTCTCCACTTTACGCGCTTGATCCATCACGGATTCGTATCTCGCTTCAAAATCAGGCGTCATCAGAAACCTCCACGGTCGTGTAACCCCAATCTTCACAAGATTCACACGGTACGAAATTCCCATCAACTTCAAGCTCACCATAGCCTTCACAGGTACTACAAAAAGTTTGGATCACGTAACGCCCATCCCCAAACTCAATGTCCTGAGCTACCTTTTTACCCTTTTTCACAAGGTAAGGACTACCACAACACCCACAACCCCCTACCACAAAACCGTGCTTATCCGTGAGATCTTGAAGATCGGATAAAAATTCCGCTACTCTATCCTTCATCATAGATCGACTCGTAAGGTCACGAGGCAAATGCGAATATTGTCGTCTTCGGTCTTTTCGTAGAGCTTGACGTATTTGGTCTGAGCACCGTCATGGGCGCTAACACCGATCGTCACCTCATCATCGTCATACAACGACAGAGGGTTCGTCAAGAAGTGCCGGTTGACTTTGAGTGATACCGACTCGCCCGAAGACTTCACACGAACGACCGGGATCTTAACCACCGAATCATGCTTTTCTAAGGCGTCTTTCATCTTCAAGGTCAATACGCCCTCAGCACCCTCGGGGCCAGCGACACCGATTTCAAGCACCACGTCGTCCGGGTCTGCCGTAGCTCCCAGCGCCTTAACGGCACTCTGGAGCTTCGTCTTATCTACCGACCACACTTCCGGCTCGGAAAGGTCAACCGGGATACCGGGAATGTTCGGGAGCGCCAGATGCGTATCGGGATAACCGAAAAGGGATCCGTCGTCGGATTCGACCACGAAAAGGTCGGACTTCGACACGGTGCAGGAAAGGTCACACGTCTTGCTGAGGAACGAAATCAGCTTTTTGATTTCATCCTTTGTGATCTTAAACCGCTCTTCGCTATCCACATACTCAGCCAGCGCATCGTCTTCATCGGCCTCAGCCAACTTGAACATGGCCAGTGAACAGGTATCGGTCGCCAGCATATCCCGGCCCCGCAACTCCGTCACTTGCAAATTGTTCGCAAGCTCGTTGTTCGTCGTAGCTTCCCCAATGAAAGGGCGCACGAATTTCAGGGAATCCACGAATGCGTTGGGGTTGATATCGAAGAGCTTGGTTTTGTCTTCGAGGCGCTTGGAAAAGTCCGGGAAAGAGGCTGCATCGAGCGATGCAAAATGGCCCTTAGCTTCGCCGCATTCCATAACCACGCCGTTAGCGTCGGCTTCCACGTCAACCACATCGTCAAACACGCTACCGACCCACTGAGAAAGCCGTGCGGCCTCTACGGTGAAACTACCCTCACCATGAAGGGAATCTTCCACGATTGTAGTAGGTACCTTGACCATGATTCGGCGGTCGGTAGCCCACAAGACGAGACTATCCTCCTCGACCTTGAAAAGAATCGAAGAAGTGATCACACCCGCATCGTTGGTAACAGCGAGGCTTGCTACATCGAGGGCCGCCTTCAAAGCGTCCTTTTGAATACTAAATCTCATACCGTAACTCCTAATAATTTCAATCGTCATACTTGGCGAGTTTCTCTTCCACCTCTTCCAAAGCGGACTCAGCCAAGGCAACCTTGCCGTTTAGCTCTTTACGCTTCTGGGGAAGAAGGTCCGGGATCTCTTTAAGATCGTAACCCTTTTCGGCGGCCTCCTCCTTGAGGTTGCGCAATTCTTCTTGCGCATTTTTAAGGCGGGCCACCTTTTCCGCCTTTTGACTCACTAACTGCTCACGCTGTGATTTGATCTTCTTGATGCGAGCTTCAAGATCGGTCATGTCGCTCATAGTGATACTCCTTCGTATTAATCCGAATCTTCGATCTTACCGCCAAAGCCTATCATAACAGATCCCTCGTTACTTTGCGAGAGGCTTGGGAGCGTTTCTTCACCACGCTCGGCGCGGTTCCATCGACGCTTTTCACGGCGGGTCGCTTTCTGTTGTTGTCGCTCAACGCATACCGCTTCCCACGGGCACCACTTACAGTGGGACGGTTCCGGGTTTGCCTTGAAACGTTTCTTCTGGATGTTGGTAAACGCAGCTACCAGATCGTTGCGCAATTTCGCAATACTTTCCGGGTCAGGCTTGATCCAGTCAAACGCTTTCTCGGGGTCATCGGCGAAACGGTAGTAATAAAAGCCCAGACGGTCTGGCAAACGATTGTGCAATAGCTTGAATGCCAAGGCATAGAACAAGAGCTGCTCTTCGTCTACGTACTTTTCACGGTGCTTAGACGACTTGCCGTCAATCAACAGCACTTCGTCGTTTTTCTTGCGGATCAAGAAGTCGGCGATCCCGTACAAAAAATAGCTCGACTGTAGCTGCGTGCGAAGAACCACCTCGCTTCGCGCATACGGCCCTAAGAGCTTTTCACGCTTAATACCTTCCAGCACCTTGGGTACGATCTCCAAACACGTCTCAAGCAATTCTAGCGGCTCGTACCGGCACTTGATATCGTTGAAGTCAACGTGCTCCTCGTCGAGGAACTCGTAAAAATACTTCGGCACCAAATCAAGTAGCTTTTGCGAAGTCCCTTTGCCGGATCGCCACAACTCATCGTTGTAGAAATCTTCGTAAACACGCTGGACCACACTACCAACAACCGCATTATGCTTCGAATCCGGTTCGGGTGGTTCCTCTTTATCTACACGTGTGAGGCGGTACCTCTTAGGACACTCGCGGTACGTCTTGTACCCTGAGTACGATAACCAGTATTGCTTTCCCATACTTTATCCTGACGCTGCTGCTTCTAAGTAGCGGAGCGCCCGGTTTCGTACCTCGTGATCGAAATCCTCCAAGCCTTCGATAGCTTGGCGGATGTTATCTTCTTCGTTCACGGACGCAGACTCTGATAGCGTTTTAATGAAATGGTCGATATCTTTCCGTTCCTGTTTGATACGCTCATGCTTCTCTAGATCAAACACTTCGGAAGCCGGTTTTACTTCGATTTCAATCGGTTCGGTGTGGATTTTTACCTCACCCTCCACTTTTTCCACGCGGATATAACCGATCCGGGGGATGCGCTTCAGATTGTCATTGGTAAGCGACCCCCTGCTGAGGGAACCCAAGTTGATAAAGGGCTTCCCCAACACCTCTTGAATGCCTTGATCAATGTGGTAGTGCCCGAAAATGAAAACGTCCGGGGAGCATTCAGCTAGTTGCTGGTATGACAAAAATTGCTCACGCCCGAAACTTTCCGTCCCGGTAGGTGAAGCATACGTATGGGCGGCCACGATCAATACGTCTTCGTCCCCGCGCTCAATTTCAAAGTCAAACACATCGAAATCGATCTTGTAAGGCAAACCCACGACGCGGACCACAAGACCATCGTCGTCTTCGAACCGGACGTCTCCCATACGTTCAAAAACCCCGGTTGCGAATAAAACGCCAAGGGGTTGCTTTTCTACGTAATCGACGTTGGCATACGGAAAGTCATGATTGCCGGGGTTTTCATAAACCGGACAGGGATAGGACCGGTGCAGATCAGCTACCTTACGTACCAACAAATGGCTGTTTCGTGACGCCGCCTTGTTGTGAAAAAAGTCGCCGTTATCCAACACGGCATTCACTTTCTTTTCACGGGCCATGTCGCCGATCTGTCGGAGCTTACCAAGTAGCGTTTCCATGTAATCGTCGCACCTAGACTCCGGTGGACGATCGTTAATATGGACGTCGGTTCTAACCAAAAATGAAATCATGGGGACACATCCCGTTCACAAGTAGGACAGGTACCTGCCTCGTGCAGGGTTACATGCAACTCATCCTTATTGGCCTCGATCTGCTTGTCAAGGTCGCCGATCTCAGCCTTAGTGGCGGGGATAAGCGAAAGGATACTGTCCAGACGGGTTGCTATTTTGTCAAGGTCTTTACATTCGATATAGGCATCTTCAAGGTCGCCTAGCGTCGGCAATTCCAAACTGCCAAGATCCTTGAAACGCCTTACCACACTTCCGATGCGGCGGGTCTTGGCGGCTAGGGATTCTAGCTCCCTGATCTCACCAAGCAACCCATCGTCATCCCATTCAGGAATATCGACCTTTTCTACACCCGCGAACTTCTTGAGTTCGGTGCGACCACGATCGAAACGCCGGGCATACCGCGCCAGCGTTTCAACCTCTTTAACAGCATCGTCGCCATCCCATGAGGGAACGGAAAGAGCTTCGACCCCATCCAAATGTTGGAGTGTAGTGCCCAAAGTGGAACGCTTCTTTTCGAACCCATCGAGGACTTCGATCTCCTTGTTAAGAGCCGTAATGCCTCGGTAGTAGGTCCGTACTTCCTCTACCTGTGCCATATCGTCGTCGTAATTCTCGTAGCGATTTAGTTCTTCTTTTACAGCATCGAGGTCCGTGCGTCGGACCTTCCGCGTGCTCCGCACTTCCCGACGTTCCTTATCGCAATTTCTAAGTGCGGTCTGGACGTCAGTAAGGCGGCCCACATCGGAAATGGCTTCGGCTGCAAGGCTGCCAACCTCATTCAAAAGGAATAGGGGGTGGAACTGATCGGAGATCTGAACGTTGATGGAATCACGTCCCACCTTCATCTCACCGAATCCGGCCTCGGCCACGTGGGGAAGGCTGCCCCTCCCCACGCTTTCAAGAACCTCTCCGTTGATCACGTAACCATTGTGACCGCCGCCCTTTTTCCAAATGAGATTGAACTCCGGGCAATCCAATTCGACCTCGGCGTGATCAGCGGTTCCGCCTTTCGTTACGAAATCATCGCCCTCTCGGTTAACGAGGGCTCCTTGAATTGCCCGGACCATCGCCGACTTACCGATGTTGGACTTACCAACTACTACGGTAAAGCCGTCGATTTCGATCTCAGCGTCCTCAACGGACTGGAAGTTCTGGATTCGAACTTTCACGTATCATCCATCTCGTTTTCGAGGAATACGGCTGTGGCCGGGTTTTCGTCGAGGTAATCAATAGCGGCATCTCTGCCCCGTACTGATTGCTCTTCACCATCTTCATCGGTGAATTTATACCACGGACCGGCTTGGTCGATCAATCCCTCTTCAAGAGCTAGATCAACTAGCGCTTCGATAGCAGGGTCCACGACCTTTTCAGACGTAGTTTCACCCGTAGCTTCGGAGGTATCATCCTCGTTCTCGCCGATCTTAGTGACGCCGCCCAACGCTGAGAAAGACGAAATCTGATTGACGAGGTGCATGAACTGCGAGGTGTTTTCAAGCAAGTAATCCCGAAGGTTCTCCTTGCCCTGCAAGCTCTGCTCTTCACCTTGCTGGTCCACGAACTTGTACCACGCGCCCGCACGTTGAATCAGATTGCGATTCTCAGCAATGTCCATGATAGAACGCACGTTGTCGATTCCTTCGCCGTAGCGTAGCACAAAATCAGTGCTGTGGCCTTGGTGCATCGACACTTTGTTCTTGGTGCATTGGGCGCGAACGATGTTGCAAATCGGCTGCTTTTCGCTATCGCCAGTGAGATCGTTTTCGATCTTGGAGTATTCGGTTTTCACCCGCTTGATCTTCAAACGGAGCGAAGCGTAATACTTCAAAGCGCGGCCACCCGACGTATCCTCGTCCGGTCCCGTATCGTACTTGCTCGTCTTGATCCGGCAGCGAAGCTGGTTCAAGTAAATAAGCGACGTTCCCGAATGGCGGAGGTCGTGAACAAGGTTCGGCAAAAAGCTCGATTGAAGTCGAGCAAGCAAACCGATCTGTCCCGTTTCAGACACATCCTTTTCGAAAGTCGCCTGCGGTACCATAGCCGACACTGAGTCAATGATGATCAGGTCGACTTTAGCGTTGACCATGATCTTGATGATCTCGGCACCCTCTTCCCATGTGATCGGGGAATACAGGTCCCATTTGTCGTCGCTAAAATCCACACCCAAGGCTTGGGCATAGGCGGGAGCAATGGCGTTCTCATAATCAAGGAAGCAAACACTGCCTCCTTCGCTCTGGCACTTCACAGCCGCTTCAAGCGCAAGCGTCGTCTTACCGGACCCTTCGGGACCGTAGATTTCTGTCATGCGCCCACGGGGAAGTCCGGGGCATTGTCGTTGACCGTTAGGGAGCTTGTTGCCCCCGATCAAGAAATCAATAACAAGCGAACCGGTCGAAATTGCATCAACCGGCGTCGTGTTATTGGGGTCGAGTTCGACTCGGTTCTTGAAGTCGATCTTCTTGTTCTTCTTTAAGGCCGCTCGGGCCTTTGCTAGATTGGACATGTGGGTTGTCCCCTTGTCGTCGTAATCGTTTCATTCGACTTAACTTCCATTATTCTTCGTAGAGGTAGTCGTACTTTTCGTCTTTCAACAAATAGTATTTTTCATCCTCTTGATAGATCAAGCCTTTGTACTCGATCTTCCCCGTTTTACGCTTTTTGACTGTCTTGGTGAACGCCTGTGCCTCTTTCGAGGATAGATCATCTTCGGTGATATCACCGTCGAGGAGCGACTTGAATCGGGCAGCAAAGTACCCGATCAAATAGGCGTCAGCCACGTTGTTATTGAGGCGACCTTCCCACTCACCATCGAGTAGATCCTTCATCGCATCTTTCATGTCGCTCTTGAACATCTTGCCTTTATCGTCCAAAACGTCTCGGACAAAAGCCTTCAGTTGCGTCGGCATGAAATATACGAAAGGGAGCCGGTGATTCATCAAGATCTCGATCGTATACATATAGAGGGCATAAAGCCCCATAGCATAGCTCGCCCGGTAAGGCGGATGCTCGATCCCAACGAAATCAATGTCGTGTCCGCAGTCTTTAATGATCTCATCAAGACCATCAGCTAACATGCGGTAGCGACGTGGCATAAAGGTTTTGGCGGTCGTCTTCATGACACCATAGTCAAGAACGGAATCCATCCCATCCTTATCAGTGTCAATCAGAGTCCACCCGTAACCCGTTATAGACGGGTCCAGTCCAAGTACAATCATAGGCTATATAGGGGGCAAAGGGGCGGGACCCGAAAGCCCCACCCCGATAGACTTCGATTAGTCGATGTCTTCCATCAGATCATCATAGTCGATGTCTGAGGAAACGTCGGGTACGACGTCCGTATCCTCGCCGAAGTGCTGCTTGATCTCATCAACAGAGAGATCACGGCAAAGAGAAAGGGTGTGCTCCTGTTCGGCAACACGCTCCAGAATCTTTTCACGGATCTGGTCGTTGCGCTGCCACAAAGCCTGACCGTTGCACGCGGTGAACGACAGTTTTTGGTACTGATCGTCGGTGCAAGTGACTTTGATATCATGAGCGGTGAGGGGGAATTCCTCGTGGATCGTAGCAAGAAGACGGTACTTGTCTTCACCGAATTGCCACTCCAAGACTTCGAAGTCCAGTTGCGGCTTTCCGTCTGCGCCTTTCGGCAGTGATCCGTTGCGGTCGGTCTTGTACTTCAGGACGAAAGTACCGATACGACGCTTCGGGGGTCCGAATTTTTGCGTCGTGTACTCCCCTTTGGCATTGATGTATCCAAGGCCGGGGGCGTAGTGGTAATTAGCCATCTTGAACTTGGGGGTGTCAGTCTCCGCCATGCGACGGTTACCCTCCTCGTCCTTGAAAAACCATACGATCGCGAGACGATCGGTGTGGTTCTTCTTACCTTTGTACCGCTCAACGCGGCCTCCGGTCATAACTTTCTTGTCGTCTTGCCCAAAACCAATCAACTGTTCTGCATCAGACATAGGTATGTCCTCATCGTTTTAGACGGCCTACCAGCGCGTGGACTACTTTGGCATCCAATAAGGTGCGATGGTCGCTGCGCTTTAGCACCGTCAGTTGTTATTAAGTGGCCGATCACCAACCCATTTGGTGAGGGCCTAGAGAAGTTAGGTGGGAAGATATCAGGCAGTGTGTAAAAGGTAGGTTATGTGATCACTGCCTGTGATCTAGCTGTTAAAAACGCCTTATTCGGCGTCTTCGACGTTGAACTGAGCCGTCACATCGCGAGGCTCAGTGCCTCCCTTGTCTGGACCCTTGCCACAAGCCAAAAGCTCTTTACGGCAATCGTTGAGTGCCTCACGGGCATTCATCAGGGTCTTTCTTGCTCGGGTTGCTGCGGCACGGTTTCCACCGTAACCTTTCACAACGTCTTCCTCGGAAGCCCGGAGGGCTTTTACGAGATCTTCGTAGGCGCTAGCCATAATTAACTCCGTTACCTTGCCTTCTCTATAGAGAAGGAATTATCAAAAGAATACCGAATCTCAGGCGAGGCTTTCCAGTGCCGCTTCGAAATCGAGGTCCATTTCGGATTCCTCTTCGAAAACCGCTGTCTTGTCAGCCTCCCCCACATCCGGCTTGTCCGATACGGACTGATCCGTATCGCTAGACTCTACTTTAACATCTTGATCTGCGCTGTCAACCCCTTGATCACTCTTTTCTTGATCTTCGCCGATAACGAACAGGTTCTCATAGTCCGGCTCGGCTTTCCCTTTGGTTTCGGGATCTTCGTCCGGGTTTTCAAACATGTTATCGGAGTCAACTTCGATATCTTCGGCTTCGATCTGGGGTGAATCAAAGTCCCCCATATCGTTGCCCCACATGGCACCGGTTTCGATCTCCGCCTGAATCAGTTGCTTTTGCAAGCGAATGTCCCGGTTCACGTCCCTAAGCTCACGGAGCTTCGATTCGATCACAGTATCAACGTGACCGGCGTCCGTAAGGGAAAGCTGCAAATCATTGATCTGGCCGATCTCCTCTTGCAACTTGGTACGGGCCAGTGCCTCACGATCGGCTTTCGATAGGCCACGCATCTGAACGATCTCAGGGTCGTTTGCCATGAGGTCGTTGTACTGTAGCTCGAAATCAGCTTCCACCATGCGGAGCCGCCGTTCGATCTGGCGCATATACATCTGGCATTCACGGGCGAAACGCTGCACTTCATTGGTGAAGTTACGGCACTTAGCGACCATGTTGTTCAGGAACTTTGGGCCTCGTTCGATTGGATCGTAATCCAACTCAAGGTCCATTTCCGAAATGCGCTCAAAAATTACGTCTACTCTTTCGTCGTCCATATTACCCTCCTATTCCGATCATGATTGTGCGACCGGATTACGAATGGCCTCATCATTAGCCGACGATTGACTGTCGGTATCCGATTCCTCGACCGCTTTAATACGCGCACGCTGCAAAGCCTCGTACATCGGCGTGAGCTTTTGCACCTGCGCTTGTCTATTGTTCTTTGTGATCTGCTGGCGGATGAATGCGTCGGTGTAGAGGTCCTCGACCACTTTCTGGGCCAAACACGACTCTGTATACCGGGCCTCTTCCATCGTCCACCCCTCGTCGTCTTCACACTTGGCGGTGTACGACAAAAAGGATGAGGTCTTAATCCCGGCTGGGCTTCGCCCTTCCAGTGAATAGGAAGACGTCACCCGTTCGATTCGGATCGAATCTCGGAGTTCCTGCTCTGTTCGTTTGCTCATAGTAGTGCTTCCTCGTTAGTAATCACGAACGGATCGTAACCCTTACCTTACCAGATCGAACCACCTAGTCAATAGGTGATCTTCGTGGGTCCAACAAATAGTTTTGCGAAATGATCTACTACGTCTTCGATGGTTTCAAAATGATGATAGAAACGGGAAGCCCCTCCGGTATCAGCATAGCCGGGACTTTTCGTTTTACCAATGCCCCCATCATTGCCGTATACTTTTACCCGACCAACATAATCATCACCTATCCCCTTGTTACTCGAAGGACAAGCCCCGCTCTGAGCATCCATGATCTCCGCCGTGGCTCCCGTCAACATCAAGTTGGCGGGGTAACGTCCCTTGGAAGTATCAAGTGCGCCGCTACCTGAGCTACGTTCGAACGTCCCTAACTGCCCTTTGCTGGCATACATCCTACCAGACTTAGGGGTGTTACACCGTTCCATAGCTTCTTGGTCCCATTTATCAACAGGTATCCGGCACGTATTCACATCCAACGTCCCGACCCCCTTGCGTATGACCTGATCGACGTATGTGCTATCTACAGGGACGCGGCCTACCAGAACCACGACCGGAATGTCATCGGTCTGGTAACTGATAGCATCCCGGATCTCAAAGCCTAAGCGCCTTAGTGAGAAGCCCGCGCAATCTACCCGAGCGATGGGGCTTACAAAAGCTACCAAAGCCCCTGCGTCTAAATCAGGGGCCTCTGTGGTGGGGTATTTAGCTATCCAGTTCATCCATACTCTCGGCCAACCGCTCTGCTAGTAGAGTATTGCGTTTGGCGACTTCATCGTTGCGGACCGCCTTTTGGATGGCTTCCCAATCACCGAAAATGAACACCTTGCGCTTTGCTCTAGTCACAGCGGTATACAAAAGGTTTCTTTGAAGCTGGATCGAAAAGCCCTTGACAAATGGCATGACCACGTAATCGTACTCCATGCCCTGTGACTTGTGGATCGTGATACAGAAGGCCAGATTAAGCATGTCCGGGGCCTCCTTGAACTCGATCGGGATGAGCTTGGTCTTACCAAAGTCCCGGATACGGATTTTGATTTGGGAATTTTTCGAGTCGATTTCCGTAATCGTACCGATTTCCCCGTTGTAGACCCCTTTTTCATAGTCATTGGCCGTCACGATGATTCGGTCGCCTTCACGCAAACGTAAGCCTCCGCGCAACGTCGTCTCCCGCTGGTTTTCCAACGGGTTCAAAACTTCCCGGATACGCTGGTTGAGGTTGTTCACGCCGAGGTCGCTCTTCCATCGTGGGGACAGCACTTGGAACGTGGCGTCTTTATCGACCTTCGCCTGAAGCCCCTGAATGACACGTAGAATGCCATCTACGATTTCTTCGTCACTGTCACGGGGGATGAACCTGAAATCGGTCTTGGGGTCTGTGGGGTCGCCTACACGGGGATCCTCGCCACGGTTAATACTGTGGGCGTTGAGGATGATATCGCTGGCTTCCTCTTGACGGAAAATCTGCGTCAGTTGGGTACGAGCAATCTGGCCAGATCGAATCAGTTCGTGCAACACGTTACCCGCACCAACCGAAGGCAACTGCGCATGGTCGCCGACAAATACGAGGATCGTCTCTTTCTTCAAGGCCGATAGCATCCGAAACATCACTTGCTGGTCGACCATTGAAAATTCGTCGACGATCACGGCGTCTACCGGGAGCATGTTGTTCCGGTTGTAAAGCCATTCGCTGCCCTCACCACGATAGCCCAAGGCCCGGTGGATCGTCGCTGCAGCCTCACCAACCACGTTCGATAGACGCTTGGCGGCAATACCGGTAGGCGACATCAACTGGACCGCGAGGTTTTGCTTCTTGAACAGGTCCATAATCGCTTTCGTGACCGTCGTCTTACCTGTGCCCGGAAGGCCAGTCAAAAGGATGACCTTGTGGTCCTTGAGCGATTCAATGGCTTGACGCTGTTCGGTGGAAAACTGAATCTTGTGGCTTTCTTCGTACATCGAAATGAAATCTTCGAGGTCCATTCGGAAATGGTCGTGTTCCCCCACAAAGGTCGATAGCAACTCCGCGCTGCGTTGTTCGTAGGTATGCAGGGGCGCTAGGTAAATCTTACCCTTGTCCGTAACGATACGGTCACGGCTCTTGAGATCCTGAAGGGCCGTGCGTACATCTTCGGTGGTGAGCTTGCGCCCAAAATCTGTCACCTCGTTTCGCCGGATGAGGTAGTACACCTGATTGATAAGCTCGCTGGCTTCCAAATAGAGGTGCCCCGTACCGTTGGATGCGTTGTGTAGGGCGTACTCAATGCACGCTCCGATGCGGAAGGTCGAATCAGGCTCTACACCAAGGGCAAGGGCCACGCGGTCCGCTATGACGAAACCAACGCCTCTGATTTCCATCAAGCGGTACGGATTCTCTTCCACATTATTAACGGCGTCCGTTCCCCACTCGTCGTAAATGCGTTTGACCACACCATTAGGCAGGTCGAGATCCAACAGGTGGATAGCAATTTCACGGTACTCGTTGTACTTGGCCCATTCTTTAGCAAGGTTGTCACGCTGGACCTTGTTGAGGTTGGACACCTCTTCGAGCCGTTCGGGATGGTTGGACAAGACGTCAAGGGTATCGGTCCCGAAATGATTCACCAGCCGTTTGGCGGTTACGGGTCCAACACCGTGGACGTAGTTTTCCAGATACTTCTGAATCCCGTCGTTACTGTCGAGATCTCCGGGCACGAAAGCAGCGGCGTCGAAGGTGAGGCCATATTTCGTCTGTTCCCACTCACCTTCGAGCACCACCTCTTGGCCGGGGTAAGGCTTTTCGAAAAGGAAATTGCCTTTGGCCTTTTTCGGGCGTCGATTGTCGGTCGAGTCTTCCACCACGAATACGTAGAAATTCGATTCTTCGTTGGTGAAAATAACCCGCTTTACAGTGCCTCGTAATTCCATTCGTATGCCTATGCCTTACATCATGTTGTAGAGTTCGTTCTCGGAAATGATGGGAACACCATACTTCCGAGCCTTCGCAGCTTTGCTTGACGACGTATTAGGATCGGCGGCGACCAGATAGTCAGTCGACTGCGCCATCCCCTTCACTGTACCACCTGCGTCCTGAATGTCACGCTTAATGTGAGCGCGGGGCTTGGACATGGCTCCAGTCAGGGTGATGCGCTTGCCCTTGAGGTTGCCTTCACGCTTCTTGATGGTCACGTAATTCCGATCGAGCAACTGCCTCAGAACCGGTTCACGGTCCTTGATACCTTTCGTGAATGCAAGCGCCGTGGCCTCACCGATACCGTCGATGTAAGTGAGTTCGGTAGCATAAGCCGTCGTGAGCTTGTCCACCGTATCGTATCCGGCCTGCATGAACTTTTGCACCGTGCGATTACGGATTCCTTCGATACCAAGGCCGCCGATAAGGGCGTCCAGAGTGACCTCCGAATTCTTCACAAGCTGCTCGATAAGGCTGGTAGCTGTGCTACGCCCCACGACCGCCCCATTGGACTTCTGAAGGTCTTTCAAGTCGGAAACGGACAGGCGATAAAGGTCGTCGACATCTTCGACCAGACCCTGTTTGACGACTTCCTCGATGATGAAATCGCCCCATTCCAGAATCGAAATGGATTCGATCCACTGCTTGATACGTCCCGCTGCCGATGCCGGGCAAACCGTTCCGCCCGTGCAAACGACGTATTCGCCTTCCGACTTGGTTTTGCTACCACAAGAGGGGCACTGCGTCGGTGCCGTAAGGTAGCCCACGCTTTTCTTGGAAATCAATTTCTCGACGCGGGGGATAACATCGTTGGCCCGCTTGACCATAATCTGGTCGTCGATGTTGAGATTCATTTCCCGGATGTAGCTGCTGTTGTACAGGCTGGCCCTGCGGACTTCCGCACCGGCCAGATCCACCGGATCGAATTCAGCGACCGGAGTGATGCGGCCCGTGTTACCCGTCTGCCACACGACGTTTCGAAGCGTCGTAATAGCACCCTCAGCGGCGAACTTCAAAGCCACGGCCCCATAAGGGTTGCCACTACGCTCCCCGGCCCTCTTGAAGTGTGTGGACTTCTGGAGGCGAATCACAAGCCCGTCGATGTCGTAGTTCAACTCGTCACGGAGCGTGTTTTCGTACTCCTGATAGATGGTTTCCAGACCCGCACGACCGAAACCGTGGTTGGGAACCTTCAATCCCAACTCCGTCTTGATGAAAAAGAACTTTTCCTCGTCATCTTCGAATTCCAGTCCCCGGCTGGCGACGTCGTAGCACATGACCGTCAGGTGCTGGCACCCTTGCGCCTTGTCCCGACTTTCCCGCTTGGCGATACCAGCGGCGGCATTGCGTGGGTTGGCGTAGTCCGGGAAATGGGTCCTCCACATGTCATGGGTGAGTACGATTTCGCCCCGGATCGAACCGGTAAGGGCGTGCGGCAGCTTGCGCTTGACGCCGCGCATCATCACGACATTGGCGAGGATATCTTCGCCCACGAAACCATCACCACGGGTGATAGCGCTAACGAGGTTGCCATTTTCGTAGTTCAAAGAGATGCTGATACCGTCCAGCTTCTCCGACCAGCTAAGAAGGCCGCTGGCGGGTACTTTCGTGGGCTGAAGGGTCGTTGACACCGAGGCAAACCAATCACGCAAAGCCGTGATGCTGTTGACTTTGTTGAGGCTGGTCATCGCCATCTGGTGGCGCATCTTGGACCATTTGGTTTTACCAGAAGGGGCCGCCCCTACGGACGTAAGGAGGTCATTGTCGGGATCCAACCGCCGAAGCTCATCTTCCAGAGCATCGTACACATCATCTTCAACGAGCGGATTGTCGTTGTAGTAGGCTTCGCGGTACTCAGCGAGTTTTCCCTCTAGCTCATGGATCCTTTCCTTCGACATTTTCGGCTCCTCGTTGCAATAAATTCTGAAGGTGTTCGGCTTCTTTGAGATCCACCGTCGTAAGGCGAATCTCCTTGTTTTTATATTCGTCCAGAACGTCGTCGAGACGCTCTTCGGTTCCGTCGTAAGTTTCAATCAACCAGCCGTCCTCGCTCTTCCGTAGGACGCCCTCTAGAACATACCCTAACTGCGAGCCTTCGTCAAAAGAAATCTTGCTCATGGCACCTCCAATTCTTCAAAAACGCAAATCAATCGGTTCATCGTTGGATCCTGTAGGTGATATATGAACCTCTGGAGCTATCCCGATCCACTACAGCAATGCCTGTATCGTTCATGCCCTTGAAAAACCCGGACTTACATGCGTAAGGATAACCAAAGAGCATCCCCTCCTTCCCAGAAGGGGACACCCCGCTTACCGTGAAGCCACAGACTTTTTGCGGAGCGTCTCTTTGTCTTGTGGTGGGCGAGACATTCCTCGGTGGGCATTACCAATCTTTTCTTTTACCCGATCAAGATGCGATACATTAGCCACCCCATACTTTTCCTGCACCACTTCCCGGATCTTGTCTTGGGTTTTGTCAAGTGAAAATCCTGCATTCTTTCCACTACATTGGTACGAACAGTAACTGAGGGGTGAACCCCTTTTGAACCCTACGGGATCACCGCATTCATCACAAATAGGCTGGCCGTGGTTTTCGATGTACTTTGTTTCACGCCATTCAAAGGATCTATGACCCGTGGCGTACTTACGAAAAGAGCCTCGATAGAAATTGGGCCGCTCTTCACAGTACCCGCATTTGCATCGAGGCTCTTTGCCGTTGTATTCAGTCAAGATCACATAATCTGCAAGGGACAAATCATGCTCATCCCCCAAATGACGTGTCAATTGACCGGCTTTGTTGTTCTTGAATTCTGAGCTACAGATTTCGCATTGGATCATGATCCAACCACTACTGGAGGTTAAAGGTGTACCAATAGTGGTTGGATACCAAAGGATTATCAATCAACCACAACCGCTGTGTCCACAAGACCGGCAAGCACTGCAGCCACTTTCAAATATGATATCATCTGATCCACAACTCGGACACTCAGCATTCGTGGCTTTCGTACCGTCCAAAATGTGCTCCGTGAGGAACTGACGAACAGCAGTCAAGGTAGTGGCGATATAGTCGCCTTCGATATCACTGATTGAAGCCACGATATCCGGGAGCGAGATATTGTGTCGCATCGCCATCGAAATGACCTTGCCCAGCTTCACGTGATACGCATCCTCATGGAGCTTATCGACTTGATCTAGCACGAGGTCCTGCGACACGCCCTTTGCCAACAGGAGCTTTGTGACGGCCCTGAAAGCCCGGTTCATGGTAACGTATTCGCCCGTTTCATACGAATTGCTGTGAATCCACAGAGCCACGGGGTTAACCAGATCGTTCGGCAAGTATGACAAATGCATGTAATACTTATTGCCTTCACGACGGATCGTGTGCGTAGGCCCGTTCGAAAATTCGTCAGGCAGTTTCACATCCTTTACCACCACGCTTTCATCAGTGATCTCCGCATCTTCGGGCGTGCATCCATACTCAATCAGCGAAAGGAGCAGCTCACCACTTTGCTTCGGGGCACCACTTTCTTCGCCGGTGGAAAGCACTGACTCCATTGTTCCCGCCCTGTACGTCGTGAATCCGACAAGACCAGCTTTCCATGAATCCATGTAAAGCTGCTTGAAATCATCAAAGGGGTACTCCTCGGGGACGTTGGCGGTCTTTGAAACGCTCTGATCACACGACTCTTGCACTTTCGCTTGCATGTAGACATGCTCCCGGACCGGCAAATCCTGTGCGGTCACGAGATAATCATCACCCTCTTCAAGGGCTTCCGGGAAATGCTCCTTGAGCCATGAATAGCCATAGTCCTCTACGGGGTCGATGAAACAAAGCCCCCGGTTGTGCGGCTCATAGTACCAGATACGACCTTCGTACTCGCCCCTCCAAGCAACCGCGTCTCCCACTTCGATTTCGTCAAGAATGTCCTTGACGTTATCTTGTGTCAGACCTTCGGGCCAGGCCGACGCGATCATCGTGCGCTCGTAACCATGCGCGAAAACCGGCTCGATGCCGTTAGACACCATGTCACAGATAATCGAACTGTTGCCCAGCGGCGGGTTCGTCAGGCGCTTGGCATTGCGTACACCGTACTTACGAACCAACTCAATCGTATCTTCCGAAGCCGTACAGACGTTTTTGAAATACGGCGTTTCCAGATACCGCTCGTCGTACATCGGGAACGGACCCTTCTCCTTCGCCAGCAATGCCGAAGCCCTAAGCGTCACTTCGTCTTTGATCCGATGGATCTCATCAATGAAATCCGCAGCCTCATCGGTACCATAACGGATCCCCAGCATATACATACTGGACCCTAGCCCGTTGACGCCCATACCAAACTGGCGGATCTGAGATACCGCCCATTCGTAAGCCGGAAGAGGTACCGTACCCGTGTCGTTGACGTTATCCAGCATCCGGGTAAAGACTTCAATCGTTTCTGCATAGCCTTCGTAATCGAAAGTACGGTCGTCCGTAATGAACTGCGTCAGGTTGATCGAACCCAGCAAACAAACGGTCGTGAACCCTAGCAAGTGGTCGTCCCACTCTTCCATGTAAGGCTTGAGGTACTCCGCTGGCTGATACCCTTGGTCCATGAACGACGTGCCGGGGATTTCACCGCATGGGTTTGAAGCGCTGACGGGTCCAAGATAAATCAGGGGGTTGTTCCGGTTCATGTTATCGAAATACATGATGCCCGGCTCATTCCGGTTGTACGTGGACTCCATGATCAGATCGTATAGATCACGTGCCTTGACCCGCTTGTAAGTTTTCCCGTTGAAATGGAGGTCATAGAAATCATCCGCTTGCACGGCTTCCATGAACGCATCGTCAACCATCACGCTGATATTGAACTTGGTCAGGCGGCCCGCCTCCTGTTTGGCGCGGACGAACTCTTCAACATCCGGGTGCCATACCGGAAGGATAGCCATCATAGCACCTTTACGGGGCTGGGCTTTTTCCACCCGATCCTTAACCGCCTCCTCAAAGTGGTTGACGATCTGGTCTTCATAACCGTCGTTATCCCCCTTGACGATCATACCGCTCATTTTATCCCATAGCTCCATGTAACTGACAACGCCGGGGTGACGGATGCCGACACCACCGATGAAAGAGCCACGCGGACGGATGAAACCGAAATTCATCCCGTATCCACCTTCGGACTTGAGCGTTTCGGCGGCCTCAAGCAGCGAAAGGAAAATGTTGGTCAGGTTGTCGGGTGTCTCTTCGGTGTCGAGGCTGCAGTCAATCACCGCATCCGAATTGGGAACGCGCTTGCTGTAATTGATCTTGGCGTTGGACACCGGGCTGTTGATAAAGCAGTTCCAAACGGTAGCTTTATCGAAATCCGTACCGGCGTTCGCTGTGATGCGGCCCGCTGGTGTAGCCTTCATACCCACAGCACGATAGGTCTGACCCGTGATCTCGCTCGTATACAGGTCTTCGTCGTCCTTTGAATACTGTGAACCAACCGGAAGCGGCTCGAACTTCACAAGGGTCTTTAGGTAGCGGTCATACCACTCTTCAACCTCTTGATCACTGGCACCATACTGGCGCTCTACCTCTGCAATTGACCGTGCCACACGCTTGTAGGTTTCAAGCGCTGTTTCACCATCATACTGATACTTGGAAGCCCAATTTTCGCGGGCCAATCGGGTGTTAAAAATCATGAATTACTCCTCAAAGTCTTGACTAAGAAACCAGTTGATTAACAGGGGACCGTTTTTCCCGCGCTTGGCCATAGATTCAATTTCGCACATCTGACGATACGCTTTTCGCAACTGCTTGAGGTTCCAATGAACCGATTGCCGATGCAACTGGTCGTAGACGTAGTGGGAAATTCCCATCAGGCTGCATACATCGTTTTTGCTGAACTCGCTCTTGAAATAGGACTCGAAAAGAATGAGCTTTTCGATCTGCCCCAAAAACATCGAAATCAGCGGGAGACACGCATAGATGTCTGTGGACTGGTGAAAGTAAATGGTGGCCATTCGAAGGGCCGTCGACATTTGCTTTGCACCCCACGCCTTCAAAACGTTGAAGGGGTTGATCGTTTTGTGTTGGACCAGAACCGAAGTGATATCCTTGGGCGTGATGGTCGTTCGATCGCCCATATTCAAAAACACCTTTTCCATCTCATTCGATAAAGCGTAAAGGTCGTCCCCTACGTTCGCATGGATGTTTTCGGCGTAACCCTCATCGAGGTTGAAACCCCGCCTCCGGCAATACGACACCACCCAATCCTTGTATTCCCAAGGCTTGGGCGAAACACACTTGACCTTTTCGTCGCATTTGAGCTTTCCAAACCACTTCGGCTTACGTCCACCCGAAGCGATCAAAATCACCACGTGATTAGGGTTGGGATCTTTACAGTACCGCTCCAAAAAACCCGAATCATCCACCCGGTTTGCATCCCGGATCATGATCAGCTTTTTGGTCGGAATGAGGGAACCCTCAAAGAGGTGGTTGCGGATCGCATTATCCGAATCAATCCCCGCCCATACAAGAACGGAGCTATACCCGTCAAGGGTACGCTTGGCTGATTCAGTGATTTGGTCCTTGAAATATTCTTCGGAACCGTCAACCACAACAACGGAGGGCTCATCTGTCCAGTCAATCGTAGGCGTTTTCATGTTCTAAATTCGTCTTTGAGATCCAACAGTACGCTCTTCACGTGGTGGTCAAGCGCAATCGGGTCCTCTTGTCGATGACGCACAGCGCGTACTAAAGAGAACGCATTAAAGCATTTTGGACCAAAACGATTTTTCAGACCAGAAAGTTGTCCTAAAATGTCTTGATTTTGCACGAAATCTGTCAGGTCGCGCTCCACCAAACACAGGTCGGAAAGCAAGACATACAGGGTTTCCAAAAACTCGCCGATCTGATCCGAATATTCATTGACTTTCGTGATCACCCGGAAATCTTTGATGTGTGGGTATTCGCAAAGGAGCGACAACACGTCGTTGCGCAACTGAAGTCCCTCGCCCTCCAGAAAATAGAGTGTCTTGCTTATGCTCCCACCACCGAGACGTACCGCATGATCTACGCTAGCGCCCCGATGCCCTTTACTTTCGAGGACGCTCCGCACAGCATCGTCGGACAAGGCCCCGAAATAAAAGTCAAGCGACCGGCTAACCAGCGTAGGTACCAGCGCGGTCTTCGACGTCGATAGCAAAATGAAAAGGGTGTTTTCCCGCCCATCTTCGAGCGTCTTGAGCAACGCATCGGCGGCTTTTATCCCAAGCCGCTGTGCATCGTTCAGGAGGAACACCCGCACGTTACCTTCCATGCGGGAGCGATTGGATTCGTTAATGAGATCACGCACTTGGTCGATCTTGAAGGTCTTACCATCCGGCACATAGTCCATGATATCCAGATGGTTGCCGCTCTCGATCTTGTGGCAAGAGGCGCAAGAGCACCCGGCTTTGCGAGTGCCCGTACAGTTGAGTCTCTTAGCGACTTCGAGTGCCGTAGTTCGTTTACCTACGCCCTCGGGTCCGTGAAAAAGGAGGCAAGATGGGAGATCCCCCGTCTCGATGAGCCTTTGCAAATAATCTGTGATTTGGCCGTGGCCGAAAATATTCGTAAACATAGTTCTTCGTAATAGTGCGATCTTAACGTATCAGAGCCTACCATAACGCCCGAGATAATCAAGGGTGATCTCCGACATGAAGACCACCCTTGCTCGGTGCCTATCCCCGCCACCATCAATTAGTATTTGAAAGTGCCGCCTGTCGAAACCGACCACGAATAGCCGCAATCAACACAACGGTAAATCGAATGCCCCATCTGAACGTTGTCGATCACGTCAGTCATAACATACGCCCGCTTGCTGGCGCACGTGGTAGCACTCTTACCAACATCACCGTCACCCGAAGATGCTCCGGGTCGTCCGTCGACATGCTCATTGCGACGGCACCCCATATTCACTTGGCGGAGGTCGCCTTCGTGCTTGCTCAGGGCCGCCTCGATCTTTTCTTCTTCGACTAGATTCTCTGAATGAGCGTCTAGGTTGAGTTGATCGTTCTGTTCTTCCGACATACCATACTCCTGTGTCATGTGCGGTCATCGAACTTGGAAAACAAGCTCTCAATTTGACCTTCAAGTAATTCCAAATGCGCATCCACGTTGTTCAACAAGGGATCTTCCCTCGCCGTAATCTCGCCAATCACATCTTTAACTGACGAACCCGATAGCAACGTCACTATCTTAGCCCAATCCCCCCGAGTCAAAACTGACTTGAACCGGCTATTTCGTGATGAAACCTGTATCCCCTCTTTATGGGGCCGCACGAACAGTTCGTTGCGGGCGGCTAAAAGCGAAATGATAGGCACCACCCGTAAGGCTTCCCCGTAATACATCGACCGCTGAGGGTAAGATTTTCCCCGTTGATCGACGAATTCGGCGAATTTAACGCCGTCATTTCCCGCGTAAGAGCCACTGTGGTGTCGACCACCCTCTTTGTAAGACAGTCCTCTGGAATATGACGGGCCGCTGGAGGACGACGTTTTCCCGAAAGTGGCCGTTCCCAGAATCGAAACCTGCCGTTCCGCCTCTGAGATAGCTTCACCGGAAAGGTACCCCGTCGTCATAGTGACCGAGGTATCCCCACTGATAAACCCATTTGTGGCTTTCGAAAGAGCGTCCATAGCTGATTACGCTCCCATAATAACGGCCATAAGGCGATCTGCAGCTTGTTCAGCTACATCGGTGGGTTCCATCTCACCGGTAAATTCGTCTCTTTCCAGAACTTCGTCACCGGCCATGTACTCCACGACTACCAAGACGTTATCCAGATCACAGGCGTCTACGCCGAAACGTGCCCGGTATCGAGTCCGACTCGCTTTGTGCGTGACCTCCAGATAGTGCTCCACCTCGTTTACACGGTGAGACACGACTTCGGATTCACGACGTAGGATCTTTTGGCCCACTTTCGCAAGTTCGTTGCAAAACTCAGCAAGCGTTTCAAACAGCGACTCACCCGCCGCCTCTTTAGCGCGCTCTTCGGAAGCCATTTTCTGACGCCGTAGAGTAGCCAGTACGGGACGAATGTGGGGCCGAAGCTCTTTTCGAACCGACCCCATTTTCACTAACTGATCATATAAATTCATGGCACCCTCTTTAGAAATCTCGGCCTCTTCACCATCGACTTTGATGCTGGTCACAGCATCAGGTCCATCCCCATCAATATAGAATGGTCCTAGATCCTTGTAATCTTCGATCGTTACTGACCGCGAGGAGCCTACGTTACATAGGTATTTCACGGCGTCCAACAGCGGCAAAAGGTTTTCCTTTGCCCACCCGTTGCATTCGATCTCGATCACATGTGAATTATATAGCTTGTCGCCCATCGTGGAGACCTTCTGGTAGTATTAAGAATACACCAAGAGGGTGCTATCAAAAGATTATGATTCCTCGTCATCTTCGAAAGGTTTGATGCGTAGGCGCTGGACATAACCGTTTTCACGGGTGTCGTACATATCCAACCGCTTTTCCACCACGAACAGACCTTCGATCTTGCCCTTGGTGGGCATGGTGAAATGCAAAAAGATAAGGTTGCCTTCCGGTTGCCACGGTAACTGGAGCTTCATATCACCGGCCCACAAGTCGTGGCAAAGGATTTCGGTTTTCAAAAGGCCATTACTCATCATCGGACCTCGGCATGATGATCTGAGGATCCTCATCCTCAGCACGAATAATCAGCCGCTCTTGAGCGTGCCGTGGCTTATAACCCGACACGACTTCCGTATCCGCATTTTTGAATTGCGTATCCAACATGTTTTTGTGGGCATCTTGGCGGGCGTCGATCTCATCTTGGTAAGCGAAAAAAGCCTCCAAGGCTTGAGGAGCGTCTAATTCGTCCTCACCAATATGGGCATAATTGTCCAGATAAAACTGGTGCCCGGCCTTGTCGTCTACGATACGCTCTTCAAAAGCGATGTACGCCTGTTCAATATCGGGATGACCCTCTTCGAGATCACCTATTTCCCGTTCAAGGTACACCTCTTGGATGTCCCGTTTGAACCAGTAATAGTCCCGATCCACGACCCCGATTTCGTTAGCAAGAGCTTCAAAATCAACGGGGTCGTGGTCTTCGGGTGTCTCATCAAGCGGCTTGAAATCTAGTTGTGACCAGACTTCACCCTCATCTTCCGCCTCAGCAAGTTGTTCGGCTCTTTTCGCCGTTTCCTCTTCACTGCGGCCAGCAAACAAATCGTCGTTTGACATGCCTTACTCCCTGATTTCTAGGAGGACCTTCTTACCATGCTTGCAACCAAGCGCACGAAAAATGGTCTTGAGGCTGTTGATGATGGAACCACCACGCCCGATAATCTTGCCGCGATCATCATGTACGACGTCAATGGTATAAATGAGGGTCGTAGAGCTTTCAGTCTTTTCGATCTCTACTTCATCGGGGGAAGCGACAAGCGCCTTGATGTAGTTTTCAAGCAACTCGTCGATGCTAGGGCCTTCTTCAAACGTGTAAATCATGTGAATCTCCGTATTCGTTTTGCTACCAATTTGAGGGACCGCCCCTCAAGTAATCTCACTTATTATACCCAGATCACACTTGGACCGGTCGAAAAAAGTTAGAGATCTCCATCCGGTAGCTACGATCGTTAAAAATAGCACCACAAAAACGGTTTCTATTCCGTTCGGAAATTCACTCACCAACCCTCGCCAAGTCTATTAGATCCTCATCAAGGGTAAATACTCTGGTTTTACTGTCCCCAATAGTATTTTACCCCTTAAAAGCCCGGATCCAAAAGTATTCTCAGAGGCTATCAAGCGCTCCAAGAGGCTTCAGGTGGCTATCCCCCGTGCCCACCAAGGCACTCAGTTATCGGATACTTCACAAGGTCACTGTGGCTATCTCATACACTTCCAAAAATCGGTAGTCTATCCCCGTAGGGGACACATACACGTGCGTGGGTGCTTACGCTGCTACACCTGTTGCCGGTTGTATTGCTGTTGCTGTTTCTACTGCTGCTGCTCTTACTTTTACTTCTGTTTCTTTTACTTCTGTTTCTTTTACTGTTTCTTATATGGCTATTGCTTAGGTTCTTATTAGGTAAAGGTGAAGACTGATCAAGGAAAGTAAGAGAGGAAGAAGAGAGAGTAGAGTAATAAGAACAACCTAGAGTACTATAACTCTGAGTACTTATTACGTATGTTGGTAGGACATTACTCACTAAACTACCTGACTGCTTATCATTCCAAGACCTCTTGCCTCCGTTACCAAATAGCTACCAACTGTAGAGCCCGTCGTTCCCCGACTCAGGAAGTCATTGGGGAATCCATGAGGTTCCAATTGTTACTTGCCAAGATAGGTATCACGGGTGGTCAAACCTCTTGACCGGTAAACTACCCGGTGCTTGACCGCCCCGATGGGCGTGTTCCCGACATCCGACTAAGGATCCATAGGGAAACGATTCCTACCAGCCTTCATCCCCCGACTCAGGAAGTCATTGGGGAATCCGTCAGCTACATGCCTTGATAGGCACGAAAGCAAGTGGCGGCTATCGGAGTCATCGAGCTAGTAACCCTTTTGACAGGGCAATGGTTCTCGATCCTTTACATCGACACTCTTTGTTGATGGGGGAGTGCGGAGTACCCCGACCGGCTTTCCATCTTCGGCCCACAGCGAGGTTGCTATGAGTCAAGCACCGGCGACGGTTGTTAACCCGTCCGATCTGCCAACACGCAGATCACCAATATGATTCCGCAAGAACTCGAAGGCGTCAAGGTCAATTACTACGTAACGCCTCCAGACTCCGCTTGGCTAAGTGATATGTGTGCGCTTTGAGACGGCCCCTAAGCTATTTGTCCAGCGAAGGTGACTAGTGGGGTAGGCAAACACATCTAAAGGGCTGTGCTATCTTGTGGGGAATTGTCAGAGGGATGTTGGGGGTAATGCAAAGCCCCCAATGGAATTAACCACCGGGGGCTTTGCCCTTGCGACGACAAGGAGTGCGACGATGAAGACCCCGGCTGGACCGGGGCCGGTTTTCCCGAAAGTTTACTTCGGGAAGCTGACACGCGGGGTGGCTGCTTTCTTCTCGACCGCGCTTTCCAGTTCTTGACGCTGGAGGGGATCCTTGACCTTGACGATGTTGTCCTCGAAGTCGGATTCGACGCTGTACGAGGTTTTCTCTTTGAAGAACATCGCGAACAGGAGTTCGCCGAGATCTTCGCGGATGGAAGCCATCTCGTCGTTGTCGGACTTCACCTTGAGGCTGGGGTCCGGGAACGTGACGGACACGGTGTGCTCGCCGTCCTCGGTGGTGAGTTCCACCGTCTTGACGCCGTTGCGCTTGGCCTCAGCGTGCTGGCGGAGCATGTCTTTGATTTCGCTCAGGCGGCTTTTCTTTTCCCGCAGGTCGCGGTAGAGTTCGATGCCCTCTTCGAGCATTTCGTTGAAGGTGGGCTGGGCGTTGTCTTGCTTTTGGGCGGCTTGTGCCATTTTCTTTTCCTCTCAAATCAGTAGTAGTGAAACTTCGTTTTCGTTTCGAGCCTTGCGACTCACCGTCACCCTCTTATACCAAAGTAACGGTGAGTCGTCAAAAGGTTTTTCAGATAAGTGCGGCAACCCGTTCGATTTCGGATTTGCGCACCGCCGCTTCTTCTTCGCGGATGGTGCCCGCATCTTTGCCCTTGTCCAATCCATTGGCTACGGTGGACATGATGCGGAACCGGGACTTGGCGCACGCTTCGAAAAAGGCGCAGTTTTCACTGCACTCAGTGTTCGTCTCGTCGGCGTACCCGAAACAACTCTGGACGTTCTTGAAATCGTGCTTGGCCTCTGGCCCTTCGGGCACTTCGTCAGACCCCATCGCGAAATTGAAGGGCAAGACGTCCGGGGTGGGCCGATTTTTCCATGCCATATCGCCGCCGCTACTTTCGGACGTATCGGTGGACACATTTTCGGTGCTTGTGGCCGTGGCGGAATCATCAACCGGAACGGCGGTCGGGTCGTAGACGACCTTGTAACCCTTTCCATCTTCACGTGCCTCAAGCTGGCTGACGTCGCCCACGGCATAGCCGCTTCGTTCCAGATACCGCACGATACGGGCGTACTCTTGCTTGTCCTCGATGACCGGCTTTCGTCGGAGCTTGCTGGACCCGAGACGTCCCGTTTCAACAAGCTGGCGCTTGCCTTCCAAAATCTCTTCGGGTTTGAAGTAACAGTCGCCACCGTCCGAAAACTGGATCGGATTGAGGGCATTCCGCTCACGGGCGGCCCATATTTGACCATCGGTAATCCCGAGGAAAGCCCGAATGTCTGGCGTCTTGAAGTAAAGTTTGCCGTTAATCATTTTCATGGTGCGTCTCCTTGTCGCTTACGGTAACGTCATCGTCTCGTCACTTTATACCCTAGTTTGCCATATCCGTCAAAACCTATTTTCCCGAAGCATCTTGAACAGGTGCTCGTTCATCACCGTACCGAATGAATCGAGGTTCGGGATGTACACGCTGTTATCGAACTTATTGATGCTGCGCTCACCGTAGCCTACGAACAAGGTTTGGATACCCATCGAAGCCAACAGCTTGGTTTCGTTGTTGCAAATCTGAACCATTGCGTTTGTACCGAACCGGGTTCCGCTGGACCCCGAAGGCTTGCCGTCAGTAATCACGATAAGCACCTTACGGGACTCTTTGCGCTGGGCTAGCCTCCGGGCCGCGAAATCCATCCCATCGGCTAAGGGCGTACCACCGTTGGCCCTCGTGTTCATTAGCTTGCTCAGGGACTTGTCCGTAAGCGGCTCGTCGAAGGTGCGAAACACATTGAACCTGCGTGCCGCAATCCGCGTGAACCGTGCTTTCCATTCTTCAGTCCTCTTGGACTTTTCGTAGGCATCCCCGGAGATCCCCCGTTCCCGGAAATATCTTTGCTGGACGTTATGGGCGTTGTCGCAACCTTGAATCGTCCCCTGCTGGAACCCGATAACTTCAAACGGGATCCGAAGCTGCTGCAGGGACACGGCGAACGTGGTCAGGATGTACCGCGCTTCATCGAGATTCATCGAACCCGATTCGTCGATAACGATGGACACCGCCGCGTGCTCTTTCTCGGCCTTGATACGCTTCATGAACGGCTTGGGCTTTTTCTTGTACACGATTTCATGGATGCTACGGCCAGACAATCGCTGGCCCTGCTCAAGCCGGTGCTTGCGACGGGACTTTTTCATACCCCGTAGGAAAGCGACCATTTTGGGTCGGATATACAGCGTATCCCGGCGCACATCACCCGCAAACTTTCTGAACTTTTTGAGGTTGCCTTTCGACTGTGTTACCTCATGGATGATATCGTATTCACGGGTCATGGGAATCGGATGACTCGGCACGCCCGAGGCTTGTGTTTCCTCTTCCCACTGGTCTTTAATGACGTCCGACAAATCTTGCCCGCCATTCGCCTCGTCAGTGTTGGCGATTTCATCTGCCAAGCGGTCAAAATCCGGGGGGAGCGCGTCACCATCACGGTGGCCTTCTTGGTGCCCGCCTTCGCCGCCACCCTTTTCACCGTCCCGGCTGTCCTGACCGGCCTTAGAATGGTTTTCGTTACCGGATGTACCTTGCTGTCCACCTTGGTCGCTTGAATCGCCGCTCTGTCCCTCTGAGCCGTCCTCAGAGCTATTTCCGCTGTCACCATCGGCGTCAGAACCGTCGTCCCCGCTTTCGCCTTCGGAATCTCCGCCTTCGGAATCCCCGCCTTCACTTTCACCGTCGTCTTCGCCTTCGCCTTCTTCGGAGTCACTCTGGCCGTCCCCGCTCTGGCTTTCACCATCACCGGACTGCTCATCATCCTGTTGGCTTTTTTCACCGTTGCCGCCGCCCCCGCCTTCTTGCTGTTCATCGCCCTGTTTTTCTTGCTCTTGGGGGTCGCCGTCACCGTCGCCTTTCCCGTTGGCAGCGCCCTTGAGCTTGGACAGACGATTCAGCGCTTGGAAAGCCAACTCGAAGCATTCGTAGGTGTCTTTTGACTGACGACCTTCTTCGACGAGATCGCCAAGCAACACATCAACAATCATCCGCGCTTGCGGGTCGTATTCGTCGAGGGGAGCGTCGTCGAGGTAGTTTTCAACTTGGTCCCGCAGGTAGTAGACCACGTGGTCCAGCATCGTGAAGGCTTTGCACCTGCGATTGTTTTCGTCATAGAAAGTGCCCCCGACCGGCCCACGTCGCCCCGGTGTTTCACGATCCCAGACCAGTTGGTGTACCATTTGGATCGAATAGATAGCGCCTTCGAACCGCTCCATGCCCCGCCGTTCAATCATCGAATCTTCGAAGATGTTCCAGAGGGTCTTGAGCAGCTTGGCTTTCTTTTCGTAGGGAACCTCGGGGTCGTAGTGGTTGCCGATGAATTTCGCCAACCGTTGGTAGTCGAGGTTACGCCCCTTGTGCGTGTAGAGGCTGTGGAAAGATTCGTGAAGAATCCCGCCGTCCAACGTGCGGATGTATTCTTGGGACACCTCGTCCGGGGTGGACGCGATGACAATTTTGTTGTCGCCCCGCAGTTCACTACGAGCGGACAACCAGACTTGCTTGATATCCCAAGTGGAAAAGGAATCGGGCCGCTGACCCGTTTCTTTTTTCCCCCGCCTCACACGCTCACAAAACTTGAACATGAAGGGAAGGATGGGAAAGTCATTGGCGTTGTAGAAGTCGCTACCCGCCGATACCACGTTGACTTTGCTGTCCCGGAGCAAGCCCCGCGTCAATGCGGTGTGCCCTTGCCGGACTGCGATGCCTGAAATTTTACGTGCCATGTCGTCGCTCGGATTAAGGTCGTAGTCTTATCGTCGTCTTATACCCTAACGAGCCGAGGCCGTCAAAAGAAACTTAACGACCCCGGCAGGTAGCTTACTTGAAGTTGTCCCGATCCCCATGCGGGATGTAGGCTCGAAGCGTCCGGTCAAACAGTGCCTTGCGGGTGTCTTCGTCGAAGCGCTCAAGCCAGTCATAAGCCGCTTTGCCTACGAGAACTTTGTCGAAGCGCTCATCGTTTTCTTGGATGAGTTCTTCGAGGCACGTGGCCCATTCCGTCAGGATACGGTGCGAGAATCCGATGTGGATTTCCCGATTCGTAATCATGTGACGGATCGTTTTCGTGACGTCCATGATGGTGTCGAAGGCTTGCGGAGCCACCTTCTTGAGGTACGGGAATTTGGCCTTGAGGATTTTCTTTTCCTCTTCGACTTCGAGGTAATGGTATTCGATGAAACGACCGAAGCGGTCGAGAATCGAATCATCCATACTTTCGACGCTGCTGTAGAACCCGAAATCGTCACCACGCCCTCTGGAGTTGGCCGTTGCCACGATGGTCGTGCCCGGAAACACCGGGATGGACTTGCCCAACTCGGGGATGAACACCTCTTTGGCTCCGTCGAGAATGTGACGGAACAATTCGTGGCATTCGGAAGGCGCACGGTCGATATCGTCGATCGTAATCATTACCGCACGGCGGATACCATCTTTGCCAATACGCCCTTGGATATCTTTCAGGAGGCGACCTTCGACGAATTGGGTCTTGTTGACCTTCGTCTCAGGGTCGATGACAACTTGCATCTGGCCCATGTAGAGAGCCGTGTCGAGGTCTTCTCGCATGGGATACAGACTGAATTCCATGTTCAGATCGTGGGCAAGGCAGCGGAACATGTCCGATTTGCCCGTACCCGCTGGACCGTACAGGAAAATGTTGCGCCCATACTTGACCGCACGAGCCACACGCTGGGCCGCTTTGCCTGCCGCCCCCTTTTCGGGATACATGTATCCGTTGGGACGGGAAGGGCGCTGGGACATCATGCCGACTTGCGCCCGCATCTTGATGTTGCCCACTGCCACGTATGTATGGTAAGAACGGGACCCTTTGCGCTCGATTTCACGGTCAAAGAATTCCTTGAAAACCCGACCCCCGAAGACCGTCGCATTTTTGCCGTAACGGCGCTGATAGTCCGCCACAGACATATCGTGCTCTTCGGCGAGGTGCGTCTCAAGGTTGTGGTGAGTAGCGTAATCTTCCCGACACACCGCCTTGGCGTTTTCGAAATCAATTTGCTTACTGCCCGACGTAATCACTCGCATCTTGTTTCTCCTAATCGTCGTCACTTGTCGTCGCTGCTATCTTCCACACCCTTATACCATAGGTTCGAAGGTTCGTCAAAAACCTTTTGAGACTGAAAAGCCCGCACCAGAGCGAACTGGTACGGGCTTCGGGGATGCGGCTGCTAAGGTAGCAGTACGTCAGCTTTTGCTCAAGTCACGCAACACGTCGTCGATGTCCGGCCACTTGTTGCGGAGGAACTTTCTTAGTTTCTTGACACGGTAGCCCAGCTTTCCGGGGTTGGACGAATCGCCTTCCTCGAAACCGAGTGCCCGCCACAGAGGTACTTTTCCGCGTGCCCCAGCTTTGAACGTTACGTCCACTTTGAGCAATTCACGCATCGAAGATGCGGGGTTGTTCATGTAGGCTTCCCAAATCATCCCCAGATCGTCGTAACGCTGGTTGAGTTCCTTCTTGATCTTCTCAATCAGTTGCTTCGCAGCCGGGTTGCTTCGCATTAACGAGTAATAGCCCGAAAGCTGTCCGCTGCTAAGACCGTCGAGGGTGAAGAGATCTTCAAAAGTGTCCCGCCCTTCGTAACCATCATCCGGGGTACCTTGCTGAAAACCCGTGTCGGCGTCACCGGTTTCGGCTTTCCAACGCTTGTACAGGTTGGAAACCTTCATCTTGACCCATTTGGTCAACGAGGCTTTGATCCGGTTGTCATTGTAGCCTTCACGTACCCAATCCTCAATCTGTTCCATGAGGTTGCGCTTCCACGGGCCAGTATCGCGGAGGCTCATGATGCTCTGGCCCATGATCATATCCCCAACCACGTCATTGAGGAAATCCTCACGCTGGGTGTGCTCCAAATTGAGCTTGCGGGCCATCGAGTTGACACCGACTTTGAAAATTTTGCCCCAATCAATGGTGGGGATTTCGAGGCCGTCGCCTTCAAGCTCCCGTCTGATCCCTTCGCGGTCAAGCATTTGCTCGACGAGCTTTGTGATCTGCCCCTCACTAAAGGCCCGTTTTCGACGGGGACTCGCAAGACGCATAAGTGCGTGGAGAGTACGAATTTCGGCGGGCAAGGAGGCGTAAACCTTTCGCTTGGCTTTCCGCACGTGGTTCGCTAATTTGTTGTGTGACATGTGAATCCCTTGATCAGATAATAATAATTACTTTAAACTTTTTTACCCATTTCCCAATACAGGCTTGGGATACACCATATCTTTTTCCGATCTGTGCTTGCGTTAGGTCGGAAGATAGATAGTCCTTAACTGCCGCTTTTCGTTCAGCATCGGAAAATTGTTTGGTTGGATCTTTCATGGGGTTGTTACAGGACATCATTTTTGCGTGTTTTTCCAGTGTGAGCTACACTCAGCTTTTTTCGGGTTTCAGGGGATAAACCGCCGTAATTAGGGTTATCCTCACCCTTTAATATAGGAGGATGTGCGGCAATAGGGTTGATATTGTATAGGTGTTTCCAATCACCTGCATTTTTATGGCGGTCAAGATATTTTTGTTCAAGTTCGACTAGTTGTTCGACGGGAACATTTTCAATAGGCTCAAATACGAAATTATTTGCGCCATATTTGTCCCACGACCTTTGCAAATAGATATTTTCATGTACCCTCTCCGAACTTTTCAAGGTAGACCGGTGATCTCTTAGTCGGCGTGGGATATCCTTGCTGCTCCCGATATATGCCTTTCCGTTGACTAAATTCTTGATATGGTAAATGCCTGATTTCACAAAAAAGCCCGTGTTAGTAACAAGTTTTCAGGGACTTCTATCATACCATTGTCAATCCCATAAATAAAATCATTAAACCATGATACATACCGGTCAATTCGAGTTTTACCATAGGCGATCAAGTGCCAACTATTTCGTGTGGTTTTTCGCACTGATCCCGCATTATATCCTGAACAAATAAGAGGTGGATCTACCCCGTATTTTTCGATCTGGTGAGCCATGTAGGCCGCGCCTAACAAAATGCTGTAGTGCGGGTCGAACAGAAATTCGCGGTCGACCTCATTTTCGGGCACTAGGTCGTATTTGGAAGCCATTGACTTCGCGGTTGAAATCAATGTCTGCATGAGGCCCGGAGATACCCGGTGAGGTGTTTCCTCATCGGAAGTGTAGCCCGGCTCTTCGCGAATTGACTTCGGGTCGTAATGCCCGTCACTTTTTCGAACAGCTTCGATGGGAATCATCGCCGCAATCATATCAGCCGGGACTTCAAGCTCTTTTGAGGCGTAATAGATCTCGTCACCGAAATCTTCCCACAAGGTTTTCATGGTGATAGGCTCACCACGGCTACGAAGAAGTCCCTCGTCCTTTGTTTCGATACCCTCGGATGTGATCCGCCAAGAGCGGCCCCCGAACTTGTTGTGCCAGTCTGAAAGACTCATAATCTAACCCTTAGAGGTAGTAATCCGTGATATTGTCTCTGATTTCCGCTACCACCTTTTTCATGATTTTTCGCTTGAGGTCGGTAGAGGCAAAAGTCACCGTGCTGATATTTCTACCGTCGATATCTTCGAGGTAGGCAATAATACCGTTGCCCTTATTTCTTGGATCAAGGGTGATGGTAACCGACCAGCCACCGTCAGTGTCGATGCGACCGCCGTCCCTAGAACGACCTGTATTGACGTCGAATTCTCGCTTGATCCTCTCTTCCATCAAGCCCGCTAGATCCGTAGCAAACTTACGCTTGGCGTCCCCTACGACTGCCGCAAGGGAATCACCGTCCACCTTGTACAAGGTAGCGAGTACCGGTTTGATATGCTTTCGAAGGCTCTTGTTATCGGAGCCTAGCTTGATGAGTTGGTCTTTCAAATCCATTGTGATCTCCTACGAAATGATTAGATACGGTCGGAATTGCCGATTTCCACGATCCATTGTCCTGCCCCTTTCCCACGTCGGACATAAGCCCAATCAGTGACACCGGAGGCTACTACAGCATCGCCGATCTCCTCTTTGGACCGGGGATATTCCGCATTATCTGTGATCTTGAGTTGCCCGCCGACAAGAAGCCCGTCGCTACCGTGGTTACGATAACTCAGCCATGATGTGTTGCGCCCAAAGATGTTGATCTCTAGGTCTTGTTTCGCAAGGCTTTTCTTGGCGTCTTTCAGGAGCTTTTCGAACCCTTGCTCAATCGCCCCGACATGCTTGCGGGCAAGCTCCGATGCTTTTTCATACAGGCCGTTGTTTGCCTGTTTCCGGGTCGTGGCATATTTTCTGGCCCAATCTTTAGCTGCATCTTCAGGGCTGCGGCCTTCAAATTGGTAGACCATGCCTCCCATCGCTACATCCAGTCTTCCGGGACGTGTGGATGTGACCCATGCGGCCTCAACTGTTTTGCTTTCCGTCGATATCTCAACCAACTGAAAAGAGTGGTGATCACTCTTGAGGCCAGACAGGTGCTGGGCAAAGCGTGGCGAATCCGGCAAACCCCTTTTCGGAGTTACGGTGACGGACGCCAGCTTTTTCAGTTCAGCCAAAACCGGTCGGATATGGGGACGAAGGTTTTTGCGCACCTTGCCCAATTTGATCAGTTGCTTTTTTAGCGACATGGAGTTACCCTAATTATGTCTGACGTGAGATCAAAAGGATTCACTTCAACCACCATATAAAAAGTTTATTGCTATGTTCCCCCCAATTGTTGAATACGAGGAGGGCCTTACTGCTTCCGGGGAACCTGTTTTCCCGAACGTGGCACGGTATGTGTTGTGGATCCGAGATACGTACATCAAGTCCACCCCTTTCACGTATCAGGATGTCCGGGAAATCCACGATGAGCTACAGGATTTGAGGCCGGGGCGTTACTATTACAAGTGGGAGTCGATACGGTCGTATCTGTGGATGTGGCGCAAGGAAGGGCTGATCGAAGTGCTAGACGGTTACGACAAGAACCCCGGAAACCACACGCTCATGTGGGCCGCCTATTACAAGCGGCAAATCGCCAAGGTCCAACGCAAAAGCAAGAGCACCCCGTCCATTACCGAAAAGTTCGCTCAACAGCTTGAGTCAGTGCTGGAAAAACATTTTGACGGTGAATAGTATATAAGGTATAAGAGACTGCAGGCACGAACCTACTACGATTCCATTACGACGACGACGAGGTGCCTATGGGCCATTACGACTACAGTAAAGTTATGCGGGCCTTGTACAAGCAAGCTCCAGACCGGATACGGATGCGGGCCAAGGGTTACTTTTCCGAAGACCGCATCAAGTCGCTCAATATCACGGGCGAAGGTGTACTGAAAGCGAGGGTGCAGGGGACAGCACCGGAACCTTATTATGTCGAGATCGACATGAAAGAGCGAACCCGGAAGTGCTCTTGCCCGGCCCACCACAATTACCGGGACATCCCCTGCAAGCATCAAGTGTTGGTTGTGCTCCCTTTCATCGGGACGGATGCAGGTCGTCGATGAAGTCCTCAGCAAGGTCCCGAAGCCTCCCCTTTTGCTTCTTGACTTGGTAGAGGGTTTCGTCAAGGAGTTTGCAAATCTCCTTTCGTGTGTAGCCCATGCGAAGCAAAAGGAACACACGCCGTGGTAGCGTATCTTCGAAAGTGAGTGAATCTTTCAGGTGCTGTTCGAAGCCTTTGAGCAACTCTTCATTCCATTCAAGCAAGCACACTTTTCGGTGCCCGGATCTAGGAATTAAAGACGCAGTATCCGCGCCTTCGGGAACTTTGTCCCGGTTCAGTTGCTTGATCAGGACACCCCTCGCCACCATATAGATGTAGGTCGAGGGCGCACACCTCGAAGCTACATACGGGCTGGACCCTTGGTTGAGCTTGAGGATCTTTTCGCACACGTCATGCACCAAGTCGTCGGGGTCTTCGGCCTCGGCTCCGAATTTAGCGTAAACGATTCGAACTACGTCTTCGTAGTGCTTTGTAAGATCAAGGCCGTTCATTGCGTGCATGTCGTTTCGTGGTGGTTTGCAAGGACTCGGCAGCTAAGTGAGCAAGTATCCGTGTCGGCGTCACAGCTTTCAACGGACAGCAAAACCGAATCGCTGAATGTGGGGTCGATCACACGGAGGGAGTTTCGATCTGCTTTCCCGTCGTAGTTCGCCGTCCCACCATTGACCGCATAGACGAGTCGGTCACTGAAACGGGTGTTGCCATTGATATCGTAACGAAGGTACGCCCATCCTCGTTGGGTGTCGTCTTTGTGTACCCGCACGCTGAAATCCCCGCCAGCAGGATTGCACGGAACGTCTACATCTTCGTCACCAACTTCAAAGTATTGGACATGGTACGTTTCGACGACCGTTTTCAGTTTTTCGCAAAGTTCGGCTTGCTTTTTCTGAGCCGTGTCTTCGCACAAGGCAATGGTAGTTTCTTGGTCACTGATCTCTTGGCGGGCGTCCGCCAGTTGGGATTGGGTTTCAAGTAACTCCTCATTTTCACAGGCTACTAAGGCGGTGAGGGCTACGAATGCAACTGTCAGTCTTTTCATGTGATCTCCTATTTGGGTTCGTCCAAATTCATTTCATACATAGTAAAGTATTTTGCGATCTCATGCCAGTCCGATCAACCGATACGGGAAACGGCATGACTGAATACTTGATCCCGGTAGTACGGAGTCAGACGCTTGGCACACAGCTTCAAGTAAGAGCGTACATCGTAGCGGTCGTTGACGTTCAGTCTACCCACTACGACGCCTTCAATCGTTTCTCGATGGTCTTCTAGGATAAACTCAGCGGTGTCATACACGTCGTAGAACGAAAAACTGCTGTTGAGGTAACAGCAAAGTTGCCAGTAAGGGACGAAGGCCGGGAGTTTTCGGTTGGTTTTGTATTCCCGGAGGGGTTCATAGTGGCCCACGAACAGGTTGAGCCGGTTGAGGTATGAAAATCGTGATGAAAATTCAAGTAGTGATATTTGGGATACTACAACCAGATCGCCTTCCGTGTAGCGCTTTTTTCGCGCAAACAGAGGCATGGGGGATCAATCCTTTGAATGGTATCTCGACACCCGTTCCATGTGTTTAAGTGACCGGGCACATTGCGTCAAATATTGCCAGACCTCATGTTCATCGGTGAGGTTAAGGCGTCCAACTACACTTCCGGCCAACTTATACAGATGGTCCAAGTGTTCAGGAACTACCCAGCCTTTTGTCCGGGCGAATTCACCGAGGAAATGGGCACTTTTACGCGGCTGAATTTGGTTGGCTTGGTATTCAACGTCATAGTACAGTCTAATTTTCGCTTCGCTCTGTTTTTTGAAAGACTCATACGTCCCCAAAGCTAGCACGATCTCAGGAACATAGATGTTGAATTCAAGCGCTAAATTCGTGTCCTCAGCCGGAAAATAGAATCTATCAGCGCGGAATAGTAAAAGATCACCGGGCCGGGGTCGTGGGTTTTTGATAAATAGGGGCATGTTCAGTTGAGGGCCGTGAAAATGAAATACAAAACCGTTTCGGTGAGTTTGGGCCTGTCAGATTCCCGGAAAAGCCTCCATTGGGATTGCCAGAGATAAGCCTGTGTTCCGGGGTCTTTGACCCTCGCCCTCATTTTGCCCGCTTTGGTACGAGGCACCTTGAGCAAACCTTCGGTGTCCACCAGATAGACGTCTTCTTCACCGACTTGCAAATCGACCGAATCGCTTTTCGTGGTGTTTAGCACCTGACCCACATAGATGGTGGTGCTAGGGCTCTTTTTACCACGGGTTTTGATGAGGACCCAATCCCCTATTTCCACCTTTTTCGTGTGGGTTATCCGCTTATAAGCGCCATGTAATAGGAAATAGTTGCGTAGCATGGTCGTTTTACCTGTCGTGGTACGTACCAGATAATTTTCGCACACGGAGATACGTATGTCAAAGGTACCGTTAGAAAAGGTCCAAGAACTTCGCGACTTTATTGATCGGGAAATCCCTGATTTCAAAGTGGTTTACAAAGACGAACCGGGCTGGCACAAGACGAATTTCAGTACGTTTGTTGCGTGGCTCTTTGTTGGTTTCGTGGGGTTTTTCGTCGCCTCTTTCAAGAAAAAGTTCAACGAACGCTATTCGAACGGCTTGCAAGGGAACACCCTCGTATTGCCGAGCCGATCCACTTACGGTGATTGGACGGACGCCAACGTATACAAAATCGTGCGGCATGAAGTGATGCACTTGCTCGACCAACGAAAGCATCCTATCTGGTTCCCTTTGAGTTTCATTTGTGTGTTGCCCGTCATTTTTACGATGCGGGCCTATTGGGAGCTTCGCGGTTACACGGCGACGATGGTAGCCCACTATGAACTCAACGGGAACATCCCGGAATGGATGATTTCGTTTATCGCCAAAAAATTCACGGGTGGGATGTATTTTTGGATGTTCCCTTTCCCTAGCAAAATCAGAAGCATCCTCGAAAAAACCCGCGATAAAATCTACAAAGGCGACATTGAAGGGTTCTACTGGTAAGGAATACGTTTGACACTTCCCATTGTTGGGTGCTACTACGTATCTTCGCTCGTACCTATACGAGCCGTTACGTAACTCATTGGACTTGCTCGTTTGTAAGTCCGCACCCAACAATGGAGGTGTTTCATGGATTATTCGAAGCATTTCAAGACAGACCAGAAGACGGGTGCGACTCCCCAAGATGAGCCGATTAGCGCAGACCAGATCAAGAACAATGCTGGAGGCTTTGGTTACGAAGTCGACATGCAGCAGCGACTTGATCGGTTTTTGATTCTCGGTTCCGAAGGTGGGTCGTATTACGTCACCGAGCGCAACCTGACGGTGGACAATGCGAAAGCCGTGAACGATTGCCTCCGGGTAGCTGGCCCCGCAACGGTACAACGCATCGTCGATATTTCCGATAGCGGTCGCGCTGTCCGAAACGATCCGGCCATCTTTGCACTGGCTTTGGCGCTGAAGTTCAATGACGGCACGGAGCAATCCGTTGAAACCCGGCGTGCTGCGGCCCAAGCAGTCCCACAAGTGTGCCGTACTTTTTACCACCTCACGCAACTGGCAGAGTTCATCAAGCCATTTGGCGGGTGGGGACGTGTCACGATGCGGGCGTTTGAGAACTGGTACAAGGCTAAGTCTGACGATGACGTGGCCTATCAGATGATCAAATATCAGAACCGCAATGGTTGGTCACACCGTGACATGTTGCTCAAGGCGCATGTCAAGCCGGAAAACGATACCCGTGACGCCCTATATCATTGGGCGGCACAGGGGACACTGGTTTCCGACGCGGAATCCGATGAAGTCCTCAAAAGGGTGTGGGCTTTCGAACGTGCGAAGCAAGCGGGTTCGGTCGAGCAGCTTATCGGTTTGATTGAAAACCATAATTTGCCTCGTGAGTGCATCCCCACGGAGTTCCTCAACGACGTCAAAGTCTGGGAGCAACTCCTACAGAAAATGCCTCTGTGGGCGACGATCCGTAACCTGTCCAAGATGACCTCTTTGGGCCTCCTGACGAACACGTCGGATGCTACGAAAATTGTTGTCGAGCGATTAACGGACCGGGAATACCTCAAGCGTGCGCGGGTTCACCCTCTCAATCTTTTGAATGCCCAGCGTACTTACGCTAGGGGCCGAGGTTTCCGGGGTTCGTTGACATGGAATCCGGTTCCGAAGATCACGGATGCTCTGGACGATGCGTTCTACGCCGCTTTCGATTTCGTGGAGCCTACCGGCAAGAACATTTGCCTTGCTCTCGACGTGTCCGGTTCGATGGGTATGGGATCGGTGGCAGGACTGGAAGGTCTGACGCCCCGTGAAGTAAGTGCCGCGATGGCGATGACGGTGATGCGGACCGAAGAGAACTATGAAATCATGGGCTTTTCCCACGATTTCATCCCTCTGAACATTTCGCCCCGTCAGCGACTGGACGATGTGATCAAAAGCATCTCTGGCATTCCTTTCGGACGTACCGACTGTGCCCTTCCGATGGTATGGGCAAAGCGGACGGCAAAGGACTTCGACGCTTTCGTTATTTACACGGATAGCGAAACGTGGTATGGGGATATCCACCCCAAGCAGGCGCTTGATCAGTACCGGCAGTCCCGGAACAATGGGTCACGGGTAGCTGTTGTGGCGATGGAAGCCAGCCGCAACACCATCGCAGACCCCAAGGATCCCGGTATGATTGATATCGTGGGATGTAACACTTCGGTGCCTACATTGCTCAACGAGTTCATCAACGGGAATCTGTAAACCCATCAAGCCCCCGGTCGCTTTGACCGGGGGCTATTTTCTGGAGGTTATATGTTTTTACGAGATCAGATCAAGAAAGTTGGCGACGCTGTTTACCGTAACGTGTTCACCAAGCGTTTCAGTAAGCGGACACGACGCCGCACAGATAACGATTCACTGAGTTTGGACTTGACCGAGCACAGCTACACGGAGAATGAAAACCTTGTCCGTTTGTCCGTCCCTTTCCTGAAAAAGACGTACACGGCAAGTTACAAGTACCCGTCGAATGTCAAAGCTCTTCGCAAAGCCGTCGATGACGCTTATTTTGAGATCACGACCCTAAAGGGCCGTAGCATTGATGATGCGCTCGAAGACCTTTTTGACGTAGGCCCACAGGTACGCAAAGAAGAGAAAATGACCAAGGCGATGGTGGACGATGCGTTTGATAACCCGACGCCGCCCACCAAAGAGTCTCTGGAAGTCAAGGATTCGGCCTTAGCCCTCCTTGATATCATCCAAGAGGAAAACGACCTCACACGTTTCCAAGCCTATTACGTCTTTTCACGTGTGTTCGTATCAGGCGTCCCTGCGGCAGAAAAGACGGGCCACTTGATCGAAGAGGCGATTGAGAAGGTACGGGAGTATATGGCTTCAAGCGCTGATATGGATAAAATCCGACAGCTTCAACCGAAGCATCCTTTCCCGAAGCAACACCAAGCGCCTATCGGTGTTCGGGCTAGCGGCCCTGTTCATACGGAAACCCGAGTACGTGACCTTAGTGGGTCATCCCCTACTATCAATGCGCCTTCGGATATATCGAACTTGGACGATTCCGACGAGTGACGCATTTTCCAGACCACTAAGAAGGCCCCGGCTATGTTGCTGGGGCTTTTCTTCTCCTTGCTATTGCGACTTTCGATCGGTATGGTAAGGGGGTATTTTACACGTATACTAGGTGTGCTATGTCTGATTCGAAGATCATCCCTCTATACCACCTCGGGTTGTTTCTCAGCCTGATACCCGAAAGTCCTTTGCGTAAGACCCTGTTCGAACATCGATGTACGCCGACACGAATCACGGGGATACGCAAGGATCAGATCAATGATCAGGTGGAGTTTCAATTTCGGTTTCAAGAAAACGGACGCTCTAGGGGCGAACAGTCTTTTGTTGTAGTATGGGATACGGTCGAGGGTACACTGAAGTATTACCTCTCGAAACGGACGGGACGTAGTTCGAGTTCGAACAAGAGACACCTCAACGATATGACTTGGTTCATCGAAATCCGAACCCTTCTGGATCACGGGGGTTGGGAATGCGTGAGGTCAAGGATCAAATTCCTTGATAGCTACATCGAAAACAATTTCGACGATTTTCTGCAGCGTTTCGAAACCGCCGAGGAGTGAAAATAAGGTATTACGATGATCAAAAACTACTTTCACGAAACTATCCGCTTTCATCCTGAGCACCTCAAGACTCTAGAACCCGCCGTACAAGTTTCCGAGGTCTCGATGCCTCGTGACGAGGCCAGCCGGAAAGTCCGGGGGATTGAGTTTACCGTCCGTGGTTTCCGATATCGGGCTGAATACAACCCCGCTTATGATGCGTTCCGCGTCGTGTTCCCGATGCAATATGGTTTCGAACGGACAGTGCTCCCTTATTTTAACGCCGACACCTTGCTGGATGCGGTGGAACATGGGATCAACCATTTCGAAGATGAGATTTTCCTGAATTACGTGACGTACATCGTCGCTAACACGTTCAAGACACCTTACACTTATCACACTGTGGACGTGGTGAAGCGGGACAATAACAAAAAGGTCGCACAGCTTTTGATAGGTGGTCTTGTGAAAGCGGTTATCGCTTACCGGCCTGCGGACAAGGAATCTTTCAAGATGCGCCTTGCTAGCCCCTCCGGGGTCGTGAAGATAGAGGATCTCACTTTGTGGGGTGTTACCTCAAAAACGCGCAAGGCTGTGGCCATGATTTTCCGAGGTGAAGGATGATCCGTAATTACTTTACGCTCCCCCCGAAAATTATCATCGAAGAGGCTTTCGAGGGTGTCCTTCACATTTATGATCAAGGCGAAGGTGAGATGTGGACGTCCGCCACGAACATCTTTTGCAAATTTGGCGATTGGGACGTTGAAATATACTGCAACCCCAAAGCCGATGTGAACATGGACCGGGGCATTTATATGGCCCGGATTCCTATCCTCGGTTCTCATCTGCAGTTTAGTCGCTGGACGCCTGAGAGCTTCGCTAAGGCGCTTGATACTGTGTTGGGCCGACTATACAACAACCGGCTGAAGTTGAACGGAGAAGGTTTCTGGGTGGAAGGTCATGGTGATCTGGAGTTCATACCCGTCGATAAAATTGTCGAAAGGGCGATGCGGGGTGGCGGAAGCGCTTTGGAGGTTGGCCGTAGCGTCCACCAACTAGTTGAACATTTCGTCGGACATCCCCGGAACAACAACACCTTTTTCGAAATTCGTAGCCAATTGACCAATCAAATGCGGCGGGTAGGTGTAGCGATTGAAGACACAGCGGACGCTATGTCTTCAATGAACCGGGCTTTCAGTAGCTTACAGACGGAATCTTTGATGGGGCCAAGCACCTTGCGGAACCCCTGCGGAGAAATAGGCTTTGTCGAAGAAGAGATGTATAGGAGCTTAGGGGTTCCGCTTGAGTTTTTGGAAGACGACGACAACTACAGTTCTAGTTGAGCATCTTTTCGGGCAGCCGGTCCGAGAACTCACTGAAAATTGCCCAGATCCAATCGCGGTTATAGTCCTGAAGGACCATCATGAACCGCATCTGGATACGATGGAAAATCTCAACCTGTCTGTCGGGCGTCGCCGACTGGAGGATTGCCTGTACCATCGTTTGCATCAACAAGATGCCGGTCCGTTCAACGGTGTCCAGTTCCTTTTTGGAAAGGTCTTGCGTACAAAAGGACCGGACATTGTTGAAGTAATCTTCAATCATCAGATCGGTGATTTTGTCAGATTCAATTTCCGTCATGAACATCGGTATATAACCTCATTATGAGTTGTTTTGGTAGCGATAGCCATGTGGATTACCACTATATATAACGTAACATCCAGTGTTCCCTACGTCAAAGTCTTTTGACAAAGGGGATAGTTAGGGTAAAAGGTGGTAGTGACTATTGATACGTAGCATTAACTTACGAATTGGAGTGGTCCAAATGGGACTCGACGTATACCTGTACCGGTTCACCGAACCAATTAGCGAATTCAAAGGCCGAAGGCGTTCCTTTACCGAAGCGGAAGATGGGCTGTTGTCCACCTTTTTCAAAAAAGCCGGTGTTTCAAAGCGGCGGGATTTGCCCCTTGGCATGAAAGCCGAATTGGACGACCAGCTAACCGCATTGCGTGAAGAGTATGTGGTTGACGAATACGGTAACCCCTTGGAAGACAGCCGCATAGAAATCACCGAGGATTCTGAGCTTTACCCGGACCACATGTTTAAGATTGGGTACTGGAGGTCAAGCTACAACAGCGGCGGCCTGAACCAAGCGCTCCAACGGCGTATTGGGCGGGACCTGTACGACGTGTTCGAAAAGGAAAGTGACTATTACGTCGAGGTGGATTGGGAAACCGTGCTCCCCAAGGCCAAAGCACTTCTTGATGACTTCAAAAAAGACATCGAGACGAAGGGTGATTTCAACGTGATGAAGATGGAGTACAACCCTTTCAAAAACATCGAAGAGGAAGACGTCACAAACGAAAAGATCGCCCTCGAAGTGTTCGCGGAAGAGCAAAAGAGACAAGCCAACAGCATCCACGGCGGCCCTTATATGAACCACCGGGGCCATTTCTTTTTGCAAGAGGGCGTCACGGTTCACGGTTTCATCGAAGGTCGCAGCGAAATGACCGGGGACCCGATGACTTACGTCGTGTACAAAAATGAGGTGGCGGAAGGTGACGAAACCTCTTTCGACTGGTACATTCACGCACTGGAAATCGTGGTTGAGACGATCGAATATGTGCTCAAGCAAGACGACCCGTCGAGGTACGCATTAGCATGGAGCGCCTAACGCCCACGAAAATCAAAAATATGAACCTACAAGACCTCCGGTATCTGCTTCGCAGTGCCAAGAGGATGCAGGTTCAATCAATAGCCATAACGGTGGTGTTACCCTTGCTGGTCCTATCCGACCTTTACCGGGCGGAGAGTCTGCAGGGGCTTCACGTGTTGGGAGTCATTTTTGCCGCCCGAATTGTTATGGGTATGTGGAAAGATTATGGTACACTGGAAGCGGACAAGGAATTGCTCCGTGACCGGATCGCTGTATGGGAGGCCGAACATGAATCATGAAGAAATGACAATGCATGATCTCGCTGTCTATCTGCCCAACATCATGCCGGAAGGTCAGATGGTCCGGGAAGGTGACGCGGTACTGGTGAGGCTCATGAAACAGTCGGCGATGATTCACCGGGCCACCATCTTGAAAGTGTTCGAGTCCGTGACAGGTGAGGACACAGAGTCTACTGTCCTGAACCGTCCCGAAGCTAAGGAACTTTGCATCAAGGTGGAGTTCGAAGGTCAAGAGGGGTCTGAGTATCCCGTGTGGCCCTTTCAAGACAGCATCTATACCTACGATTGGGTTAATGATTGGGCCGGTGCTACGGTCGTCGAGGCCCCCAACCAACCCGCACCTAAAAACCCCGATGAAGACAGCGGAAAGGTTCGCCGTCTGGCTAAAAGGTTCAAGAACATCATTGAAAGGTGAGGGCTAGGCTATGATCATCAACCGGTTTGCAGACCGAATGTTCCTAGAAATCCTACCTCCGACAGGGGGCGTTTCAGATTTCCTCACCAAAACACACTTCCCCTTGCCACGGGAATTCAAAGTGTACAACCACGGGGAAAACGTCCATGTGAAATGGGTTTACCAATTGAATGATTGGGCGGGGACCACGACCTTTGGCTTGCGGTGGTATGTCGACACCGATCAGATCCAGACTTACCATGAAGGTTCCCCGTGCAAGGCGGCCAAGTGGATATCCGAGTTTCAAAAGGTGCAAGGCAAGGGTCCGTGGATTTCAGACGGCGACACGACCTTACCGGAAAACCTCCTGCGGCACCTGTGGGATAGGGTGCAGGCTAAGTACTCGTGACTTAGAGAGCACTTAGAGAGATTCGTGATCTCGATGTTCGCCGGATTTTATAAAATAAATTAGTCTCGTGACGTTTATATCCCTGATTCTAGCCCAGATCTCTCTGGGACTCTCCTCCAACCTGTGCTCTAAAACACCTCTGACTTTTGTGTCATACCCTCTGCACAATAAAATGTTTTGACGTGAGGACGTAAGTAGGGTATAAATGGGTAGTATCAACTAACTACTCCGAGGATACGACTATGAATATCACGACCCTGAGAAAAAGCGGTTCACTGACGGCTGAGGAACTCGAACTGGTCAAGACCCTTTATGGTCAATGGGTTAATGCGGGCTGTCCACCTACCAAGGAAATGACGAAAGTGGCGGTGCCCCGGTTAATCAAAACCGTGGAAATCCTGAAAAGCCGCATGGAGTATGAGGGGCGTCTGGAAACCCAAGTCGAGAACCTCCAGAACCAACTCAACGTGCTGGAGCATACCGTGGGCCGGTATCGTAATCTGGTGCGGGAATCCGAAGGGATTCGAGAAGGCGGCGCTACGCAACCCAAGGCGCGGGCAATCATCACCGAGCGTGACGACCCTGCCAAGTACCAATGGCAATCAGCCAACGAGCTTGCGGACGTACTGGACTTGTCGACCGGCTACGTCCATAATATGGCTGCCGGGAAAGTCAAAAACCGCTACAACCTCGAACGTCGCCTTTCTAAAGCGAAAGGTCGTAAGTACGATTTCAGGGTCAAGCCGGAAGACGAAAACGCATGATTCGCAACAGACAAATCGAAGGCGTTTTACAGTCCTTTCCTATGTGGGCCGGGTTCCTCGTAAAAGGGGAACCCGTCACCGAATTACAACGGGCGGAGATCCTTTTCAGAACCTCCGATTTCGAGACGTGGTGTAACGACACTGATTGGGTCGAAACTATTCAGAATCACCTTTACACAAGGCGGCCCGAGCGGAATAGACGCTATCAGCGACAACCACCTTGGGATGTTTACGAAACTGAGTTTCATGAACGGTACCAGATCCTAGACCTGAAGGTCTTGCACAATTACCGAATCATGTCGCCCTGTTGGGAAGGGTCTAGGGGCTGGTGTGGTTGGGACGGGACAGTCGGGTGCAACAGTTACAATCTGGATAGGGTGTCCGCTGGGGACCTCATGGCCGATTGGATCCTGATCGCCAAGACCTTCCCTTACCTCAAGTTGCGGTCACAGATACTAAACAAACCGGTGGAGCTAGCGCACAAATGCAGACCACTTGTGGAATTCGTGGTGGCTGACGGGAAAGTAGATATCAGAGAACCGGAAGGGCTATCGTGTGATACCAACCCTCCAAAAGACCTCCGGGATCGCACGGAAAGATGTTGTTCACCTGCCCAACTGCAACTGGCCATCCAAGTCAGTGATACCCAGCCAGACCTAGCTGAAGAAACGTAGGGCGGTCCAAAATAGCAACCCCATTGATGAGACGGACAAGATAATCGAACGGCGTACCGGGCGGATAGTGGCGTTCTAGTTCCATATCGTCGTCGTCTCGGACAACCAGAGCGATATCAGCAAGACCCCACCCTCATAAAACCATTGCACCACATACAGGATGAGGCACCCATCCGGCTCCGTTTGTTCGGATGGTACGCCCTCCCGAATGTCTCGCCGCCGATCCTGTGCAGGTGCCACGATGCAGTAATGCTCGGGATTAGCAACAGGAACGCGGCGTTGGTAGCTACGCACTTTATGAATCCGCCCGCTACTCATAGTTTTCTCCTAGATCCTTTTTCATCCATCCATCTTCGTCATAGATTCGGAAGCCCCAGCGCTCGTACATGTGCTGGAGTTCCTTTTCCGACAGCGGACAATCAGTATAGGGATGTGCTTGAAGAATAATCGTATACCCTTCAAAGTCCTTTTCAACGCTCTGTAGGATGGCCTTCGCCATCCCTTTCTGACGGTGTTCCGGCTCTACGTACAACCCAACAAGATATGTGAATCCTTTTTCCGGTGTGTCGGGTAAGATGACGGCGTAAGCCAGAACATCACCCTCATCATCACGTATCTGGTGGTGCCGGTGGTCATCCAAGTCACCTATCGGATACCGAATGACCACAAGGTCTTCATTCCCCATTGCAGGCGTCCTCCATCTCTTCCCACGAATCGAACACCGGCGAATCCATGTCGAGTTCACGGCGGTCGTACATCCCTAACCGTTCGGCGACCCGGATTGAGTTAGTGGGTGTTTCGAGCTTTTCCATAAGGATGAGCGCCCCGGCACAGTGCTGGGTGTCTTCGGTGTTGCGGCCATCCTCTTCGCTGTAGTCCACGGTTTTGTGGCAGCTAAACGTAGAAAATTTATCGGCCTGCAGAGTTTCTTGCAACGAACGAACCCGGCCTTTGCGCAAATACGCTGATTTGTCGTTGCGGAACGGGCACTCTTTGCACGGTTTTTTCAGATCGAATTTCATAGTTCCTCCTTAGTATACTTCCTTATACCCTAACGTCACCTTTCCGTCAAGAGGGCGGTATTCCTTTGATAGTGCATGAGAATGTGAATCAAAAATGTCCCGTTGGATACTGTACAGGTAATTTCCATGTCCAAATACGACCGCTTAATTGACCGCGCCTATCGGACCGCCAAAGGTCAAAGCCAACTCAAAGCCTTTGTGAAAAAGGCGATGGATGGCTACCGCACAATAGCTGATGCTACCGAGGTAACCGGGGATCCCCGTTACGGTGGTCGTGGTGCTAAAATCTGGTATTACAAGCGGGATTACAGTCGAGACATTACGATGGGGCATGATTGGCTGTCTAAAAACATGCCGGAGTTGATCCCTTCGTCCCTCCAAGACTTGAAAGAGACGCATGTCCTTCTTGGTGAAGTGGGCGAGGGCAACCCGGACGAGGTTTTCCAGATGATGCAAGGGACAATCTGGAGTCCTAGAGGCCAAGCTAATTCGTTGATCCGGTCCAAAAAGCTGAATCATACCAGCATGAATGTGGGTGATGTGATTCAGTTCGGCAACCAGCTTTACATGGTTGATCAGGTTGGATTTGAGCGCGTTGCTTCGGTCAAGACTGCACGCCCGGACACCCCCGAGGCTAATAGCCTGCTGTTGCATATTGAAAACAACTACGATCTTCACAAGGCGGTTCGAGAACAGGAGAAGGATTTGATGAAAGCCCTCCTTGAAGGCAAGCAACCCAGCGCCCGGCTGATGCTTCCCGTAGTTGAAACGGCAGCGAAGGGTTATTTCAAAGAGTACGCCCCCAAGTCGTGGAAAGACATGTTCAGTGTCGACGAGATTAAAAACGTCGCCACCGAGCTTACCAAGCATTTCTTGATTTCCGTCAAGAGTGGTGAAGCCGTTCCAGACAATTATGACCTTGATGGTGAAGTGGACCGTTCCAAAATCAACCCCCGCAATGTAAGAGCTATGGACAAAAAACTCAGAGACGACTTGATCAAACTGGCGTATAACAAACCCGAATTACGTCCCCACCTTTTGCCCCTGTTGAAAACAGCCGGTGATTTTGAGGATGACGTCAAGGGCAAGAAATAAAGGCTCAGACTGAGCACAAAGAGGTTAACCCTTCTACCAGTTTCTTGTAGAACTGATAGCTCATGCCCTTGCCGGGTACACGCCGCCAACCGTAATTGGCTGCATTTTCCCCAATTTTTATGAGCTTGAAAAGACTGGTATAGTTAGTGAGATTCGTACCTTCACGGAGTTCGATACTTTCTACACTTCCTATCGGGGAACATTTCACAATCAGATCACGTTCGTGGGTCCTCATATCCCCGTAGATGCTTACAAAAGGTCGCTCGTATTTGAATATGATCTGGATGTCGTATCCAGATCGACGAATAGAAGTAGGGCCGCCTATCCGTTTTGCCACTATATGTACTTGCTTGGATAGGCGGCCCAAAAAGTGTCCTGTGAGCGCCCTATTTCGAATCATCGTACACACCGTAATAATTGATGTATCCCAGCACCATCTTGTCGAGGAACCCCGCCACTGAAGCCTTTCGCCGCATCATTTTGATGATCCTTGACGACGAAATAGCAGGCAACTGAAAGCCGAGATCCACTTCGGTATAGTCCCCGAGAATGTCGGGTGCATCAACCACCGGATGCCCTTGTCGTGGAACCACGATGATTTGAGCCAAGTCACACAGACCCTCCGCATTGTTCCATTCGGGGATTTCCTCTACCAGATCCCCACCGATGATGTAAGAAAAGTCCACCTCGGGACACGCCTCTTTGAGCGCGGTGAGCGTCTGAACCGTGTAGTTGGGTTGTGGGAGTTTCTCTTCGACGGTGAGGACATGAACGCCATTCAAATGTTCGAACGCCAGACGACACATCTCGACCCGCTGCTCGAACGGAGCAAGGTGGTCTTTGAACGGGTGGTCAGCACACGGCAAAATCCATAGCTGGTCCAAATCTTGCGTCTGAAGCACGCTCAACAGCATATAGACGTGCCCCATGTGCGGGGGGTTGAAACTGCCACCGTAAATCCCAACCCGATGACCCTTTCGTCTCGCTGTTCCGACGATTCCAACCCGTTCATCGGGATCGATATCCACCCATTTCAAAATGTGGTTTTCGTCGTTGACGTGTTCCATTATTTGAATACCAGCTTTTTCTTGACGATCCCGGACCCGGCGTCCAGCATCTGTGACAAGGCAACACCGACGTCGCCTTCGTTTAACTCGACGCCTTCGGTGGCATCCCAAATGAGCTTCGTGTTGAAGCCCTCTTTGCAAGCGTCCAATACCGTGAACTTGACGCAGTAGTCGGTTGCTACGCCACAGACGTAGACCGATTTGATATCTTGCTCACGGAGGTAGTCCGCAAGGCCGGTGTCTTCACGGTGCCCGTTGTCGTAGAAACCGCTGTACGAGTCGACCAGCGGATTCATACCCTTTTCGAACACGGTATCGAACCGGTCGGTATTCAAACCATCGACGAATTCCGCACCCTCCGAACCCTGAACACAGTGGGTGGGCCAGAGAATCTGTTCCAGACCGTCGAGTTCGATAACTTGCCCCGGTTCCTTACCCTCGTGGTTCGAAGCGAAGGAGCCGTGGTCAGCGGGGTGCCAATCTTGGGTGGCAACGACGAGATCGAAAACGGGGCTTTCCATCAATTCGTTGATGGTTTCTACCAAGTCACGAGATCCCGGAACCGCTAAGGCACCGTCATCCATAAAATCGTTTTGCATGTCGACTACGATGAGTGCATTCATGGGGCGTTCCTAATCAGAGGTTTTGATTTTCGATCGAAGGGCTTCTAGTTCTTCTTCGAAACCACTTGACAAAATAGGGAAACGGCACCACGTCTTGGGGTCCAAGTTTTCGTCGTCCAAATGGAACGACGGTGCGTAGCGTTCGCGTTTCCATTGGTTGCGGCACCACAGTCGAAAGAATCTTTCGATCCATTCCACGAGCTTCACCGCTTCGTGTTCCGTGTTGTACTGGAACCATTCGAAAATTTCCACCGGACTTAGCTTGTCCCGGATAGCTCGCTTTTCGATAAGGTCCAGCACCTCGTAAGGCATGAGGTCGCTTTCGTCAGTCTGGTCGTACTCTTCCGGCTTGAGTTCCGCCGTAGGTTTTTGGTTGTTGACGTACCTAAGTTCCGGGATTTCTTTTTCCATTTCCTGCAGCCATTCAAGCAAGAAGGCTTTGTCAATGCCTCCGAGAGGTGACAGGCCGCCCGAAGTATCTCCGTCCATCGTAGCATATCCGACCGCCGCTTCCGAACGATTGGAGGTCGCCAACAGAATCTTGCCTTCGGCATTGGCTATCATCCACGCTGAGGGACTCCGGGTGCGCGCTTGAATGTTCTGGAGAACCACATCGTGCTTTTCCCATTCCCATTCGATACCCAAGGCGTCCCCTATTAGCTCCTCGTAAGCCATAGCAATAGGGTCTACATCAAGCTCTACGTACTTGGCGTTGATAGCCTTAGCGACCATCTCAGCGGCTTCACGGGTTGTTTCCGAGGAGTTGTGTGTTGCTTGATAGACGCATGTCAAAAGACGCTCGGGCCACATGCCTGTATAGCCGTTATGCGCCAGCTTGGCGGCAAGTTCCTCTTTGGTGTATGCCTCTTTTGCGTACTTACTCATGAGGTATACCAGTACGGCAGCCGCCGAAGAATCAGCACCACCGGACAGGGATACGACGTAGCCCCGGACGCCGGACTTGCGGTAATAATCGAACATACCCAAGGTCACGGCGCGGCTGAATTCTTCGAACTTGGACAGGTTCTGGGGGACAGCAGGCTGCGCCTTTTGTCGGAGTTTTTCGGTGGTCGTACCTCCGATCGACAAAACGTTGCGTTCGTCTTCATCCTCGGGCCTAAAACCTTCCCGGCTGAAACGTTGCATGTGGAGTGTGTCAAGATCCACATCTGCGCATACGGTAGTGTGGTCCCGAAACGAGAACCGCTCACCTTCCACAAGCACCTCACCACCCGATGCGATGAAAGTGGAACCGTCGAATACTAGCCTCCCGGATTCGTTGCCAAGGAGGTTGGCATAGACGTAGGCCGAACTAAAGGCCCTCGAACCTTCAACCACGAATTGCCTCCGCACTTTTTGTTTGCCGAAAGCAAAGTGGGAAGCAGACGGGCTGAAAATCACATCCACACCTCTTTGAGCAAGGTGGGATCCGGGCCGGTCAGCGACCCATGCGTCTTCACAAATTTCAAAGCCAAGCCGAATCCCGTTCCGCGTTTCGAATACGAAATCCCCGATAGGAACTTTCCCTATTTGGGGGATGTAAACAGAACCTATTTGCCCCGGAGGCCACGGCTTGAACCAGCGATGCTCATAATGCACACCATCCTTGGCGAGATTTTGCTTGGGGACAAGACCTTCGATGCGGCCATTTTGTATCACGGCCATGCAGTTGTAGATCCCGTTGCCGTAGACGACCGGAAGACCCACCACCGTAAGCATCCCGAAGTCCCCGAGATCCTTGAGTTTATCCAAGGCTTTAAGTGCTCGTTGATGGACGTGGGGGGATAAGAACATATCCTCACAACCATAGCCCGTGATGCAAAGCTCAGGGAGGCACAGCATCTGGACGCCTTTGGCGGAGGCTTCTTCCGTGGCTTTGATGATTCGGTCGATATTTCCTTCCCAATCCAGAGGTGTCTGGTTGAGGGAAGCGGCTCCTATACGGACGTACTTCATTCGTCGTCTCCGTGACCACGGGCTTCAAGAATAAGTTGGGTACGCAATTCGTCGAGCGGCTTAGACAGACCGACCGGGTATTGGTGCGGGTTGGTGAAACGGCGGACACCACCGTGGAAACGCGCCTTTTCACGCTGGGCACGTTGCTTGATAGCATCCAACGGTTCTTCTTGGTACGTTTCAACCACAGAATCGCCCAAGCCGCCTCTAAAGACCGACTGTAGCATGTCTATGGATTGGTCGAAATCCAATTTCGTGCGGCGAGTGTTATCCATCGGATCGACGATAGTCGTACCGGGATCGCCTTGGTGCTCGTTGTAAATCATGTCGCCCCGGTACTCATTGCCGTCGAAAAACCGACGCACTTGCAAGTAACCGGGATTGCTGATTTTGATACGTTGTTCACTCAGCTTGATGCGGGGTTCCCATTCGCCCCCTTCCCGCTTGATAGCGGATAGCTTATACACACCACCCAACGCCGGTTGTCCCTTCGCTGTGACGAGGTTGGTGCCTACACCCCAGAGGCGAATCAAAGCGCCCTGTGACTTGAGCGACTTGATAGTGTGCTCATCCAATCCATTCGACGCCACGATTTTAGCGTTTTCGAACCCGGCATTATTCAAGATGCGACGAGCCGCGATACTGAGGTAGGCCAAGTCCCCGGAATCCAACCGGATACCGACCATTTCATGGCCGCGTTCACGGAGCTTCTTGCCCACTTTCACAGCGTTTTTGACACCTTCGATCGTGTCGTAAGTGTCCACAAGGAACACGCAATTGTTGGGCATGGCCTCAGCGTACTCTTCGAAGGCTTCCATTTCCGAGTCGTAGGACATAATCCACGAATGAGCGTGTGTCCCTTTGACCGGAATATCCAGTAGCTTTCCAGCGAGTACGTTGGACGTAGCAGAGCAGCCTCCGATATAAGCTGCCCTCGACGCCATGATGGATCCGTCAATCCCCTGCGCCCTACGCAACCCAAACTCCAGCACCGGCTCACCTTTGGCGGCCTCACAGATGCGGGCTGATTTGGTGGCGATAAGCGTTTGGAAATTGATAATGTTCAGGAGGGCCGATTCCAACAACTGACACTGAATGAGCGGGCCACGAATGCGGACCAGAGGTTCGTGTGGGAAAACGACCGAACCTTCTGGTACGGCGTCAACGTCACAGGTGAAAGTGAGGTGTTTGAGGTAATCGAGGAATCCCTGTTCGAACAGGGGCTTGCCGTCGTTCCCTTGAAGGCTCGACAGGTATTCGAGGTCTTCGGAATCGAAATGGAAATCACGCATGTATTCGACGAGCGTGCCTAGCCCGGCAGCGATTGCGTAACCTCCCCCGAAAGGGTTCTGTCGGAAAAACTGATGGAAGACCGCTTCGTCGTGTTGCCGCCCTTGTTTCCAATAGCCATAGGCCATCGTGAGTTGGTAAAGGTCGGTTAGGAGCGTAAGCGAATGACCGTAGAGCTTACTCAGATACATGACGTCCTTCGTATGGGTTAGCTTTCGTACTGGTCCCTTATACCCTTAATGCTCGTATTCGTCAAAAACCTTTCCGTCTTTTATGCAACTATCGAGGTCGAGGTTTGCGCGGCCAATCGTGTTTTTTGCTTTTTCCCAATCGGACCCCTTAAATTCGATCACATCCCAATTATCAACCCACAGTTCGGTGTCTTCCACATCGAACATGAGGCGGTTCGAGCTACTAATAACCGTCTCTTGACCATACAGGAGCCAGCACCGGTCCCCTGAAATTACAAGAGCGCTTTCTGGTTCAGACGAAACGACCCCAGCCTCTTGAAGACCAAATAAAGTGGACCACATGATGATGCAGCACCCCACAGAAATGAGCACTACCCGACCCGTACCGGTTTCCCAGAGTTCTTTGACTTGATCTTTGGTCCAGTCAAATGCGTTGAGGAATGCCCCCAAGATGATACCGCAGATCATCAAAAAACCGTAACAACTTTGCGCAAGGCTTTGATAGCGTACTCCTTACTGACCCGACGCCACCGTTGGAAACGGGTTTCCTCTTTTAGTCGTTTCTGACGGGCTGCTTCTTTGATGATTTTGGGATTCATCACTCATCCACCACATCGCATTCGATTGTGTTGACGTCTTCGAGTTCGGCCCAGAACCGATAGCCTCTTTTACCGAAGAGGTGGCGGTTTGATTCGTAATTTTCATCCGGGCATGAGTCAATCAAGAAGGTGACAGAATCGTAGTCCCCGGCTTTTTGGCGGATGTAGATCCGGTCGACGGTCAACACCGTCCCTTCAGGCAGGGTGAGGTCATATTTGATGCCTTTACCGTACCTTTTGTCGTAAGGGACGTCCATTGCCCCTTCGATCAGGTTTTTATTCCGGCGCTCGTTTTGTACGCGAAGACTCCAGTCTTGGGTAAGACGGAGCTTGGTTCCAATGGTGGGGATAAACAGGTTCATGATCGTAGTGTAGCTCGTAGTAAATTAAAATGAGTCTAGGGGTGGTCCTCAGGCTAAGCTGAAGGACACACCCCCAGACCAGTGGCTATTTTACTGACTTTGTGTGTCCTGTCAAGTCTGATACGTAGCAACGGCCTTACAGAAGGCTATTACATCTGTGTCTGTGAACTTATTGCGGCATATGTTAGCTATATAGCTCACGTACCTTACATTTGACTGTACGTAGGGCTGGCTTATTTGAGTCGATTCGGTCAAGGCTGGCTGTGCGAGGGGTGATCTCCCTACCCTCCCATTCTGTTGTTGATGCAGGGAGGTAAAGTTCAACGCCAGAAATCGCACACTTCCCCTCTTGGTCTTCCCATAAGGCTTTGAGGTAGGGAAGGTCTACAGCTTTATCTTGCGAGGACACTTTATGGCCCTTGGACTTATGGCGTCTGCGTATAGCTGCAGTGAAGTACCTAAAAGGAGAATACTCGTCCCGCTGGGAGCCTACTTTCAGGTTCTCCGGCTTGCCTTTTAGGTTGGTTACGGGATCTTTCCCTTTATTGGAGCGGGGCTTAGAACAGAACTGTTGGTATCCCCGTTTCACTGCGCGGTTATGCTCCCCCAAGCGCCGGAGGAACTCCTCGCCACAATGATCACATTTTACAGATACTTCGGACACAAAAAATCCCCTTGTAGAACCTCTACAAGAGAAGCTCTACAAGGGGATTATGGAGACGGAGGGAGTCGAACCCTCGTGTCGGAACTCTACTCACAAACGTCGTCTTACGTACATAGCGACCATTTGCTCTATTACCCTGCGAAGGGATTTGATGGCAAGTCGAGCGGTCGTCTTTGCTTGCCTCTAGTCTACTACCCTCAAGGGGTTAGTGATTACAACCTCCACCTATAGACTGGCTTCTATGAGGTACCCTAGTCACCGAAGGGTAAAGCGGGATCTCCGACCATTTACGTCCCGGTCCTTTTATCGGAGTCCGAGGTGGGACGAACGGCTATGCTGCCGCTGCGTACTGAGTTTCGTCAGTTGAACGAGTATGTCTTTGTTTGTGGCGGTCACATACACCCGCCAGAACGCGACGTCCATTTTCGTCAGCTCCGGTCGAAACCAGTGCGTCCCCAAATGGTACAACCACCTTTACCACAGGACACCTCCCCCGTCAAACATAAAACAGGGTTTGGTACGTGTGAGGTAGGTTGCATTTCGTATCAGTACATACAAACGGTAGCCGTACCAAATTCCCGTTGCACCTAAAACACCTTTCCGGTACCCATAAGAGTGTTGCTGACCCACCCCGGCTTTCCACCATGATTATCGACAAAACAGTTGTAGGGCTGATTTGGGGGGCTTTCCGGCAGGATACCGGCATGTCTTTACCCTTCCCCGCCGAAATTTTCGGGACCGGTTCGAATGCTTTCTACAGGGCTGAACCCGCCAAAGATGATGAACACTCTATTTGTATCCTCTACTCCGTCCGAGATACTGTAGATGAACACCTCCAAAAGGTGATCATAGCGGGTTACTGGTACCCTGAAACCGACATGTTCAAGTACGAGATGCTGGACTCCGGCTATTACAATATGCGGTGGATGCAGGCGGATGAATTTGGGATTTTAGCTTTGCTATCCATCCACGGCCCCCAGCGATACACCCTGTCGGACCTCCAAGAGATTTTTGACGGCTCCTAAATCTTAGGGTATAGGTTGGTGAGACGAGGACAAGACCCTACGACCTTGGAGGCACTGGTGGCCCGCAAAACGATTGACCTGACAAGTCTTATCGAGACTGTCAATTACCGCAACCGCAATTCGAAAGTCGCTCCCGAAGTTCGTGAGGGCTGGAACTCCCTGTTGGAATCGGCTTTACACGGGGCTGGCGTCTATTCGGGTTTCAACTACCTCCGTGAAAAGGACGTCCCGGAAGGGGAAAAGCCGGGCATCGTTTTCGACCACAGCGTGTCGAAAGACCACCAATTCCCGGACCCAAGTCGCCGTTTCTACAATGTCCACCCCAAATTGCAAAAGTAATTTTGACACCGCCGCCCCGCTAGGGTATAAGTTAGTGAGGCGGCGATAGTCCTAATTCCTTTGATCTGCAGGAGACACCATGACAAGGCGACAAGAAATCATCGAAGAGATTGCAAACAAGTTTGTGGACATCCAAGATGTGACCTCCCGCCAATTGAGTCGGAGTCATGTTGAGGGGCACATGGATCTCATTTACGAATTCGATTTTTGCGCCGCCAAGATTCCGGGCGTTCTGGAATACAGCCGCCCCCACCTTGAAGGTGCTGTTTTTCGTCGGGTCAAAGAGCTTCTCGAAGAACAAGAAGAAAAGCGCCCCGTGTTGGTCAATGTATTGACCGGTGAAGAACAAGTGGGACCCAAGGGCATGTCGCCCGACAACTTTTTCGAAATGATGTACAGCTAGGAGCAGTGCGATGGCCACGGAAGGCAAGACACTCAAGAGGACTCACCCCGAAACGGACCTGCTAGTGACCGCCAGATGGAACCTAGCGGGTTCCGGGATGGTTTACGAGGTTTGGGAAGCATCTGACGACCAAGACCTGTATGATGTGTACAACGAAGGTTTTGGTCGGTTGGATACCAAAGTAGAAGGTGCTGATATCGAACGCATCCGGCAAATAATCCGGGACACTTACCCCGTATCCGATGAGGCAGTGCCCGTAGCTAGTGGGCTGTTACTGGTCGTGTTACGGAGGGGAGTTGACTACGATACGTGACCCGAGGCATAATCGACGCCTACCCCAAGCGAGGGCTGTACGGTGTCGGACCGATTATCGCTTCAGAAATGTGATCAGATATTAGCTCGCGCCCTGAAGGCCCATGAATCGGGCAAAAAGGCGCTGAAGCTATCTACCAAAGAATTGATCGCCCTCCTGAAATACATCCGTAGCTTGCACACAACCATGAGGGACGTTCAGTTGGACCTCTTGCAAGGGTCGTTTCAGAACGACTTAGAAGCGTTGCAAAGCGCTGCTGATGCAAGCCTCGACCGTATCGAAAAACAGCTAGGGCCTATCAAGACGTTGTTCGAAGATATATCTGAAGTCGAGATATCGGAGTTTTCAGATGTCGACGAAGAGTAAGATACCCCACAGGGTCGTGATCAAGATGCTGCGGGACAGTGGCGGCGTCTACGAATATGACGTCCATTACAAGGATGCTCTGTCTTGCTTACGTTCCTACCACAAAGAGCGGTTCCCGTCTGAACCAACCGGCGACGACGTGTGCGATTACATTACGTATATGGGCGCTGGGGGCATCGAAGACCTCATTGGACGCGAGGCTTCACGTGTGTGGGAAAGCCTTTCCACGTGCAGTATCAGCGTCGTTTACAAGCCCCTAAAGATTCAGTCCCCTTCCGACCGCTTCGCTTACCTTATCGAAAAGTAGCACCCTTGACAGCCTCTTAGGTCTTACGGTACCAATTAAGATTGGTACGTATTGATAAAATGGAGGCCGTATGTCTGAGCACAAAGTACTCGTAGAACGATTAACCATCCAACAACATCCTGATGCGGATCGTCTGGAGGTAGCGCAGGTGGGGGATTACCAGTCCATCGTGATGAAAGACCAGTTCGAAACGGGTGATCTGGCTGCCTACATCCCGGAAGCATCTTTGGTGCCGCAAGACATACTGAAGGAGCTAGGACTTGAGGGCCGCCTTGCCGGTTCAGATCACAACCGCGTCAAAGCTATCCGACTCCGAGGCGTCCTGTCGCAAGGTATCTGTTACCCGGCAAAGGACGGTTGGGAAGAGGGCGACGACGTGACCGAAGATTTGGGTATCACGAAATATGAGCCGCCTATCCCCGCCTCCATGTCGGGTGAAGTCTATGCTGCGGGTGGACGCCGGTGCATGAAATACGATATCGAAAATATCAAACGGTATCCCGGTGTCCTCAAAGAGGGTGAAGAAGTCGTGATCACGGAGAAGATCCACGGATGTGCGGACAAGGACACCGAAATAGAGACGTTGGAACATGGAACTCTAACTATCTCAGAGATTGTAGAAAACAAGATCCCTTGTCATGTTAAAAGTATGAATGTGAAGACCGGAGATATCTCTTTTGAGTCTGTTGAGGGTTACTCTCAAGATCCTAATGAGGGTGATTGGTATGAATTGGAGATGGAAGATGCTGTTGTGGTTTTAACGGGGAATCATCCTGTGTGGTTGCCTGAGTTGAAATGCTACCGTCGAGTTGATCAATTAAAAGGGGATGAGATTTGCTTGCTTGATCGGGACTGAAAAGACGCATGGTTATCCTTTTGTGGATTTTCTCTGTAGTTCATTGACTACAGGAAAAGGGAACCATGTCAGACTATGAAGATTGGAATTGTCCTTATTGTAATACTACCTTACCTCTAAAAAGCAAATACACAAAAAGTGGACATTTATCTAGATGTTCAGCTTGGAAGGAGTGGCGAGACTCCACCCTAACCGAAGAATTCCTTTACGCACATTATGTTCAACAAGGGAAAGCCATGTCACACATTGCGCAAGAATTGGGATTATCTTCAGTGGCTACTATTAATAGGAAAATGAAAGAATTTGGGATCGAAACCAGATCCATCTCCGCAGCTAAAAAGATGCCTAAAGCTAGGCAGAGGGCTAAAGACACACACTTGGATAAATATGGTTCCCCTCATAATTTTTGTGCTGATCACCCTTCTAGACACGAGTGGGAGGCAAGGCTGCTAGAAGAAGAGGGTATTACCAATGTTTTTCAAAGGGAAAGCGTTAAGGAGAAGATTAAGCAATCTTATGAAGAAAGGTATGGTACTAGGAACTTATGGACTCTAGACTGGTATCGCTCCAAGATTGCTCAGTCAATGGTATTCTCTTCCATCCACCAACAAGTGTACCAATACTTGAGTAAAATAGGAATCCCTTGTTCCGTGGAGTTTCACTTAGATAAAGATGGCGATAAAAAGGCGTTTTTCGACATCCATGTAGAAGGAACTACCAAGTTGATAGAGGTGCATGGTGATTATTGGCACGCCAACCCTGAAATTTACAATGCGGATGATGTTTTTAATTACCCTCAAGAGAGTATGACTGCTCAAGAGAAATGGGATTATGATGCCGAACGTGTAACTTTAGCAAACGAAGCTGGATTCGACGTTCTGGTTTTGTGGGAGAAGGATATTATTAACGAAGATTGGGAAGATTGTTGCGATAAGTTAGATGAATATATAGGAGTAAAAGATGCCTAAAAAGGTCAAGATCAAGAGTATCAGAAAACTGGAAAGTCATGATTCGGATCGATATGACTTACAGGTCCGTGGGAATCATAATTTTTTCGCCAATGGTGTGTTAGTTCATAACTCATGGTGCCAGATTGGTGTGATCCCTCAGCAGTTGACCTACCAAGATTACGGGCGTCTCGTCGTATGTTCGAAAGGGCTGGGGTCGAAAGGGCTGGCTTTCAAACCGGAGGCCGAACAGAACGCAAACAACCTGTACCTTCGGGTAGCCCGGCACCTCAACGCACTGGAAAGGTTGGCCGATTACGAGGTGCCGATCTTCGTTATTGGCGAGGTGTTTGGCTCAGGGGTCCAAGATTTGGGTTACGGGGCACACACAAAATCGGATGAGACGTTAGGTTTCCGCGTGTTCGATGTGTACGAGGGTCAACCTCAACACGGTCGGTACCTCAACGACGACGAACTCACGCAGTTTTGTGAAGAGCGCGGATTCGAACGGGTGCCGGTACTTTACCGTGGCCCCTTTTCGAAAGCCAAAATGCTTCAACTAACTACCGGCGCTGAAACAGTCAGTGGTGAAGAGGCGCATATCCGGGAAGGGGTCGTAGTTAGACCTACAGAGGAGCGGCGTGATCTCCTGATTGGCCGGGTCCAACTCAAAAGCGTCAGCGACGATTACCTGCTTCGAAAAAACGGAACGGAACTTACATGAACCTGCGCGAACTCAAATGGCTATCGTCTTTACAGACCAAGTTACAGGATCAAGTGGCGGAGCTTATCAACGAAGATATCCTCTTTAAGGGGATGTATGTGTATAGCCTCAATCAAGTGTCTATCGAAGGCGAAGAGATCAGAATCGAGGTTAACGTAGAAACCCTTAAAGATAGGACGCTCACCTCTGTCCAATCCCGCCTTCTCTTGAGCGAATTCGTCAAGCTGGGGCGTACTGAGGATGAGGTGGAAGAGGTGGAAGAGGATTTCCATGTGAACCGGTCCGTAATCATGCAAATGGCCCGTGATCACGACGACCGCGCCGAGGGGAAGGAACCTATGGAACCCGAGGAACCCCAATTGAAATCTATGGAGGGCCTCGACCTCGATGGTGACGGTTATTCATCGCCTTCGGTTCGGCGTGACCGGAGGACGCAAGTAGCTGAGTTGCTAAGAGGGGTGGAAGGGCGTGCGTCGTTAGAAATGTCGCACAGGGACGCGGGGTATGTTAAGTCCGCAGAGGAAGAATTCCTTGCAGGCATAGAGCGCAATGGGATGTGGGCGAAGTTGAATGAGCTTATGGAAGACGAATGAGGCCCTCATTTTGAGGGTAAATCAGCCAAATTTTTGGTGCAGACCAAATTCGATTTTTTTGATTTCATTCGGGGGCTTCGGAAGTTAAGCAAGCGGTTTTAGGGATCAGGCCGAACCCCCGCTCAAGCATCCCCGCCACCATGTTGAACACTTGATCTGCATCCAGATCCCCTGTGTGAATACATATCTCGCTATCACACCGGAACTCCCAGATATCGGCATTGACCTCAACCGCCGCATCAATGTCTGTGAACCCGTGGTCACGACGGTCCATACGGGCCATACGGGCCTGTAGCGCTTCCCGGTTCGCAACCAGAGACACTACCCTATGCGTCACCCCCTCCTCTTTCATAACGTCCACGGGGGCGACGATCTTGCCTTGGTAAAACGTGTCCACAAGCATCACCAGATCACGCCCTTGACGCTCTAAAGCGCCCACAAGAGCCTGTTGGATAGCTTCGGTATGTTGCCAGTCGTCTGTCCAGTCGTTTTCTGGCAATGCTTGGCGGATGTGATCGACCTCGATCACCACGCTATCCCTGAAGTGTTCTAGCAAGCTATGTGCGAGGGTGGTTTTACCCACCCCCGGTGCGCCTTGTATGAATAAAATCATGTCCGACCCTACAGCAGTTTGCGAATCTCACCGACGATCTTGACTTGGCTCCCGGATAGATTGCGTTTCGTTTCCAACGTGTTCAGCATATCCGCAGTATCTTCACGGTACGATTCAGTCGGACTGTCCATGATGTTTGACAGACGATCGGCAAGTTTGATGACCAACGCATAGCTAGACATGCCGGTCATTTTCTTGGTGAGATATTCGTTTTTGCCGATACGCTCAATCTCATCGTCGTCCGACGTCAGTTCGTGAACCAACGACGCTACCAGCGGCGTGAATTCACTGGCTAACTCTTCGAAGGTTGTGTCCGTATCTTCCAGCGTGTCGTGCAGGAGGCAGGCGACCATCAATTCTTCAAGCCGCTTGGACTCTTTGTTGTCCGCCAACAGAAACGCCACCGTGATGGGGTGGATAACGTAAGGCAACCCAGACACCTTGCGGGTTTGACCCTTGTGTTTTTCACTGGCGAATTGGACAGCTTTAATCAGTAGCATTTCGATCTCCTACAGTCACGTTATGTTCTACTCCCCTATACCGTAGGGTTACGCCTTCTGTCAAAACTCAAAGAAACTTTTGACAGACCTATGACACTAGGGTATAGGTTAGTGAAGCAAGGGACGACACCTACTACGAACCAAACGGAGACGACGATGCTTAAAAGTGATGGAAAAGTTGGAATGAAAGTGCTGTTCGGTCGAGGCAGCGGTGAGAAAACCCTCGGCAAGATCGTCAAAATCAACCGCAAAAATTTCAAAGTAGAGACGCTGGAAGTGCGCGGTACCAAAAAGACGCATCGCAAGGGTGGCCGATGGAACGTGCCGCCTTCGCTTTGCAAACCGGCCCCGAGTGCCGAGCCTAGCCGCCAATCGGCCCCGCAGCCGAAGGCCAGCCGGGTGAAAATCAAAACCACCACCAGCTATTCGTACCGGTCCAACAACAAAGAGGTTCGAAACAGACGGGCGAGGGAAGCCGCTGGCCGGTCCGCTGATGTGTTGAAAGCCGCTTGTGACCTGAGCAACCCGCCCACGTACATCAAAGCGTCGAGGCGCTATTTGGACGGCACCACGATCCGTAAGCGTGGCGATGAGTATGATGGTCAGCGCCAGAAGCTGTACGATGCTGAAAAGAAATGCACCCGTGGCACCGAGTTCAAAACTTTCCGTCAGGCGGAGCGCTACTTGGACAAGATGTTGAATTCGGCATGGTTCAACCGCCGTTTCAACAACCCGAACGTCACGCTTCGACCGGGCCGAGGTAGCGGCAGCGCTTGCTACAGCAACGGTAGCATCCGCCTCAGCACCAAAAACCACATGTGCGAACGCATCCTGATTCACGAACTGACGCACGCCTTGGTTCCGAAGCCGCACGCTGGCCACGGTCGTCTGTTTTGCGCCATCTACCTTGACCTTGTGCGACACTTCATGGGCGAAGACGCCTACGACCAGTTGGTTGCTGGCTACCGTGCCAAAAACGTGAAGTACCAGCCGCACAGATCCGCGAAGCGCTAAATCAAGGCCCCTTCGAATGCCCCACAGTAGTGGGGCTATTCGACCTTGACCTCCAGCGCTCCGAAGCCTACTTGCTCTCTAGGACTTTTGACGGAGTAGGTACACTTAGGGTATAGGTTACTGGTAACACATAAGACACACGGAGATTCGACCATGTACACATTCGGCAACGTTGTTAAAAACGGCATTTTCGTTAAGGATGGCCACCGCTATCGTCGCATCCCCAAGTCGAAGTTCTGGAACAATGAGGGCAACGAATGGGTATTTTTCAATGCGGTGAGTACCGACCGCGATGCAAGCCCGCAGTTGTTCTTCGAAGAAGATGAAGCCGTCGACGATATCCCGTGGCGTCCGTACCGCAAAGAGGCGGTTCCGCTGGAAGATATTTTCCGCGAATTCGAACAGGTGGTTACGCATTTCCGTAAACAAGCCCACGACGTCCGGGAAAAGGAAAAGGACCCGGACTTGGCTGAGATGTACGAGGATGATGCGGACAGTCTGGAATACGTCCTCACGAATGCCCGTGACGGCCACTGGAATTTGGCGTATTCAAATATGCGACGGCTGGATACCGCCGTGCGGGAACGGATTCCCCGTGAAATGTACGACGAGATTTGCGAACACCACATGATGGATAACCAGTGACAGTTTGCGCAGTTTATATCGAACGGGTCGGGGGACCAACTTTGGAAATACGGGGATACAACAAAATCCCCAACACCCTACCCGACCGGGGTGATTTCATCCGGGTTCCCGGTAAAGCTAATCCGTACCGCGTGGTCGAACGTATGTGGACGTACAGCGACCAGCCAGAGGCCCTAGACTGTTTCGTAACCCTGTACGTGACCGAACGTAAGCCTTCCCTACTGCGACGTCTCTGGAGGCGTCTGAGAGGCCGAGATGGATCGCAAAGAATTCAACAAGATACTCCGCAGGTACGATTACCAGCGGAAATCGAGCAAGGATGAGTACGGCGACCGTATCTACACCTACACGCACGATGAGGTGGGGGTCGTGCTAACGGTTGACCAACATACAGTGGACCTTGAGGGGTCGTCGTGGTCGTGCTATCACTTCGAACAGGCTGCAGCGTTACTTGTCGGAGCCGTAGGTTCAAGTAAATGCGGAATCCGCAGTCGAGATCAACGTCAATGGTATCTGCATCAACGACACGTTTCACAACAGCTTGTTAGTTCCAAAGATCCATGCTCCGTAAGGTAAGTTAGGTCCTACCTCCGATACAAGGAGATTCTATATGTGGAAAGAGATCAAACAGTGGCTTTATCGACGCCTCCACTTCCATAGCTGGAGGTATGAGTATCGGCTTTGTCATTACAAGAGGGCACACATGCCTTCTGTGATCACAGGTACCCCCGAGCAGAGGAAGACCCAAAAGCGTAGGCTTGAAAATGAGGAGTTCAGTGCCGACGTACGGCACCGGGTCTGCAATTTATGTGGGAAGGTAGAGAGAAAGAATCTATCCCCCTCTTTCAACGGACAGCGGCCCCGTGGTGGCTACTGGATTTTCGTGGAGTACGAAAATGACTAAAGAAGAAGCCAACCAAGAGATCCAACAGCTCCTGTTTGATATTGTCGAGAAGGTGCTCTACTTACGGAATGATGCCCAAGTGAAACCTGCCGTATCTATCAGCTTTCGACCGTGGGAATATCCTGAGGAGGCTATAAATATCAGTGTGGGTACTCATATTGACTCTGATCATTTCGTCAAAGACCGCTTTCTCTTCAAGCTGGACCAAGCCGTTATTATGGCGGCAGACGATCACTGGAGACGGGTGCTTGGCACACGAGAAGGCCACGTTGGCATTGGCCGGGCATTATCTACAGCGGGCGATTACTACGAGGAGAGCCCACTGGTAGCTTCGATCCGGGAGTCTATTGAGGCCCGTCAACATGCCAAGGTCGAGAAAAAACGCAACAACCGGATGGCAAAACTGATGCGGAACGCATCGTAATAGACTTGACGGCCCCCTTGCTCTATGGTACGTATGGAATATGGAGCGGTGACTGAGCTGGTAAAGTTCCGCAGCCTTGGTGTCGTCGCTGCCGATGTAACGACTCCTAATCAATAAGCAGTACGACGCTCGATAATTGCTTCACTCAGGATGTGATATGAACCTCCAAGAATTTCGTCAATTTTTCGAGAATCCTACTGCCGACGCTGGCGCACCTGCGCCAGATGAGGAAGATGGGCCAACACGATCCTCAACACAGTTCGCACGCCCAGGGGCCAAGCCGGTGCGGAACGATGGAGGTTCGCACCTCAGCGCGGACTCGATCAGTTTTGCGCGTCATTTGCTACGACGACTTCTAGGTGCAGAACCTAGCGGTTGGCCTCGCGATAAGGTGTTAAAGGCCGACCACCGCGCCTTACAATATCTGCCGGAAAAGGTTCACTATATAGCACCGTCGGATAACGGTCGCGATTTCCACACTCTCATCATCGAATTTGATTCCACCGGCCGCGAGTTGCTGCAGGAATCAAAGCGACTCTTTCCTCAAGCAGCGAAGTTGGATCTAATTGAGGACGCCCTCGATCGCTTTGGCCAAGCGGCACTGAAGGGATTCGCCAAATACGAGCAGAAAGCGTTCGCGGACAAACGCGGAGAGTACGTCCCCGTAGGAAGACCTGAACAAACGATGATTGTTCTATCGGTTCGTGACGACCGTGCTTCCGACGAGCGCATCGCACACCTCGTCCATTTCGTGCGGCAAGGGGAGGACGCTCAGGGCTCTTCTGAGATCGACCACCCACCGATGGAGAGCTTTTCTGTACGTCAAGAGGCTGTGACCTGGGAGCCACAGCTAAAGCAGGACTACACGCTACAACTCTTTCATCGATTCGTAGCCCCGCTTCAAGAAGGCAAGTGGTCACAGGCGTTCGCGCGCGAAGAAGAGCGCCGCGAAGCTAGAAAGCTCCTGGATGTCCTGAGCGGTCAAGCGACTGAAGAATCGTTTGAAGATGTGATAACGAATCTCCTCGAGGAAATCGCTCTGAGTTTTGGTCTCGAAGCAGATGACCATCAAGCACGAGTCACGCGGAGACACTTGCTAAGTGATCATGATATTGGGATCGATCCGGACCGGAACTTGCCGGATGGATTTGAAAACCCACTCAAGGGCTTTTTGATTCATGATGTCGCCAACAGACTCCTCGGTTACATAGTGTACCTGCCCCAAAATGGCGAAGATGCGGATACACTTCGCGATAGACTTCAAAAGTACAATCGCTTCCACAACGTCTTGGTTATCTACCCGACCACTGACCAAAAGGATGAGACATCGCTCGAGGTCGGTCTCTGGCAAGGGGACCGAGAGCTCCGGGGTAAGCTGTTAAAGAAAGGAGCCAATTACATCGGGCCGGCGCGGCTAATCTCCATGCTTTCGCGGTTCTTTATGGTAAGCCGGGCAGAGGTGGAAAACCAGACCGAGTTAGCTCAAGAACTGGCGTATAGGGCCCGTTATCTTCGACGCCTAGCTATCCGTCAGCTTAAAGCGGAGAAAGAAGATGGACCTATGTGCAAGCTATATGAAGCATTTACAGCTGCGCTTATCCACAACCAAACAGAGGAGGAGTTTGCCGATGCGTACGCGCAAACACTTGCCTATGGGCTTCTATCAGCTCGGTGGATATCAAAAGACCAATTTCAAGTATCGGGGGATCGCTTTACGCGTGAGACAGCTCTCGACCACATGCCGACTACCAGCCCATTCCTCAGAAGTTTCTTTCAGACCGTGCTGCAAGAGAACTTCGATCCCAAGCAGAAATGGCTATTGGAGGATATCGCCAACTTCCTTGATCGCATTCAAATAGAGCAGATATTCGGCCACAAAGATGGCGAACCAACGATCTCTACCGACCCAGTGATACACTTTTATGAACCATTTTTGCAGGAGTACGATCCAGTAACGAGAAAGGAACGGGGCGTATACTATACCCCTGATCCGCTGGTCCATCACATCGTCGAGTCCGTAAATCAGCACTTAAAAGAGAACCTCCACCTCCCTCTTGGGCTTGCTGACACCACCACCTGGGCGGAGTACGTCGAACGCCACCCCAAAATCTCCATTCCTCCAGTCGCAGACCCGGATTCGCCTCTGGTTCAAATCCTTGATCCAGCTGCGGGAACGGGAACATTCCTCAAGCATGTGATTGAGGTAATCCATCATGAATTCTGTACTGCATCGAAGGACACCACCAAAAAGCTCGAAGCTGATAGCTGGTCGCAATACGTGGAGGACTCACTACTGCCTCGCCTCCACGGTTTCGAGCTAATGGTTGCTCCATATGCCGTATGTCACATCAAGCTCGCACTTACTCTGCAAGCAACGGGATATGAACCTACCGACGATAGCCGTATAAATGTATTCCTGACGAATGCGCTAGAGGCCCCACTGACCAGCACGCCTCAGCTTGACTGGACGAGGATAGTTAATCTAACGGACGAATCTCGCGAGGCCAGTAAAGTCAAAGGGGAAACAGCTCTCACTGTGATTGTAGGTAATCCTCCATATAGCCGCAGTACAAAGAACAAAAACCCCCACATCGATGCCCTCGTTGCCGCTTATAAAGATCCCGTCCGTGCTCATGAAGGTAACATCCAGCCGCTAGATGACGACTACATAAAATTTTGGCGGATAGCTGAACACTGGATAGAGCTGACCAACCTCGGAATTGCGGCCTTAGTGAGTAATAACACTTTCTATTCTGGACGTATCCACCGAGGGATCCGCCGACATCATCTTGATACATTTGACTTCATAGACTGCTTAGACCTTCAAGAGACCGGCAAACTCACAACTGCCACTACAGATGGAGTTCAGCCTGATGACAATGTCTTCCCCCCTATTACTGAGGCTACTTCTGTAACGCTTGCGGTAAAAACAGGTGGTGATTCATCTCGTACATCGGTTCACTATCGCGCTATTACTGGGACACGCGAAGCCAAGTACTCATTACTCCGCTCAAATGTTGACGGAGTCACCAGTTTCGATTTGGACCTTCGCGCACCCTACTGGTTGTTCATTCCACGTGACGAAGATTATGTTGCTAATCACGAAGAAGTATATGAGTCCTTTGTGAAACTCGACGATCTTTTTAAATTCTCTAACGTAGCTGGAAAGCCGGGGAAAGACTCTTTGTTGATCAGCTATAACCGGGAAGATGTAATTCCGAAACTAGCGGCCCACCGGCAGAAGATCGAGAGGCAAAAGCTTAAAGCTGCGCAAGAGGACAAAGAACTCAATCTCACGGAAGCAGAACGTAATCTTGCTGAGTATCCAGTCGATTACCAATTCGACCCAGCGAAAGTAGTCGAGTACGCTTATCGCCCATTTGATCTAAGATGGACATACTACGACAACAATCTTTGGACTAGGGGTGTTACAGCGTTACACGGACATATCGGCAGAGGGCCTGTATTATTAGCATCCAAAATCATTCGTGATCAGAGCTTTGCTCATGCGTTTATCAGCGAAACATTCATGGATGTCATCTTTCTTTCGCCGAGCAGAGGCACAAATTGTTATGCATTTCCACTGCATTTGGCAAAGGAAGGTGGCGATCAGTCGCGAGAGAAAGCATGCAATCTTTCACAGGATGATATTGTGCCCTCAAGCTGGAACGTTCCGGCGTTAGACTGCCTGCACTATATTTATGCCGTCCTTCACTCCCCCACATACAGAGAAGCCTATTTCGAGGCTCTCAAGTTGGACTTTCCGAGGATTCCACCAGCTCTTAGAAAGGACCTCTTTGAAGAGTTGGTAATCCTTGGCGAGCACCTCTTTGTCCTACATCTAGGCAAGACTGCGCCACCAACTACGAAAGCGCGCTTCAAGCATGGGAAAAGCCTTTTAGTAACAGAACGAAATAAGTACATCCAAGAAGGTGAAGGCATGGGACGTCTGTACATAAACGACTCAACATATATCGCGGACGTTTCAAAAGAAGTGTGGGAGTTTCATGTGGGTGGGCACCAGGTGCTGAGCCGCTGGCTTTACTACCGCAAACGTGACGACAGAGAACTCACCGCTGGCGACACCGATCACCTTATAGACGTAATAAGCCGCATTGAAGAAACAATTGCCCTTATGGACCGGGTGGACGACGTGGTGGCCGCGTATGGAGGGTTACCAAGTGCTTTCTTGAGAACGCAATTTTCAGATTAACCAAGGCTCCTTAAGCATGTCATTCACCACAAGACCTCCTTCTTTAGACGGATCTAACCTCGTTATCTTGCTTGAGGTTAACGATGTCAAGGTCCCAGAACCTGTTGTACGCATCCAAGCACTCTATGCAGGGGTTACGTACATTTACCAACCGGAAACAGATCAAGAAAAGCAACAGTTGGGTGATCTGTATGAACTCGTTCAGTACCAAATGAGTGGGGGACCGGAAATTCTCGACCACATGTTGCAAGAAATCAAAGATTTAGGTGTTTAAGTGACACGTTCATTGCTACTACCAGACGTACACAGTGCATGGGGAAGCGCTGATGACCTGATTGATCACGCCCGCCGCAAGGAGGGTCCTTTTGATCGAATCATTCAGCTAGGTGACATGGGCTTTGGTTTTGCGGGCGTCAAGCCGTGGAAAACCAAGTACGAAGAAATCCTCTGGTTTATCGACGGCAATCACGATAACCACGAGATGCTTTCTAATCGGGGCGATCCTAATTTTGGGTACGATCCGTACCATGTCCTGTGGCCTCGTGAATGGCAAGATTTCCTGAAACGGTGGGAGTACAAAGAGCGTGGTGCTTTCGAAGACGGCATCCTGTTCATCGGAGGGGCATCGTCTATCGATCGAATCTGGCGCACCGCTGGAAAAGATTGGTGGCCCGGCGAAAACATATCTTACGAGGACGAAGAACGGGTGATGGATACCATCGAAGAGGTGGGAGCCGAGAACATTCATACCGTGATCAGCCACGATTGTCCGGCTGGATTCAGCATGGCAAAGCCTTTACGGATTCACAACGGGTCGGGTGCCAAAGAGAATTTCGACAACAATCGGAAGTTCCTAGAGCATGTACGCACGGTCGTAAAACCTGAGCGCTGGTACTTCGGGCATTACCATTTCAATTGGTCCGGGGAAATCGACGGTTGCAAGTGGCAGTGTATCGACATGGTGCGCGGGAACGGGAAGTACGATTACGCAGTGCTGGAAACGTGATATGCCTATCATAAACCGATTCAAAGATGGGGAGTTTGAAGAAGCCCCTATTCCGACTACGCTGGAAGAAGCCTTCGACGTCCTCGATGAAATCATTTTCCCGGACGAGCGTGATCTTGTGCTTGAATACTCAGAAGAAATGTGGCGGGCACAATCTTACCGGATGGGAGGGTGGCTTCGGAACACGTGGAAATTTTGGGAAAAGGAAGGCCCCTTGTATGAGTGGTTTGTCGACTATGGCATAACCCACGCGGATGACATGTCTGGTATCGTACTGCTATCGTATTGGCGGCACAAAAACGGTAAGTCCCTAGACGTCGAGGGACAGGTCCAGCATTACCTCGATTATTGGGATAAACGAGAGTTTGAACGCATCTAAACCCTCTAACTCCACTCCAGTCCGCCCGGCGTTCCCCCTGTAGGCCCTCTGCAGAGATTTCTTTTGACGACTCCCCGTTGTTAGGGTATAGGTTAGTGCAAGAGACGACGACTAACCCTTGACAACGACAGGAGACACGGCATGTTCAAAAAGACTGATAACTACGGCGGCCACCTTCAGGGATATGTAGAACTGGTCCCTGCCCAACTGAAAGCACTGTTCGGCGACCCTAATGGTTTCTGCGATGACCAGTACATGGACTGGTACCAACTCGAAGACGATGACGGCCATTTCGCCACCATCTACAGCAAGTGGACGCATCCCTCCGAAAATACCGACCGTCTTTTCAGTTTCAATGTGGGCGGCAACAGCTACGAAGATATGCAAGCGCTTGTCGAGTACCTTGAAAACGAAGGGTTGAACGTGGGTGTTGTCGACGCCGTGGGCAACAACCTTGCCCAATGGGAAGCGACTCAGAGGGCACACATGGCCGTTGAGGAGGCCCTCCGAGGGGACGCCCGATGAACAGCGAAGACCGCTTCAGCCATTACGTGAAGCACGGGTGGTGCCCCGTACCTTGGGCGCATCACCCGGAGCCGGTCAAGGAATTGATTCGGGCCATTGGTTTCCGCCCGCAGCTCAAGGGCTGTTTTTACAACAGCCAATTGTTGTTCATCGAAAACGAACGACGTTCGTTTGGTCTGGACCTCGAATACCGTGAAGGCTGGGTCCATGCGATTATCCCCTTTGAGCACGCTTGGCTGACTTACAAGGGTGAACTGTTGGATTTGACCTTGGCCCCGGACCGGGAAGTGCCGCCGACGTACCTGAAATCTATAGGTTACAGCTACGAGGACGTCACCAACAACATGTTCGAGACGGGGTGCTACACTTCGGTCACGTCGGCAAAAGACTTTTACGACATCGGGCCGTGGAAAGAGGGCTTTGAGGCCCTCGACGCCCTCCAAGATGAGGACCAAGACCGAGGCCCCTCCGAGGGGACTTAGAGTAGAGTTACAGGGTGGGCTGGCCCTCTAACTCAGAAAAGAGCCCGGCTGGGCCTTGGCTTGCAACCCCCAGCACAGGGCAATCTGGTTTCCAGAGCAATACGTAACACTACTTGAACACTAGGGACGTTATGGCTGAAACACCCGGTCCGCTTAACCCCTTTTTGTATCGACGGTCTGCTAATGTAGGCCAAGCCAAATACCTCACCGAAGATAGAACCTCTGATCTTAACCACATGCTCGAAGTCGCAATCGAGCAGACACAACGGCAAGGCGTGACCGACGACTGCGCCTGTGGTGAACTTCACAGCCTTGGACAGCACAGCCACGGTACGCTTATCGAATGTCGTTGCGGATTGGATTGGGTAGTGGTTGACCACGACGAAAAGACGCTGGAGCCTTTCGATGAATTGGCCGTATTGACCAAGGATTCCTTTTGACGCTGTGCTAGTTCTGTGGTATAAGTTTTTGACCACACGATACGAGGCTAAGACTATGAATGACGAACAAGCACAAGGGTACACAATGAAATGGGAAGAGCTTTCGTCATTGATGGACGCCGTAGAAGTGCCGGTCGTGGCTGTGGAAACCACGGGCACCGGCGTTATCAAAACCGTCGTGGTCCCGGTGGACGATACCCTGACTGCAGTGGGATCCTTGGAATGGGCCGGGTTCGTGGTTGATACTTCCGAATGGACGGGTTTCGGCAACAAGCCCCGCAAATACGACGCTACAGAAATCAAGCTACTACGACGTAAGGATGTATCCCGTGAAGAAGCACCCGAACGCCTTGCCAGTGCAGCATAAAGGTTTCGATCTCTTTTTGCAGACCGCCAATCTGTTGGGCGATGGAATCCTAAAGGAAGGCGCAAATTTCGATTCGGTGGAACACCCTTGGCGGTTCCGGGCATATGACGCCAAAGACCGTCTCTATGCCGAAGGTACCTGTGACAGTCGGACGAGGTTTTGGCCGATCCTACACCTGTTGCATGAAAAGACGGGGCGATTGGATATCCGTCTTCGCATCTACGAACGATCCACACAACGAGCTACTGAGGTCTTCCCCTATGAGCAACCAAGGCTACTACCTGCCGCCCAACATGAAAGCGACTCTGGACCGGTACGTCGAGCGTCGGCTGGCTCCGGGGCGCTTCACACAGTTGCTTTTGAAAAATAAGGTTCACGAGGCCCTACCCTTTGCGGATAAGGCACACCAGCAAGCTCTGTACGACACGCTGCGCTACATCACGATGGAGCTTCCCGCTGGGTGTTACGGTAGCCCCGAAAAGGTAGAGGCGTGGCTTAGAGGGGACGACGCATGAGTAATACTTGGCAAGACGCTGAAATCGTGGACTTCAAAGTCGACGGCTGGGAACAGGCCGAGGCTTTGATCCACGAGATGGAAGATAGGGCTGATACGATCGGCTTTTCCTATTTCGATATCGATTACATCGACGATGGTGCGCTGTACGCTGAGGTCACGTTCGGCGGCACTGAGTGGGTGGTTGATTTTTCCAAGGCCAACTGCCCCGGTGGTGATGAGACGGGCAAGATGGGCAACCACGCGGCCCTTATCTTCTACTGTTATTACGAGACGCTGGGACAAGCCCGCTCTTCGACGGCCCCGAAAGATGGGGTCGAGATGGTCAAAGCCATCGAGGAGTACATGGAGCTACCACACGAACCTGACTTCTACGAATCGAGGGTATGGATATGAGCAGCCAAGCCATGTTACGACTGGCTTTCAAAACGGTAGAGTCCTTACTGGAAGCGAAAGCCCAAGAGGAATATGGCGACGAGGCCAGTGTGGGTTCGTGGAGTTACGATACGTGCTATGATCATTTTGATATTCAGGTTGACGTTCCGGGCGAAATGTACTATCAAACACTATCGATCCCGGAAGAAGATATCCTTGGCGAAGAGCCCATAACGAAGGATTACTGGCCTTGAATACACACCAGCTTAACGTATCGCAACGCGCTTCACTTCTGCACCTATTGCAAACGGTGGCGCTTCAAAAGGGCAATTTCATTCTAGCTTCGGGTGAACAAAGCGATACGTATCTGGACGTGCGCAAGGTGGCCCTTGATTCGCGGGGGTCGTACCTGATTGGCTCTGCGATCATAGCCTATATCCAAGAACAGTTTCCGGGGTGCCGTGGAGTTGGCGGCCTTACGTTAGGCGCTGACCCCATCGTCTCGTCGACCTTGTTCGCGGCTCATGCGCTAGCCCACGGTTCCTTAGCTGGCATTCTGGTACGTAAGAAACCTAAAGATCACGGGACCATGAACTGGCTGGAGGTCGGGGGCGAAATCCAACCGGGTCAGGATTCGATTCTTGTGGTTGACGATGTGATAACAACAGGCAATTCGACGCTCAAAGCGGTTCAAAGGATTCGGGATGCAGGCTATCATGTTCCGGCGACCTTATGCGTGGTTGATCGACAGCAAGGCGGTCCCGAACTTTTGGAAGCGAATGGGTTGAGTTGCCATTCGCTATACACGCTCGATGAAGTGCTTGGCGTAGATGAAGAATCCGAAGTGATCGAAGAACCCGCCGACGCCGCAGAATGATACGCAATCACTTCAACGAAAAGTGGTATGAAAAGCGGACTTCCAGATTCTTAAAAAACTTGCTTGGTGATGATCGCTATCGCTTTGCTTTTCAAGTGGTGCTAAGGCCGGGCCATGATTGGCCCTATCCAGAAAAGCTGGGCTAGATCAACGAAAGCCATGCGGGTCGTTTTGATGTGTGCTTCGAAGCTGGGGACCCCGTGCGACTTTCCTTCGATGTAAAACTGAAGGTTGGGATCTGCTTTGTAGCCAATAACGACTTTCCCTGTAGGGCTGATCACAGACATTTGGTCGTAAAGCAAAGCGGCTTCGCGGTTGCCAAAGCTCACGTCAGCACCGGGAGGGTCCAGAATATTGTCCGGGTAGTCTTTAGGGTTGGTGGCGGCCCCAATCGAGAGCCACATCAACTGTTCAAAGACGCTGGGGTCTACGTTGATCTCGAATGAACACGAGGTCAAGCTCATGGAACTGACGGTCCATCTCAGGGTAGGACCAAAGCCCTTGTCCAAGATGGTCATGTAAAGGCCGCTGTTTCCGGTATGGAAACCGGCCCTTCCAATCGTGCGGTATTCGTTGTCAATTACGTCACTCATTTTAACTCTACTGTGATCGAAGTGTCGTGGTACCCGCTTCGGTGTGAAGGTGCGGTTTCCACGAAAATCTCGTCGATGGAATCCATGTAACGGCGGAGTTCCTTTTTGGCCCGGCGCTCGATGGAATACGTGTTGACTTCATCGGCAGGGATAAAGGCAATCCCTACGACTGTCTGGCCACCGGGATAGGTGAAGAGATCATCGAACTCTTCGGCTCCACCCCATTCCAAAGCCTTTTTGATAGCCCGTTCGATGCCTTTGGTATCCGCAGCATATTGGCGACGGTCCGCAGCATATTGGCGACGGGAGGCTTGGCGCTTGTACTGTTTGAGGTAGTCATCAAGTCGCTTAAAGGCATAGGCGGGATCTTCAAACCATGCCAACGTGCTGCCTTTGGGGATCGTAGTGCGACGGTCCCCGTGAACTACCTGCAGGGCATATTCTTGAGTGTCTTCGTCCCGAAGCATCCGAACAGTGAAATCTAATTTGCTCGGGGCGTCGGCGATATACCAATCGAACCGACGATGGCCGCCCTTTTCATAGGTCTTGGACCCATAGACCACCATATCAGGACCGAAAAACCTCTTGGTGAGCTTCGAGATAGGTCTGTAGTGCTCGGATAAGAAACGGCCATCCTCAGAAGCCTGAAGGACTTTCCGCAGCGTGTCATCGAGATATTGGCTTTGACCGGCAAATCTCTTTAGCCGCTTTGCAACACCCGCAAGCCGTACATGTAGTGGATCACTCATAATAGACGTCCCTGTGGATCATCCAACACGAAGGTTCTTTTTGAAAGCCTCAGCATCATCCTCGGTGGGGTTCGAAACTTCGATGATGATCACAATGTGGTGAGTCTTGGGTTCGAAATCAACGGACATTTCCGAAGCAAGTAGGCGATCACGCATGAGCCTTTCAGCGGTTTTTCGCACAGCTTTCTTTGCCCGCTTGGCTGCCAGATTGATCCCCTCTACCGGTAGCTTGCCGTCATACATGGCAAGACTTGGATCAATAGTTACTTCCAGTCCCGAAGTCCCTGCCATTCGAACAACCTCGACGTTAACCACGGAAGCCGCAGTCTTTTTCAACGCCTGTTTGATCAAAGGCATAAGCTCCTTTCGGCGCTCTGGATCTTGCGCAAGTCTGCGCATACGATTAAGCATAGCGTTAGCATCCATCATTTTTCCTTGTGAAACCGCAAAAGGTTATCGAGTTCACCCGATCACTTTAACGGGTTACAAAAGCAATACCGAAGTTTTTTGACACTCTGGTACAACTAGGGTATAAGGCATTGACGACGACGATAACCCTTTTGCAAACGACAAGGATACATCATGAAGCTCAAAGAGATCGAAATCGGAGAAGAATACGCCTGTGGTAGCCCGAACCAAAAGTACGGGACATACGATCGTAGGCGTGTTGTCGCTATCGACAAGTTCAAGAAGCCTCATGGGCGTCGGAATTGGGGCAAAGCACGTCGCCGCCGTGTGAAAGCGGTCTACATCCGCAGCGATGGTAGCGAGGGTGGCGAGTCTGTGCTCGATGCGCAAGAAATCATCGAGCCGTGGGCCGCTTACGCTGAGAAACAGCGCAAAGAGAAAGAGGCCAGCAAGCGCCGTGCTGAGGAACTCCAGTCCAAGCGGGAAGATAGCGAGGCCCAAGCCAAGCGGATCGCTTCCAACCTTCAGGAATTGGGCCTCGAAATGCGCACCAATTACAACGGGGATAAAGTCCCCCGTGGTGTCAACCTCGATATCAGCCACCGCTACGGCACCGGTAAGGTGTCGATGAATTTCGACAAGTTCGAAGAGTTGCTCGAAACGATCGTCAAGAGTTAAAGTTCCGAAGGGCAGGGGTTAGGTAGACCCTGCCCTTCGGTTGTAGATTCCATAGCCAGCGAGGTACCCTATGAGTAACAGCACCCCTAAGATCGAAATCGAAGACTCTGACAGGCCCGGTGAAATACGTCCCGTGTGGAAAGTAAGCAAAGCCACGGGCGAGCGGTCGATGGAATTCACACTTATCACGGACGACGAGGAACGGGCCAAAGCTGAAGCCGCCAAAAAGGATGGGTGGTATGGTTCCGAGGGATCTTACCACGAAACTGTGGCGGTGTTCGGCGAAGATGAACACTGGTATGTCGGAGGCAGTGTTCACGTTCCACCATCACTTCGTCAGAGGGCGTTGAACAAGCTGACCCCCGAAGAGCGCAAAGCGCTGGGTGTAGACTAGAAAGCCTTTTGACGGTGCTTATATAGTGTGGTATAAAGGTCGAGGATTCCAAAAAGGGAAGTTACGATGGTATTGAGCCGAGACGACATAAACGATAAAGCCAAGGAAAGGCACCGCAGCCTGTTCGAGGAACTGGAATCGGAAATTGACTCCAGCCTTGGTAGATACGACCCCGACGACTTGAACGAATATTCCCCGGTTCGGATTGAATACAAAGGGTACATGCCCGAGTTCGTTCGTCAGTGGCTCAGAGACGAGTACGGGGAAGGGGGCTGGGTCATTTCGATTTTATTCATACAAGGCGCACCCGACTACGAATGGACCATTCAAATTTACTGATCTTCAAAAAGTGGTAACATGTTGGATTATCAGAGTGAAAAAAGGATGAGGCGGGATGCGCCTTGAGTTTGGTTTTTCTAGGCGCGGCCTACGTGCTTAGGTTTTACGCGGCCTTTGTGTTCATGGAACTTTGGGGTTGGTACCTCGTCCCTACGTTTGAGGTACAAGAGCTGCCTTACGTGGTGGCTGTAGGCATGACGCTCATGGCCACTACCCTTAACCGTTCGATGGGTTCAAAGGATACCCAAGACCCTGCATGGGTGCTAACGTCACTGGCCGCGATGTTCATATCGGTCACGTTGACGTGGGCCTTGGGTGGATTTTTGACCCTGTTCATGTAACCCCCTTTGTTGGGAAAAGATATGCCCGATTTGACCACCGAATACTATTGGCACTGTGCAAGCGTGGAAGCCTTTCACAAGGTCGTAGAATCAAGCAGCAGCGACAAGACGTACACTGTGCGGCGTGACCTTCACAGCCACAAGTATACGGACGAGGTAGAGTTCGATTGGTCGTGTACGTGTCCGTCCTATGAATACCGGTGTGGCCCCAACCCGAAGCAAGACCGCTATTGCAAGCATATCAAGGCGGTTCGAGATTCAGACGCTTACTGTGGTTGGATGCAGGGCACGGACGGCGGCACCCCGGATTACGACGACGAAGGTATGGCCCATTGCCCTGAGTGTGGCCGCAAAGCAATCTCACAAGGCTACGACGTCTAAAAACCAACTATGGGTAAGAAACGACGACGAAAACGCCGTAAGTCCCAACGCCAGAGTCCCGCCGAGTTCAAGGCGGCTTTGCGTCCGTTGTTCTGGAGATCTCTGGAAGGGCCTTATAACGGTACCGCCTTCGACCAGACTCTCGTCGCAGTGGCCGATCTCTTGACGCAAAATGAATTGGGCGTCGAAGACTTTTACCAGACGGACTACGGCAAGGCGGTCATCGACCTGTATGAAGAACTGGTCCCTAAAGTGGGCTGGCCGCAGGACCCCGCTGAATTCGATAGCCGATGGGAACGCGCAAAGGAAGTCCTTTTCGACGAGAACAAACCCTTGCATACGATGGAGGCTTTGCCTCTGATTACCGTTGCGGATTTCACTTACCGGTTGGGGATGCTTTTCGAAACGGCGTTTCTTTTCACGGGGTCGAGTGGCAACCGTAACGCACCCTATGAAAACGAACCTGTGTTCCGGTTTCTATCCACCGAGCAGTCACGGTTTCAGACCATTTACCGTTGCGTGAACAGGGTAGCCAAAACCACCCTTGACCGGTACGCCATCTGTAAAGCCTTGCCCGCCGAGCAAATGGTTCCGCAAGACCCTGAAACCGAACGCATCCGGGCTACGACCATGACGGAGTTGTTTGCGACAGGCAACAACGCCTTCGTCATATCGGACACGCTTCGGGAGATGTTCCTGAAAACCGATCTCCTGAAAATCGAAATCGACGCTATTGACCTGCCCTATTCGGCTTTCCAGCTAATGACTGAAGACCGGACGGTGTTCTTTACGCACATCCCGGCGACGTCAGGAAGGTCACTTTGGATTTTCGATAACGTCGAATACGGTTGCGTCCACCTCAAGCAAGACGAAGACACTAAGACCTTGGGCGATCTCTGGGACTGTTTGCCCGAGGGGTTCTGGAAAAACCACCCGGATTCCGCGCAGGCTTGTGAAGAGGCGTTTAACTTGGTGTGCAACCTGAGCCTGTATCTGGCGACCCGTAGCCCCGAGGTAAAGTCCGAAGGGCGTAAAACCAACAGAGGCAAGGGCCGCAAAAAGTCTCGTAGGCGTGCTGAGTTGGACTACACGCCTATCCGTCGTGTTCTGTACCCCAGCGCCCATGTAGGAGCTAGAAATGGCTCTGGAGGCGTTTCACGCAAAGCACATTGGGTACGTGGACACTGGCGTAAGCAACCTTATGGTCCCCGAGACGATCCGAGGTACGAACGCATCTGGATTGAACCCCACCTCCGGGGTGGCGACGAAGGTACATCTGGTGAAACTCGCAAATACAAGGTCTGATGAAATACAATGAAGACGGCACTTACGAAATCGAAGATAAAGACTTTCCTGAATGCTCTGTGTGTGGGAAACCTACCAAGACCTTGAAGCGGGCCTACGGTTACTTTTGCGAAGACTTGTGCGAACTTGAGCGTGCAAAAGATAACCGAGAAGAATGCTTAGACCTGTTGCAGGGTCTCATGGGTATGTTTGGGGTGCCCGGCAACATTCGTGACGCGGCTCCGTCCCCGGAAGGTGAGCCAAACGACGATAACCCTTTCGGTATCAAGCCGTTGCGATGTTTAACGCGGGTCCGCGCCTTGCAACCTATTGGTTCGTATGGCAAGATGACTCGTGCAAGCAACCCTCTTACGTATTCAAAGGGAATTGGGGAGCTAAAACGTCCATACCTTTTTCCGAGTTGAAAGACAGTGTGCGCAATGACTTTCGACAAGGCCATACGTGAACTGGATAAGGGCCACAAGATAACGCGAGCCTCCGTGCGTCTTTTGAAATGCAGCCGGTTCTTTATCAAGAGCCGGGATATGGCATGGAAACTGGTCAACGATCCCGAAGAACTGTTGGCCGATGATTGGGTAATTTACGGTAGCGAGGAGCACCTGAGATATGAGCACGAAAATAACCGTTAACGGTAAGACAATCGAAATCGAAGGGTCGGTCAATAACGTATCGGTCCAAGGCAACAATATCATCGTCAACGGGAATTCCGTTGCGGGCGATGTGACCGAACCATCACCACGGTCGAAGGCAATTTCGAATGGACCCGGTTCCATTTCGAACCGGATGACGACGTAGACGAATGGGAAACTATGATGGTTGAAGAGGGAATGTAATGACGATCTCTAACGAAATCCAAGGCGACGTTTTCGCGGCGCTGGAAGAGCGTACCCAACCGACACTCCTTATGCACGGGTGCAACATGCAGGGCCACATGGGGAGTGGCATCGCCAAGGTCATCAAGGACAAGTGGCCCTACGTCTTTGACACCTACAAGAATTTCTGTGACGGCAAAGCCGGTGGGGAGGTCACTCTAGGAGGTGTCGTGATCTCGCCCACCAGTCCAAAGCTGGAAGAGGGTACGCCCCCGCTTTACATCGCCAACGCCCTAACCCAAGAGTTCTGGAGTCGGGAAAAAGCTCAAGCCGACGTCGAGGCTATCGAAGAGGCGCTGGCCGGTATCGAGCGCACGTTAGGGGACCGGGCCGATAGGTGGGGGTTCGTCACGGTACAAGTCGGCTGTGGCCTTGGTGGGTTGGATTGGGAAGCGGACGTAAAGCCGTTGTACGAAGCCAGTGGGCTGGACTGGACGGTCTATTACCTGTAAGAGGGCCGCATGGCTGACGAACCAGAAAAGAAAGGTGCCTCCACGGTCGAAGAATGGCTGGCCCAAGGCAACGAAATCGACCGGTCCGTGATCGTTGAACAGAAGGCCAAGTACAGCGACCACGTACATAAGTGGGAACCTCGACCCGGTTGGCATGGGCGTTACCGATGCACCGAATGCAAAGCGTTCGGCTGGCGACGGTCTGCGGTAACAGGCGGTGCCGTCACGAAAGACGCGGATCGCATCGTCGAGTACCTTTGCTGTAAACCCGATTGCAAGGGCTGGGCTATCGGAAAAGAAAGTGACCAGTGGAAATGCCAGCGCCACTATAGCGGGAAGAGCCGTAAGCCCGAGAAGACACCTTGGTAACTTGACGAACTCTATACCCTGTGGTATGGGGTAGTGACAAAGATAGTTCGTTCGCCCGCGTAGCGGGCTTAGGGTAAAATTGGTTTTTGGGTGTAGACACCACGCTCGATAGAAGTCACAATGAGCGAAGATTTGCAAAGTGGAGGGGAAGTGGGCGGGGGCCGAATGAGCCGCCAGCGGGCAGAGTCCCTTCTGAAAAGGGTGCGTGACGAAAGCGCCGAGTTGTTCTTTTCGGGACCGGGGCCTGCTGGTGGCCATCTATTTTCCGACGACCGGAAACGGTTGGCACGTTTGCTAAAAGCCGAAGACGCATTGCGGGCTTACCTGAAAGCGTTGGATACAGGACCCGAGTAACAAATGTTACATTCATAAGTTACATATATAACATGAGGAAGTCACATGAGCCTTGACCCGAGGATCTTAGTCGAACAGTTGCGCCAAAATAACCGCTACGAAGCGATGCGGAGGCTCGACGACATTGCGATACCGGAATACAAATCATCGTACCTCCGGGACGTCAAAGATTCGTATGGCTTGCGCTACACGATTATCATCGACGTGTACGAAACCCCAACTGGATTGTCCGTTTCTCCTTTCGTCGAGTTCGGTGAGGGGGACATGGTAAGTACGATCCGATGCTCTGCGGAGAATGAATCCATCGGGGATATTGAATCCCAATGCGACAAGTTCTGGCGCAATTTCGGGAAACCTTATGACCAACCCATCCTGAACTGATATGTCCTACGTTTTCTACTGCATGAATGACGACTGCGATTGGGATTCCGAGACTTCCCAGCGCAGTCGTTACACAGATAATTGGATGGGCGGCTCGTGGAAATGCCCTTTGTGTCATTCGGGTGTGCGATCTAAAGGTTCCACTGTGGAAGTCGTAGAAACAAACGATGAGAGACGTGACGCCATACGAAAAAATAGCGAATGGCTCAAGGAACACGCCGATGATCCTAAGTACGCCGGGAAATGGATAGCGCTGGATACCGGTGTGCTGGTGGCCGCTTACGACAGTAGCGAAGAGCTTATCGAAGCGGTCGATGACCCCAAAAATTACCTCGTGACCCGCTTAGGCCCTTACGATTGGGAACCAAAAGACCTACCTGAACCGAAGGTACCGACGCCTTTCGTGCTCGAAGATACGGGCAGGCGGAATTCTAAGGGACATCGGATCGTCAAACTCATGACACGTAACACAGCCGGACCTAACCGGTTCGGTAATGCCGAAAGGCTAGGCTCCTTTTCGCTTGACGATGAACATTTCGAAATCCTGAAACAGCTTTTGAACCCCAAGTAGGATCCACATGCCCATCCACAACCACAGCGTGTTCGGGGTCTTGTGGGGTGCCATGCCTGAAGAGCTGCAGATCCTGACGGCGATTCGAAAGCCGAACGTCGTGCATTTCTATGAGGCGGGGCTTTTGGTCGAGATCAAATGGCGTTTCATGTACGAAGGCGATGCCTATGTGAGTTGGGCATACGACGAAATCGTAGCCGCGTGGTACCTCGAAGATGACCGCATCGCATACGAAGATGTTCGGTTCAACGGGCCGAACTATGAACACAAAGTCCAAGCCGATTGGCTACGGGACGATGATCATACGCTGAGGGCAATCGAACGCTGCTTGTTTCGGGCTTATTATTCCCACCCCAAACCCGACGAAAGCACCATCCATTATACAGTGGCAGACCTTCACCGTTACTTGGAAGCGACAGGACAGGAAGGTGTGTTTTACGACGGCCCGTAAAAAAAATTTCACCAGTTCCGGGTCGCAAACGTTTACCTAGTGAACCATGAACCCCACACTAGGAGCCTGACATGCCTTTCCTCAAAGCCCTTGTCGCTGTCCCTTACGTCGCCGGTGCCGTTGTGTTCCGGCTGCTTGTAGGACTCATCATCTTGGCGGGAGCCCCTGTAGTGGGGGCTGTTTATTTCGGTGTGAAATGGGGCCTGACCCTGTGCGTAATGAACATCACCTATGGGTTGGCCGAAGACTTTGAGCGGATTCGAACGTTCGTAAAGTCCTGAATCATTTGACCCCAACCCCGCGTGAACACATTAGATTTTGCGAGATTCGGGGATCGTCTGAGGTTCTGAACCCGAGATATTTGGATCGTTTCTTAAAAAACCTTTTGACAGGGTGGATCCGGTAGGGTATAAAGGGTACAGATGTTGGAACAAGGACGTTCCCGAGACGACGAACTTACTACGAATACGAAACGGAGAAAAGCAAATGGCAAACGGAAACCTCGAAGCGCGTAAAGACTTCATTCAGTCATTCATCAAACAGCACCCCACCTGCGAAGCGGGTGGGTTGTACGATGCCCTCGAAAAGGAATGGCCTGACGTCAGCCGTGGTGGACACCGTTCGCTGGTGTACCGTGAGTTGGACGAGGCGGAGCGCCCGTGGGAACGCACCCATGCCTGCCCGAAGTGCGAAGTGGAGGCACAGGGGCTGGAGGCGATCGACGCTACGTTCGGTTTCCGCAACATGTCGGATGGCAAGCGCCGTGTCCAGTCGTGGTGCCGTCAGTGCCGCAAAGAGGACGCCCGCAAGCGTCGGAAGAAGAAGGCCAAAGCCGAGGCGAAGGCTGAGAAAGCCAAGGCCAAGCCGAAGAAGAAAGCGAAGAAGGCCAAGGCCAAAAAGGCCGAGAAGCCGGTCGAAGAGAAATCGGTGACCGAAATGACGGTCGCCGAACTCCAAGACCAGTTCACCAAGAAGGAACTCAAGGCCAAGCTCGACGCCTTGGATCTCAAGGTGGGTGGCAACAAGCCCGAGTTGGCCGAGCGCCTCCACGCTGTGGTTGCCGGGTAACGGCTAGCCGCCCCACGACATAGACGGTCTTCCAAGGATCGTCCCTGCGTAGTTTCCAGCGCTATGTGGGTACGTAAGCCCCGGATGGTCCCCCCCCGGCCATCCGGGGTTGTTTTTTTGTACCCAAGGCCAAATTTTATTTTGACACACCGAGATCGCTAGGGTATAGGTTAGTGAGGACGAGGTTACTACTGAATAAAGAGGGTGCCATGAACAGCCGATACGACAAGCGCACGAACGAAAAGTACCGTGGGAAAGCTACAATTGTGCGTGGGATCCTTTTGTGGGGCCTTACTTTAGCCCTGTGGGTAGGCGTGTTTGCCCTTGGCGGCCTGTTTCTCGACCACCTCTTCGGCTATGACGTCACGGGCCTTACGGCTTTGACGGGTGGGATCTTAGGGGCCAGCATCGAGGCTGTCCATTTCGTGAAGCAATATACGAACGAGCGAACCCGCAATTACATTGACGATTTCAACGAAAATTACGAAAACGACGCATGAGCGCAGCACTAACCTAATTTACGATACGGAAAGGACCAACGCTATGAGCCAGATCGAATACAGAGACGAGACTCACGAACGCAACACCAAACTTTTCAAACGGTGTGGTTTCCAAGGTGAAGGCGGCCTTTACAGCCGGAAAAACAACTGGAAAATGCCGGTGCGTGTGGTCGTCGAACAGGACGAATCTGAAGCAATGGTGAACGCTATCACGTTTTTCGTCGGCGGCGTCGATAACGTCGAATTGCTCGACGACGGAATGGTCAAGATCGAATCGCTGGGCTATTACCACCACATCGGTGCTTAGGGCTTAGTCGTCGATATCCTGACCACGGACGATGAGCTTAGTGAACATCTGTTCGTGGTCGGAACCCAAGACGCCCATCGCATACATGCCGAACGCTTCGCAGAAGTGCTCTTCCCTATCGGTTGCAGCGTATTGGGAAGGGTAAGCAAACTCCTGAACATAGGCGTCACGGATCTGTTGAAGGGTCAGGTAACCGTCGTCTGTGACGTAGAATTTAAGCCCTTCGATTTTTTGAATGACGGGATCTTTCAGACCTTTGAGATCGAAACCGAGGGGATCACCTACATCGGGCAATGGCATATCGTCCGAGCCGTATTGACAGCGACCGTGCCAGCGGGACCAGTTTTGTTTTTTCGATTTATCGAGGGACTTGTCCCAGAGGCGGTGCCCGAATTCATGGATCAAATAATGCACGGCGTCCGATCCGATGTTTTTGCGCACCCGGAGGCTAATATTGTCCTTGCGCCTGTTGTACCAAGCCATTGTATGGGCCTGTTGCAACCGCCCGACCAGATAGATATCGCCGTACAGGAGGGATTTCGCTTCGGGGACGTCGGTCTTGCCGATGAACTTGGTGGCCTTGCGGATGAGATCCTTAATGAGTTCTAGCTCTTTGCCTTCGGCCCCTACCGTATTGTGGATCTTAAAGGGGCCTAGTTCGAAGAGTTGTTCGCCGCCCATCTGTTTTTCGGGGAAATCTTCGGTCTTCAGGAGGAATTCGACGCGACGCCGTTTCTTTTCGACCCACGTCTTAGGCTTTCGGGGTGCCCTCCTAACGGAAAGGAAAGCCCGCGTGGCCATTTCTAGGCTCTTGGCCTTGTTGGACGGCACCGCTTTGTTTTCCAGCACGAACCGCGAAAGCTCAATACCCCTGTTGATGAAAGGGACCAAGACGTACTGACTGACGGCTTTCGCGGAACCCCTTTTACTTTCATCGAGATCCTCCACCTTCCGCTGTACCTTCTCCCAATGATCACGGAACTCACGGTAAAGCTGGCGTCCGTCTGTAGCGGCCCATTTACGCATGTCCTTTTCCTTGATCAAACGTCGCATGTGGCGTCCTGTTTATCTGAAATGTCTTAACTCGGAGGTGGAAGTCCTGAGAAAGCCCCTACCGAATCGAAAGGTTCGATACACACGCAACGGTATATAAATGAATCATTGGCCTTAGCTTGACGCTGGCGTCCTGCTTGGGTACGATACGTAACGGCTTTGATGCGTGGAACTCCTATGCTATCTAATCATTTCAACGAACACGTGCTGTTGCGCAGTCTTTTGGGCGAAGACTGGCAAGATATCCCTACGACCCTGCAGCTAAGACCGGGAAGCATCAAGATGGAATGGTATTGGTGGCCTCCGGGAAAGCGTATTTTGCCAATCGTTTTGGTAGCGTACCTAGACCATGACGGCCATTTAACGTGCTTCATGCGTTCATCGATGTTCACCGAAAGATCCGTTCCGCTATCGGACTGGAAAGACAAACACCTGAAATACCAAAACACACTCGAACTCGAAAGCCCCCGCGAAGGCACAGCAAGGTATGGAGGCTTTACGGCTTCGGTTCTGGTCCAGCAATTGCTTTGGGTGCTCGACCAGAAACCAACGATAGGGGTCACTTCCTATGCTTAGAAACATGCTCTGGGAAATTGAGTACATGCACCATTTGACCGGGCGTATGGACATACCTCCGCCCACACAGATCACTGGAGATGAACACGGTTTCATACTGTCGTGGACGGTCTGGAAAGACGAACCGCAAAAAAAACTTTGAGGATGACCCCTCTTACCCGAAAAGAATACGCACCTTCCGCCTATACCTGTCGAAGACACAGGATACGCGGTGGGTGCTGAACATGAGGGACCGCCATGTTGATTACAGGGTCGACAAAGATCAATGGATTGAAGATTTTGTGAACACGCAAAGTGAGCATCGGGTCGAGCACAATTATGGCTGGGTGGGAAGGGGTGGTGGTTTCAAGGATCCCGATGATTTGATTGCAGGTATCCGTAACTTGCTGGGGTTGTAATGCTTAGGAACATGCTCAATGAACTCGATTATATGTACGCGGTCACAGGGCGTTTGGACATACCTCCGCCTTCGAAACTCATAAACCACGAACGTTGTGGCGAAATCGAAATGAAATGGGTGTTTTGGGAATGGGAAGTCCCCGATTGCCCACCTGACGACACGTGGCCGGGCCTTTTCTTGGGGCTGGAAGTTACGCTCGGGTACGAGGGGGACGTGACCTTTTCGATGAGCGACTATTGCCAAGCCGAACATGCTGAAAGCGTTGATCTCGACCTCTGGGTGTCCCGATTCCTGCGCATTCAAAAGGATGGGTGGTGGCTGGAAACAGGCTACGGGTCTGACACACGATCGGGTTACGGCCACAATGGCGATGTGGCACAGAAAGTCCGCGATATATTAGGGCTTTCCTAAAAAGGCCCCCCTCCTCACGAAAGGGGGCCTCCTCAGCGAAGGGGGTCTTTTCAGGGGGAAGGTTTATTTGGCGCAACCACCACACCCGCATGTGGGGCAGGGTTCTGAGGCGTTGGGCTTTGGCTCGGGCTTTTTGAATTCGGCACCATACTCGACGGCAAAATTTTCTGGGGCCTTTTCGTGCTGTTTGATCAAAAACGCATTGTCGACATCCGCGTTGGCTTCCCATGTGGGAATTCGTAGCGCAAGTCCCGCATATCCTGTGTGATGCTCGTAGAACGTACCCTCGGCGTAGGAGGGGCTGGACGTTAAGATCATACGCCTTTCGGGGGACGCGAAATACGCTTGACGAACCGTGGTGATGGTCTTGCGGAGGGCCTCCTCGTTCATGTAAGCGGCTTCGTCGAGGACAGCGGTGCGGAGCCAGCGTCCCCGGATCGTGTTGGGGGCCGATCGGATTGAACAGGAGGTCACTCGGGCCTTGTCTTTGCGATCATCGTCACTGAAATAAAGCGACGTGCGCGTTTGCGTATGACACTGGCCCTTGAGGTAATGGCACTTGTTGCAGGTGTTATCCAAATCGGTGTGGTGGTGAAGGGCCAGATCCTTATTGACCGTGACCCTGACCAAATCCGTCAACTGGTTTCGGTTGGCCGCCAGCGTAAGGTACGTTTCGTATGCGAGGATCAAATGCGACATAAATGTTTTGCCTCCTCGCCGACACATGACGAGGTTCACCTGTTCCGACCCGGCCTTTCCCCTAAAGCGACCTTCGGCCTTGAGCCATTCGGCATATTCGAATTCGGTGAAGTCACGGGTCGTGCCGGTATGGTCGATTCGGATGGGGATGGGATCATGGTCGTCGAGTGAAAGCCCATAGATGAGCTTCAGGACGATGCGTTGGACGGGATAAAGGGTGTCGCACCCAAGACCAAGGGGCGATTCGACAAATTGCAAGACGTTGAGATCGGACATACCGTCTCCTATGTGTTCGGGGTCATAAATACATAGCGGAGGGTCGTGGGTATGGGATTGTGGGGATAAATTTTGTTGATTAGTTGTATTGGACCCGCGAAACAAACGGATTATAGGGGGCTGCGGCATTCTCTGGGATTTTTGACCCTTTTTCAGCCACATTTTTACTGCAGACCTAATTCGCCTTTTTTGGATTTTTCAGGGACCCCGGCGAGTTAAGCAAGCGGTTTCTTCGCACCCCCCCACCCCCAACTTTTTCTGTGATCATGTGATCGCCTGATCTCCGAGACCCAGATCACAGATTTTCGCAGGGCCTCACCGATCACACAAATTCTTTTTGACAGGTGAGGGACACTAGGGTATAAGATAGTGACGATGGAGATGATCCCCAACACGAGCAAGGAGACGACGAACTTACTACGACGATCGAGAACGCGGACAACAAACGACACATGTGTGGTAAATGGGCCAAGCGCCCGGAGACATGTGTTCGGCACCCGCAAGCTCAACGGCACGGAGTTCGTGCAGACCATGTGCAAGAAATGTCGTGCGCCGAAAAACTAATCTACTAGGGGTGAGGGCCTACCCCCTGCCCCCATAGCTACGGAGACTAGGACCATGAGTTTCTCTACGATTGACCCGGACGACCACAACAAGATCGACGACCGCTTGCGTGATGTGCTCAAGACTGCCAACGGCATGTACGGTTCCTTGGATGAAGAGGTAGGAGGGATGTTGGCCTCCATGTATCCACCGGAAGCTGACCAGCTTGGGGACATGGCTGAACGTCTGGAGGCAGCGGCTGCCAAGCTGCGTGAGATGCAAGATGAACTGGACCCGGACCTGACAGACAAACAGGCTGCCGTACTGCGTGCCCTGCAAAAGAACACGGGACAGACCTGCCAAGAGTTGGGAGACCGTGTAGGGTCGACTGCCTCCCTTGTGGGGAAAATCTACAGGGATCTGGCTAGGAAAGGTCTGGTGCGCTTCGAAGACAACAAGATTTGGTTGAAGGCAAAGGGACGGCGCACAAACGTCTAGGAGACAAGCAATGGCTGATGCATCGCAAGACATAGAGGCACGTGTACTAGAGGTCATACGTGAGCGCCTACAGTTGAGGGTGGAAGAGGGGGACTCTTGGGGCATGAACGGCACTGAGGGCCACGTAGAGGTACAGTTGGTGCTGGTAGACCCTAGTACCGCATCATGGTCGGACCAAGCGGAGGTACTGTCGTCAGTGGTGATAGACGGGAACATGCTAGGCCGCATTGGTGAGAGTGACTAAATACTTTTGACGGATGGTGATCGCTAGGGTATAAGGTAGTGTAAGACGGGAAGGGTTGGCTTTCCCGGACACAGCGAGGAGGCAGCAATGACGACCATGACTGAAGCACTGGAAAAGGATCGCAAGGTAGGTTTCTATGTGGAGTTTGACGAGGGGTACAGCGATTACGGGGTGTTTGGTGCTGATACAGGATACTGCTACCTACTCTCTGATGAGGATGCGTGCAAAAAGAAATCGTCGGAGTTGAACAAGCTCCATACCGATTGGTACTTCGAAGAAGGTCGAAAGAAATAGCCCCTTTGGACTAAATAATTTTGACAGGCGGAGATCACTAGGGTATAGGTTAGTGGAAGGACGGAGACTAACTCAAAGCTAGACGGAGACAGGGACAATGGACAAAGCGACTGAAAAGCAAATTGCCGAAACGATCTTGAGCCAGCTTGGTGGGCAGCGCCGCCTGAGCGCCTTTGTAAAGGGGCGTGATTACCTGATGCTGCCGGGTGGTGGTGTGACGTTTAAGTTTAGTGGCAACCGCAAGATCAACTATGTGCGTATCCGCCTGAACGGTAAAGACCTGTACGATCTGGAGTTCATCAAGATCCACGGCACCAGCGTTAAGGTCAAAGCGGAAGCAAACGACGTTTACGCTGACCAGTTGGTCGACACATTCGAAAAGAACACCGGCCTGTACCTGAGTTTCTAAAGTTTCTTTTGACGGATCCCGACCACTAGGGTATAAATTAGTGAAGGCGGGAGGGATTGGCCCGACGCCAGAGCCTAAACGGAGATCACGATGACGACGCTGACTGAAAAAGAAATCGCCATGCAAAACGACACGGACGTGCTTTCGCACATTCGTGAAGAGAATGCCCAGCGCAAGGCCCGCGCTAAGGCGGAAGGTTGGCAGTGCTGTTTCACGACCAGCGAAGGCATCGCAGATCGGTTCGAAAACGTCTATGAGTACGAGTTCGAAATGGCGCTGCAATCGTACAGCGATTGCTACAAGAGTGACAAAGGCTTTCGCCCGACCCTGAAGCGCGACGAGTGGACACTTTCGGACGTCGAAGAAATGCTTCGCAATATGTGAAGCGGCTAGGGGGCTTCGGCCCCCGCCCCCTACGGAGGCAGCTATGAAAACCCTCAAAAAGACTATGAACGCGATCTATGAGGATCTGAACTGTTCATGTGATAAGGCTGAAGACCTCCTGAATACCATGATTGATGCGGGTATCCCCGTCAGAGTGGCTACCAAGAAAGTCTATGCCCTGTTGAAACACGCTACCGAAGAGATTTACTAAATAGTTTTGACGGGTTCCCACCACTAGGGTATAGGTTAGTGAAGATGGGGACATTGTATCCCCTAGAGACTTTCAACTTAGGGACTGATATGAAACGCTATTACAAAGCTGTTGGAAATGTTCGTGGGGCTTGCACACATCGACACACTTCCGTCCGAACTGCGTACAAGTGTGCTATTAAGGATGGGCTAGGGTTGACAGGCGGTGCGTACTCTGACCGCCTCCCATGCGCATTTGAAGCTGGAGATCGTGTCGAAATGACGGACTCTGAGATTGATATGCTCGACAGTCTGCAAATGAAACGATGCGCCGGAACTGCGCTACGCGATCTTTAGCTTTTGTTAGTCGGGTCCTACGGTACCCTAACGTAGCGTGTCGAAATCTTTTTGAAGAAAGTTTTGACGGGTTCCCAAGGTTAGGGTATAGGTTAGTGAAGATGGGGACATTGGATCCCCTAGAGACGACGAACTTACTACGACGATCAAGGAGATTGACCATGACGACCGCGACCAAAGCTAACGACCTTTCGACCCGAAAAGATTTCATCCGTTGCTGGGTTCACGCGAACCCGGAGTTCACCCAAGAGCAAGCGTCGGCGCTGTACGACCGCATGGAGCGTCAGTTCCCGAACATGACCCGTGGTGGACACCGGGGCATGGTCGGTCGGATGCAGCCTTGGGAAAACATCGAGCACCAGTGCCCCAAGTGCGACAAGACGGTCCACGGTATCGAAGCCGTCAAGCACGACTTCGGCCTGCGTAAGTACCGTGGCAAGATTTACGTCCAAAGCTGGTGCAAGTGTTGCCGCCGTAACAAGCGCAACGGTGTCAAGCACACCCGCATCAACCCGACCGACGTCGAGGCAGCGTTCACCAACTAAGCCAGACGGGTGCTAGGGGGCTTCGGCCCCCACCCCTTGCTTAGTCACTACGAAACGAATACGATACGACCTATGTTGATTCTACTACACATGCTGGCCTATCTGACGGGTAGCTTACTTGTTCCGCATCCCCCTAGCGTCACATGATACGGTAGGCCCGATGGGCACCCCTTCCGAGGGTCACGACCCCATCGAATTGCTAGAGATACGGCGTTCTAAAACGACAAGCAGTATATGTAACTACACCTAAAAGATATAATGACAGGCCGCCCCCTTGGATGCTTACCCCTTAGCACGGGTCCAAGGGGGCGGACCTATTTCTTGGAACGGTTTTTCACGCACCCACCCCTTTTGTGCTCACAATTCACGGCCAGATACAAGAATTCACGTGATCACAGGCCCTCAGGCCCTCAGGCCCCCAGGCCCCCATATCATATTTCACGGCGTCACGCAACGGGGGCTGTCTACAGAATGCACTTAACCCTAGAACTCCGATGCTTTGCCAAGGGTTTAGGGTCCCAGTCGGGTCCCCAGTCAACTCTCTACCTTCTAAGACATTGCTGGCTGAACAGGGCACTGCCTACCTATGACACAAATTCCTTTTGACGGACCGGGATCATTAGGGTATATACTAGTGAACCCGAACCGAACACGGAGACGACGACGACATGGCAACGCGATTAGAAAAAGGCACATACATCGGCACTAGCCCGGCAGGGGTAGAGTGGCGTTGCTATTGGGATAGCGAGGCCAAAGTCGAAGCGATGCGGGCCAACCTCGTCAAGAAGTGGAAACGTGGTGAATCTGTGAGGGTACGCAACCTCACGGAGGCTCAGATCGACCACATCTATTGGGCGAACGCTTTGTACTGTGAGGGTGCTGGTATCCCCGAAGAGGTCTGCGAGTACGGTAAGACGTATGTGGAGGCCCCTGTGGACATTCTACTGTCCACGTGGGAACGCCTTGAAGGTACGGACGCCGATGTTGATATCGACCCGCTGGAATTCGACTATGAAGCGACGGATGCACAGATCGAATTCGCATACCGCGCCAAGCGCAAGAGCATCCAAGCAACTGTACGCAAGCTGGCTGAAGTGTTGGAACCCTACACCATCGACCGTAACTAGGAAGGTAACGCTATGAGCACCACGCATATCAAGTTCGAAGAGCCGGACCGGGCGGAGTATTACGAAGGCCACTGGTCTAGTGTCCCCCAAGAAGGGCAGACCCTCGCTATTGACGGCTACCCCCACGAGGTCACGGGTGTCCGGTGGGAAACCTCCACCATCCGTGACGATGGGCGGCTGGATGCCCCGGTTGTTCACATCAAAATCAAGCGCCTGTAATAATTACCCTTACGAAGGGAGGTATTGCTATGAAAGTCGAAGAACTCACCCCCGGAATCACAATCGTCTTGCCATGCCAGCGGGTTGTGTCGTTTATGACAACGGCTCCCAACGGCGCGAACTCGAAGAGGATACCCCCTTCACGGTCACAGAGGTCAAAGATAAGCCGTGTGTTTTCGATACGAACCGTGAAGTGGTTGCGGGTGGCGTCACATTCAGCGTACCGGATGACTACGACCTTCAGTTGGCACCCGGTGAGCAACAGATGAATACCCTGCACCTTCGGGACGCCTTGCGTGACATTGCCAAGGCTATCGAAGCCGGTGCCGGGGCACGGTCGGGTCTGGTTTACCCCCACACCAGCGATGCTATCAAGAGCCTCGACAAGATCCAGTAACAAAAGGGTGCCTCCAAACCCCCTTGGAGGCGCCTCACAGGTCGACTTGAAAAGTTTTTGATCTTTTTCTCAGAAAGTTTTGACGGAGTTAGATCACTAGGGTATAGGTTAGTGTAGAGGGGGCGATGGTCGCCCCGAGACGACACACCAAATACGATAGACGAAAGGAGCTTCAAATGAACAAGTCGACTAAAGCCAACGATCGCAAAGCCAACAACGACGTCAGCCTGCGAAAAGACTTCATATGTTGGGTACACGCCAACCCGAGCTTCACGGACAAGCAAGCCTCGACGTTGTATGATCGCCTTCAAACGGAGTTCCCGCACGTCACCCGTGGTGGACACCGGGGCATGGTTGGCCGCCTGAAGCCTTGGGAGACGGTGGTTCACGAGTGCCCGAATTGCAGCCACGAGGTTGTGGGCGTCGACGAAATCAAGTCGGACTTCGGCCTTCGCAAGTATCGCGGCAAAGTCTACATGCAGTCGTGGTGCCGCACGTGCCGCAAGAACAAGCACAAGGGTAACGGCGACGTCCGGGTCAACCCGGAAGTCGAGGAATCCTACACCAACTGAGTAGGACGGCCCCGGTCCCTAAGTGGATCGGGGCTTTTTTGACGGATCAGCACGACTAGGCTAGGGTATAGGTTATTGGTAACGGGGGCCTTCGGGTCCCCACTTAATTTACGACGGAGGATGCAATGGGTTGGGAAGACACGATTTACGATACGCAAGCGAAAGTAGAGGACTGCGAACCGGTTGAAGTCCGGGATATGCTGGAGTCCTATCTGGAAGGCTCAGAGGATGATTGGTATCCCGAGTGGAAAAACAAGTGGCTGGGCATTCGCATGTACCACTACGTAATGAACTCCGACTTCGAAGACTACACCGAGGTCGTCGGCACCCTTCAAGAGGCTATCCAAGAGGCTGCTACCGAATACCGAACTCTTGGGCGCTATCGAAGCCGGTGAAGGCTGGAACGCCAACGAAGCACAGGCTGCAATTGCCAATTGGTTCCAAGGCAACGAGGTTGATTGGGTGCGTCAGACCAAAGAGGGTGAGATCCTCGATATCCGCAACGATTACTTCGAACCCGTCAAGTATCGCACGTGGATCGTTACCGGCGTAGACGCTACGTTCCAGTCCGAACCCACGGGGTACTACGTCAACGAAGACGCCTGCTTCGACCGTGACTTTCCACCTCGAAGATACGGCAACCGGTGAAACCAAGACATATGAGGTCTTGGATGTGGACGCTATGTTCGATAAAGACGCTTACCGCTCCCCTTTCCGCTATACGAGCCGGGACAAGCTCATCGAATTCAGCGCGGATCCCGACAACATCGAAACCCGCTGTGACAGTGAGGTCGGAAAAGCCCACATATGCCCATGCTGTTTATCTTGCAGGGTGACGACCAGACCCACGAGGTAGAGGGCAGCTTCAGCGCCCAAGGCTGGTTCCACCCCAGCAACGGTGAGATTGATTTCGTGTCTTTCGAAGTGCGAGCTTCCTAATCCTTTTGTAAATACCGGTACCTGTTGAATCTACACTCTACAGGTGCCGGTATTATGTCCAACATCAAAGAACAGCTTATCCGTCTGGGTGCCCGCCAGCCTAACCTTCAAGGACACCTTCGACCTATCCTCGACCACCTCAGCGCTTCACAGAGGGTCGCTAAACGCCCACAAAGCACCGACCCCCAAGCTATCACCGGCGCGTTGCAAAAAGAATTCTCAGACCTCACCTTCAGTAGCTTTGATATCCGTGATCGGGGCAACTCTGTACTCTACACCGCTGTTCCAGACCCCAAGAAACACGTCATTGAGGGACATGCCGACAAACAACAGCGGGCTTTTGATAAAGCTACCCTCAGTAAGATCAACGGATCCCTACAACGTAGGCTCGACAAATTCGCTAAAGCCCGTGGCTACTATGTCGCCCTTTACGATCTGGAGAGTTGGGTACGCCGTTTCAAGGTCCACGACGTTTCGCAAAGCAAAATAGCTCCCGACGCTTTCTTTACCCAAGCCCTGTGGATTGAGTTCCAGCCGTTCTACCCCAAGGACCACTGGACCCCTGCCAAGCTGATCAACGAGGGTATGCCTTACCTCTACCACCTGACCGACTCTGCCAACGCCTCCAGCATCAAGAGCAAGGGCCTTACCCCTCGTTCGTCTGGTGGGGGCGACGATCCAAAGCACCCTTTCAGTTACCCGGACCGTGTTTACCTTTTCAAAAAGCGACAGGACTTGACACATGCCCTCAAAGATTTCGTCCCTACTTTCGAAGGCGAAAACATGGGCGGCATTACTCTTACCCGCACACCCCACGTATCCATCTTCATGATCGACCTCACAGAACTACGTCCGGGTACCAAGTTCCACGAGGATACTGCTTACCCCACGGACGGTGCTGTCTTCACTTACACCCATATACCTAAATCCGCCATCGCACGTGTGATCACTAAAGACATGTCGCGCTGACGCATGTCTAAATAGTTTTGACAGGGTACGGTTACTAGGGTATAAGTAAGTGCAAGGAGATCAGGCGATCACATGATCACGACTATCCGATCACGGAGATTAAAACAATGAGCGACGCCGACTACACCGAAGCCCAACTCGCTGACCTTCCCGAGTACATGCAAGAAAACGTCAAGGACGGTTACGCTTGGGAATGCGCCTGTGGCGAAATGTATAACAACGCTCACGCCGCTACCCGTTGCCGCAAATGCCGCAAATGTCGTACCTATCTCCCCGCCGATGCTAAACGTCACGCCCTCCATGTCGTCACCGGTGAGAAGCTAGGTTACAACGCTTTCAATCTGGTCGGTGAGCGTGTTAGCGATGAGCGTGTTAGCGATGAGCGTGTTAGCGATGAGCGTGTTAGCGATGAGCGTGTTAGCGATGAGCGTGTTAGCGATGAGCGTGTTAGCGATGAGCGTGTTA